CTGCGGCAGAAGCCACTTTAGGCAGTCCGTCCTTGTCAACGTTAAAATTTAATACGTTAGCGGAGCTTCGGGTTTCTACAAGGTTTGAAGTACCGGCAACAGTTTTTAACGCTAATCCAACTGTACCTGATGGTGGTGTAATGGTATCGCCAGTTTTCTTGAAGTACACAGAACCAACAACTCCGTTAATAAGACCAGCTTCAATATTAGTAAGGCGGTCTCCAATATCCGTCCAAGACGTTGTTTGAGAAAAGGCTCCGGCCCAAGTAGAAGTTAAAGCATCGATGCCAATAGAAAGCTCTACGGCACGCACTTCTTCTTGCAAAAGGTTAATGTGGTCAGCAAACACCGTATTGACAAGGTCAATTTTTGGTGTCCAAGTACGTACTTGCGATGGAAATTGTGCTGCCATGTTCCTACCTATCTATTTGGGGTTACTTTAGTATTCTCTTGTACTTTCAATCATCTGTCATGACAAAAAGGTTACGTTAATTATCAAGTTTTCAGTTGGAAGGGTTGCAATCTCACCATCAGCTAAAGAAATACCTTCTGTGCTTACGGTTAAATTAAGAGCTCCAAGCTTATTAAATTGGGATACTGTTACAGACCCACCATCTGTAACGGCAGCAATTCCGTACGCTTTTGCAATTACTGAGGCATAAGACACAACTCCACCAAAGGTAGCTTTTTCGTAAGAAAACAAGCCACCTGGGTTAATAAATGCAGATCTAATCAATCTAGCTACGTTAACTACATTGTAAGAAGATTTTACTTGAACGTCTAAGGTTATAAATGTAGGGACGTATGTAGGGGGTTGAATAGTTACTGTTGTTCCTACAGGTTTTTTATCTTCTAAATACGTTTCTGCAGCAGCAGCCATAGATTCCCAGTTAGCGCTAGGAACTCCTAACAAAAGTCCTGGGGTAACCGACCCATCATTTTGTGATTGTAAATAAAGTACTACCGAAGTATAAACACTAGCAATTGCTTTTGCTCTGCCCACTTGCGGAACTAAAGAGACTAGATTTTCATAGTCAGTCAAAGTAACGGCGCGACGTCTAGTAGTAATTGCCGATTTAATTTTAGATCTAATTTGTGTTAAATCATCTCCATCAGCTCCGCCAGTAGAAGGAGCCGCATTAGTTACGCTTAAGTATGAAACTGCTGATTTAAGGGTATTTCCAGGAATAAACGTAACTTCATCTACAGTGTTAGCAGCTAAATTTCCTGAAAGACCCACGCTAGTTCTATACAAAGCGCTGATTGCTTGACCAACTGGAGGAATTGCTCCGTTTACGCCATCACCAAATACAATAGAGGTAACCCCGTACTCGTCAATTTCTGTTGTAAATACTAAACTTGTTGGGCCGTATTCAATTAACACGTCAGCAAATTTCCAAGGAGTAAATGAAACTCCTTGACCTACATAAACAACAACAGAGCTGTCAATGATGTTTTTATCAAACAAAGATAATTGTTGATCGGGTAATCCGGTAGAAGCACCTAAATTTACCGGCAAAGGTTTATTAGTAGTTTCGCTGATAAGGTTAGGTTTATCAGTATTTACTGTTTTACCTTCTTGACAAGTAAGGGTTGTAGTACCTCCTGGAGATAAAGCTGTTGCGGACTCAAGAGTTTCAAAAAATACTTCTGTGTAGTTACCGTATAAAAGAGTAGCTAAAACTTGAGTTCCTACAGGAATATCAATGTTAGTTGTACTGATGTTTTCAAAAGTAATTTCCATAGTAGCTGGAGTAGGGCCGGATACGCGGTATCCGTATAGCAAACCTAAGTTAACTAGAGTTTTTCTGCGTGTAGCGGTGTCAATTGAAAGTTCATTTGCAACCCTGTCTATGTAATAGGACATAATGTCACCCATATAGGCAAAAGACTCAATCAGCACTGTTCCTAGGTCTGAAGGGTCGTCAGCAGTCCACGCGTTGTTTGTGCGAAGGTTTACTAGACTTTTTAGGTCAGTAAGTATGCTGTCATAGTCTCTTGACGTATAGTCAATTTGAATTGGAAGTTCATTACTCATTTTTCATCACCTCGTGATAGATCCGTTTGGATTTAAAGTTGCAGTAGAAACTGTAAGGCTTTCAGACGTAAAATCAGGAAAAACTAAAAGAATCTCTACTGTCATCTTTCCGTCAGAATTTTCACCTAAAACGTTAATTTGTTGAATAGAGATTTCTGGTATCCAGGCGCTTACTGCTGAGCTTATGGCATTTTTTATAGCCGCTTCCGCTTTGTCTTGATTTTCAAAAAGAGCTTTAGCTAAGTCTGTTCCGTAGCCAGGTCTCATTGGTCGCTCGCCTACAGTGGTAGACAGCAGTGTAAGAACCCTATCTTTATAAATTTTGCTTTGTAGTTCAGATGTGCCGGCTACACCAAAGGGATTTAAAGTAAACGGAAACGTAATGGCTTTCATTGAACTCCAATCCAAACTGGTTCTTCAGGAATACCCGCAACAAACATAATCCACACTTTTTGTCCTTTTCTAGGGATGTATCTATGGGGATTGTGCTCAGAAGTGGTATTAGTCTCTTGTGCGGTACCTAATCCACCTGCAATAGATGTATCTGTTACCGGCATGTCTTTTCTGGGATGCCTAAGGGTACCAGCCCCCGCCTTAGCCACCACGGTGAGCGCAGGTACAGTTACCGAGACGGAATGCGTGTGAGAAGGGGAGCCACCAGAAGCCGCCGATCCTGTGGCAGATACTGAAGTAGTTGTTAGTAGTGCCGCTACTGCCGTTGCTGTATGAGCTACATGGTCTGCATGCTCCGTGTTGTTAGTTATTGGCAAGACGGCCTTAGCCCAATTTGTAACCTCAGCTCCAGTAATTGGAACCCTCACTAAAATTCTATTTTTATTAAGGGGATCTTTTATATCTACAACTACTCCTTCGTAAATGCCAAAAAACCTAGTTCTACCAAAAGGATCTAACATGTACTCTGATAAAAGTTCGTCTGCCATTATTCTGCCCTCCAAGTAATAGTACGTCGGATACCGGAAATATCAGGTACATCATACTCGTATAGGTCTGGGGTATAAACAGTTTGTGGGGTGGGGCTATATGACAACGAGGTATTTTTTGAAGTTTGTATTGAATTTCCACTTGGCTCAGCTACTCCAACGGTAACTTCTAACGAATAATCCGTTAAGACACTATTTGCTGGTGTTAAAGTTTTTCCAGAAAATTCAGCGTCAAAATCTCTAGTATCTGCTGCCCCCGCTGCGTTTGGGTTAACGTCACCTAGTACGTCGGCCCCTAAAACAACGTCCATTTGATACTTGGCATTTCCGCTACCAAAAATATGTGTAACAGACAACACCGTCCAATAGCCAGACATTCCGTGAGCTAAGTTATCTAAATAAATTTGTTTACCTACTGATACTCCAGCATGGCCAACAATAGTTGCTTTAGCTCTATAGACATACCGATTAGCTTCAGCCACATCGTGAGCTAAATATTTAGCATCAGAGGCGCTAGCGGCAGTTTCGTGAGGCAAGTATTTTACAAATTTTGATTTATTTGGTTTGCCCGCTGTTACGCGGCTATGAGGTGTTGAGTTCATGCAAAATACTCCGCGTTAGGTGAAATAACCCCGTACCCGTGGTCTTGAGTAGGTACGGTTGAGTGAACTACGTCAATAGGCGCATCTGTTAGGGCATGTATTCCAGAAATTGCCCTGTCTACTGTTGCTCCAGGCATATCTGGCGATCCGTCTGAAATAATTGGATCAAAGGTGTATATAGTTCCTAGTTTAGACGCAACTCTTGAGCGTTCGTCTTGAGCACTAGCGTAAAAATACGGAGCCGAACTTCTAGATGCAGTAGCTAATCTATTTTTAGAGACAAAATAAAGGGTTGTGCCATCATTTACAAGAATAAAACCGGTTTGCTTAGCCATACTTCTAGCAACTTGCCAATCACTTTGCCCCGCCTGCACTATTGAGGGGAATATTTTAGGGTGGCGGTCTGTTATTGGGTTTAACCCGTGTTTTTTTGCAAGTTTAGTTACAACGGCGTCAGCAGTGACGTTTTTGTAGATTTTTTGAGCGCCGTTCTTTAACAAATACGATGGAGATAGGCAAACAACTTGAGTAGCGTTATCCGCTAGAGTAGTTGGGGATACATAGCTTATAAATCCTACAAAAGTCTTTATTGCTCCTCCGCCGTCCCAAGTAAATATAACAGGGTCATCCGATACTAAAGAATTGGCAGGGTCGTTAATTTTTCCTTGAAAATTTAAGACTAAAACATCGTGGGTATTTGCTTTTTGAGTCAAAGACGCCGTAAGTAGAACTAAGTCTAGATTAGGGGTGTTTGGAAACGTCACTTTCCTACTTGTTGGGGTTTCTAAAGGAATTTTAACGTATTGGTTATTTTGTAGCGGCATAATTAAACCTTTGGAATTCTTATGATTGTTCCAGGGTCAATTTCAAATGGATTAGGAATAGAAGGATTGATATCCATAATTTTCCACCATAACTTAGAGCTGCCTAAGAAAGCAGCCGCTAAGAAGTCAATGGAATCTCCTTCAACCCAGGTATAGTCAATATAACGTATAGGGACTGATCCCGGAAACGTTCTATAAATAGCTGTGGTGTATTCTTCAGTAGTTTTGTGTTGAATCTGCTGTGGAATAGCAGTGTAGTATCTAGAACCTCTTGTAGGTTTCATTTAGTCTATTCCTACCGCTCCGTGAGGCACAACTATACGCTTTGACCCAGAATCAGTTTGTTGAGCAGGGCTTCCCAGAACAACTTGAGTAAATTTATCAATATTTTGAGATTTTTTGTTAAACCCAAAATCAGGAAGTCTCTCTAAGACTATCTCAACAGCGCTTCTAATAGGAACCATGTCTCTAGTAAACATTGTGTGTGTAACTCTTAGGCTAGAGAGCATAACTTTCCAACGTAGGTGGTTGTTTACTATAAAAATAAACGGTGTTCCGGCAATATAACCCATATTAGAGGTCTCTAACTTAAAATCAACCTCACCAGTTCTTCCTAACAAAGTTGTTGGAACAGGTTTTCCGTTTACTACCCTAAAAAGATATTCAAGGTCGTACTCGGTACCGCGATATTTAAGGTTTTTAGCTTGTTCTGCGGTTATAGTCCAAGGGTAGTGAGGTATACCTAACCCCTGACCTTCAAAATTCTTTAACACAGTCATATCCGCTACTCTATCAAGCAAAATTTCAAAACTTATTTGTCCACCAATACCCGCACCGACAATTACAGCGTTATTTGGATTTCCTATAGACCAGTCAACAGAGTTATTTACATTTGCTGAATATGCAATATTAGGGGGATTAAATAAAAATCTAAAACCATACAGTTGAGCCCCAAGCTTTGCTTGAAATGAAGAGTTAAGGGCTGATTTTTCGGTGCCCGGATCCGAAGCAGACTCGGGGTCTTGGATAAACATCCCTAAAGTTAAGTACTCGTCTATGTTTCTAACGTTTCCAGACGATCCAGTGTACGTAGTGTAGTCTGGCATTTTATTTCCTATCGTAAGCTATAGGTGAATGGTGGCGAGTACTAATGTGCGGAGGTGGGTTAAACAAAATGCCTGTAACAGTTACGGGTTTTAATGTAGGATCCGCTGCTGCGGGAGGGGTAGCAGTTATATCACTAACTGATCCCTTAACACATACTCCTGCGGCAGCAACTTCTGCTTTTGCTTTTTCTGCCGAACTACCCTTAGTGTATTGTTGCACAGCAGTTTCTGGCTTACCGTAAATCTTTGCAGGTTTAATTTCAGTGCCCCATTTGTCAAAGTATCTAACAGAGGATTGAAAATAATTAACTGCCGGTCCGGGGTTAGTAATAACTGTAGCTTGAACAGCATCGTAACGAACCCAACGATCAGTGCAGTTGTTCCAAGCGTATGGTCCAGTAACACCGGAATTAGACGCCGCAACTACTTCATCTGGCACGTTTTTTGGGGTAAGTATTTTTGTAAAGAAAATTTTTGGAATAGTTGTTCCAGGTTGTATTTGAACTTCTCTGTACACACCCGCAGAGCCGTTAAGGGGATCTGTTACTTTTAATTTAATTTGCGCTTTAAAGTCTGGGGGAGGGAGTGCTTTACCGGTCCCGTTTGGTACCACAGTAAAATCAAAGTATTTGTTATCAATAATTCTTACGTAGCATCCTCCGGGTGATATACCCCAAGCGCCTCTGCTAAAACCTAAACCTTTTGCAACTTTTTTAAACCCAGCGGTATTCCACCAAGCATAAAATCTTGAACCAGCTTGATTTGACGTACAACCGCCAGCTATGCTTATTTCAACTTGACTATCATTATCTGTAAGCAAGGTGCTACCTCGGTAAAATGAAACCCTATACAGAATGTCATGATTAGATTTAATTAAGTGTTCTGGACCAACTAACCGTCTCCACCCGTCAAACTTTAAAGCATTATCAGTAGTGCTATTTGGGGTATAGCTACCTGCCTGCATATGTTCGTATGCGGCAATTGTGTATGTATATCCAACAGCATATTCAGGCATTAATTAACTCCCATCGCTGCAATAGCTTTATCTTGAGCTATGGCGCTCTTAAATCGATCTAAAAGAACTAGTACTTCAGCTTCTCCAGCTTTAGCAATATTTACTGTCATATTTACGTTTATAGATCCGCCACCAGCTCCACCTGTAAGTCCACCGCGTAGTCTATCTGCAGCTTGCTTATTTAAAACCATTTCACCTTGGTGAAGGTAGGCAGGTCCTTCTGTAGCACTGTCAGTTCCATAGTAGTGCAGAGGTACACCGGCTTTTCTTGCGGCAAGCTCAGCGTCATCTAAGTAATTTGTAAATTTTCCGCTGTTGTAGGTAGCCCACTGTTTCCACCAAGTACCCTTATTAGACACTGCGTAAGCTGCTTTTAAGTTTGTGTTGGGGTTATACAAAGCAGCGTTGTTTTTAATACCAAATTGTTTAAGTCTGTTCTTACCCATATTAGGGCTAAGAGGATCTTTATTTGTCATGTTGATTTGGAATACGCCGTAGGATTCGTCACGACCAACGCCGTTGTAGGCTCGGCTAACACCACCAGATTCTGCTAAAGCTACAGCAAAAGCAGTTGATAAACCTTTACCTCTAAAACCTTGATTGTAAAGAGCTGCCATCAAACCTTTTCGTGAACCAAACGCCATACCGCCGCTATCGCCAAGCACGTTATCTACGCTATTTGCTGAACTAGATTTTGATTCAGATAGGAGACTTCCTTGCCCATGATCGTCAAGCCACTGTGTTGCACCCATTTTAGTGTAGTTAGACATCTGTTGAAGATCCATAGGTTGCCCACCCTTAAGCAAATCTGCAAGGCGTGTACCTGAGTAAGGATTATTTTTTAAACTGCTTGATGAACTAGATGTTGGAATTTTGTAAAGGCTGGGATCTACAGGAGAGTTGTCTTTTCCAATATTAGAAAATAAATTTTTAACTTTTCCAAATAAACTGTGGGGGTTTACAGAAGTTCCAGAGGCTTTTGAACGACGTACTTCAAAATGTAGGTGAGGTCCAGTAGACGACCCAGATCCTGGAGCGCCCTTTTTTCCCCCAGATTTTGCAATAACATCGCCCTGTTTAACTGGTTGGCCTACACGTGCAATAGTTTGACTTAAATGTCCGTAGTAAGTATAGAAACCATCGTGCTTTAAAACCATATACAGACCATAGCTTCGACTGCTACCGCCTTGAGTTCTAATGGTGTCTACTACCCCGTCCGCGGCAGCTACAACAGCGCTACCAACAGGCATAGGATAATCAATACCATCATGGTGTTGGGTTGCACTTCTATTGTTGGGGTTTGATCTTGTCCCATAGTCTGAGGAGATGCTTCTTCCAGGAGCAAGTAAAGTAGCCGTTCCGCTAGGTGAAGAGTTCATAGGTTGTTGAGAGTTTGACCCCCCACCTACTGCCCCACCAATGGCACCAGCAGCTAACATTGCAGGTATTCCAATTTCAGGACCAAGAATATTTAATATAGACGCATAACCGGCCCATTTCATAGCATTGCCAGCTTTTGCTTTTCCGCTACCTTTTTTTGAACCTTTGGCAACAAATTGACCGCCAACAGCTAACCCAAGTCCAGCTACGCTTCCGGCTTTACCTACAGCGCCCATCTTTCCAAACATCCCTGCGGCGCCTCCGCCTCCGCCACTACCACCCATGCCCAGCATTTTTCCAGCAACTAAAGTTCCACCAATAGAGCTAACTGCTCCCGATATAGCGCTTGCTGGGTTACCGGTACTTGGGAAAGTTTCTAAAAATCCTTTAAGTTTTCCTAAGCCATCTACAACGCCAGGCAATAACTGAGCCATACCAGCTAGCCCGTTGTTTACGGCTGTGGAGGCATCAAGGGCGCCACCGTAACCGGAAACTAATCCAGATTCAGTTGCACCTAAAAGTTTATTTGCGGACGCTTGGTTCTTTAATGATCTTGCCATAATTGAGTTTGGAGTAGCACCAACCATAGCTAAAGAAGAGTTTACGTTTCCAAGTTGTTTAGCTGTTATTGGCTTCTTGTTTTTTGCTCTAGCTACAAGCATAGTAGCTAGAATGTTATACATTCCTTCATCGCCAGCTGTAATTTGAGACAGCGTGTAGCCTTCTGGACTTAGTTTATTAAAGATTAATTCTGGAGTCTTTGGGTCGGTGCGCCAAATTTTTGTATAAATTTCATTTACTAACTGCTCGTATGGGCGAATGTTTCCGTTGTTATCGCGGAGTCTTACGCCTAAACGTAGGTATGACATACCACTTTGCCCAGCAGTAGATGCGGCAATAGACTCCATAGACATACCGCTAATTGCGGCTACTCCACCAAGTCGGCTTGCTAAATTCTGAGAAGTCTTAGAGTTAAACCCGTAACCACCTGAAAGCATTACGCCCATAGCAGCTGTAGGTGCTCCCGCGCTTGTTGCTGCCCCACCGGTTCGATTATTAGAGGTTCTAATAATGTCTCGAGGATTCATCTTTCCAGAAGAAAACATGCCAATTTGTTCTGCTACAAGTCGTTGACTTACAGCAGTCATAGTGTTTGGCATCATAGACATGGCAAAAGAGCCAGCTGACATTATTCCTAAGGCTGCGTTGCCCATAGCTGAACCACGAGCGCCTTTGTAACCTATTTCATCGGCAAAACCTTGAGCGCCTTTTAAACCTATTTGCTTAGAAAAAGACCCTGGCCCCATCTCGCCAGCGCCAAGTTTACTTCCACCACCACCTGATTTTTTACCCGACTGGATATCAGCAGTATCTTTAACTACTTTGTTTATCTTCTCAGCGGTGCCAAGAATTTCTTTCATGGACTTTAGCCAGGCGCCCATACCTTTAGAGCCGGTTTCAATAAGCTTAGATACGCCCTTTTGGCCGGTGAAGTCTTCCATGCCAGCGCCGGTGTTACCCTTTGGATCTACTGCCATTTACATCACCGCCTTAGGCCTCATAATTGCTTTGGATAAAAATACTAAACGTTCTCTTACAGACAAACTTCTTATGTCTACTAATGTCCACCCCGGGTAGTACTGGGACAGCATGTCGTAGGAATCAATTACATTTTGGTAATTAATTTCATGAACGAAACAACTCTGCCAGGGTTAGTGGCAAAAATACCTCCTCGCCGCAAGAAGCGACTTTTTTAATTTCGCTTAGTTGTGGCCCGGGATTACGCTTGGCGATTTCGTCAAGAATGTTTCTACGGTCTTTAATGCCAAAATTACGAATCGTATTAGGGTTCATAATTGGGACATCGTTAAGTTCCATTACGCAAGTAGTTAGAAGCAGAGTATCTAGCTCAGCTGCGTTTTTATCAGAAGAGTTAATGATCTTTGCCTGTGTTTCGCCTGTTGGCAAGAACACTTTGATCTTTCCTGGCTTAATGTTCATATAGAACATGCGGTCAGAAATTCGATCATCTAAAGACTTCATTGGAACGTCTTTGTTTAAATCAACAATTAGGTTCTCTGTACCACCGCAGCAGTTGGCTTCTACGGTAACTTCAGAACCAAAGGTAACTTTTCTAATTGCTAAAAGGAGCATTTCTCGATCTCCCGCTAACAAGTTATTAAGTATGTCCTTAGTTGCTGGTTTCCCGCCAATAGAAACAGTTGCTCGCTCTAAAATTGCTAATAAAGCTTTTCCTGGATCTGTAATTTTAGCAAGGGCTTCTTCATCTGCGCCGGTTAGCTCGCGTACTTCAGCAACCGTATCAACAGTTCCTGAGAACCCCTCATAATAACCCGCTGGTAGTTCTACTGTTGTATCAGGAAGTGACGGGATGGTAATCTCCATAGGAGCATCCGCCACTTCCTGAACTTCAACATTCATAGCTGCATTAGCTAACTGATTAGCTAACTCTGGATCCATTGCTGCGTTTACTTTTGTGTCCATGTTGTATACCTTTTCTTGTATGTATTAAGCGATTGAAGCTGTTGGAGTGTTTCCAAAATCTGTTGCAGAAGCTTTATAGTCAGTAGCATACGCTGCATCCCAACCTTCATGAACAACAGTCATTTCTTCAACCATGTAAGCGCTTCCGCCTGCATCTAGGCTGCTGTATGAAAGGTTTGTAATCCACGCGTTGTAGATGCGGAATCGCATAGATACGTGTGGTTCTGCTTCTGCTCCCGCAGTAGCTCCAGTTTCAACACTTAGGCCCTTAGCATTTGGGTGGCTAAGAACAGAGATGTCAATGTCGCAACGGAAGTCAGCGCCTACTCCAGCTTTAGCTCCTGAGCTAATAACTGAAAATAAACGACGCATCCAAGTGTACTGTTGACCTCCGCCAAGAAGAACTCCTCGGCTAAATGTCACAGGACTGAAAGAAGTTTGTCCTGGGAACTGGTGCATAGTGGTGTTGTAACCACCTTCGCGATAGGCAATAGATTCTGTAGCAACGGTTAAACCAGAGACAGATGTAAAGCCCATTTTTGCATTGATACCCCAGTCGGCAGCTACGCCGGTTGCTGTATCAATTGTGGGTAAAAATTCGACTAAAAATCGAAAGTTACGGACTGGATCCGTTTTTAGCGTACTGAGTACGTTTGTAAAGGCTTGAGCCATTTTATTCTATCTCCTTACGCCGAAGCGCTTCCGGTGATCTGCCCGATGCTGATCACAATGAACTCTGCTGGGTATTCAACCGCAACACCAATTTCGATGTTTACTGTACCATTTTGGATATCAGTAGCGCTGTTGTTTGAAGCATCGCAGCGAACGTAAAATGCTTCTGAAGGACTATTTCCACGAAGTCCTCCTTGTGACCAATATGCACGAAGGAAGTTTCCTAGCGACGTACGTAATTGGTTTTGTAGACGTGCATCATTGTTCTCAAAGACAGCAAATGCGCTTCGGTTAGTAAGCTCATTCTTTAAGAAAATCATAGAACGTCGCACGTTAATATAACGCTCACCAGGAGTGTTATTAAGAGTACGACCGCCCATAATTACAATTCCTGCGCCAGGCACATTGCGAATTGCGTTAATTGGGTGTACACGAGAATTAAGAGAATCAAGTTGAGCATTTGTAAGGGTACGCTCAACAGCAACGGCATTAGGTATGCGAGTAGCAAAACCAGCTGGTGTCTTAAATACTCCACGAGAAGCATCAGTAGCTAAAAATTGTCCAATAGCTGCAGGTCCTGGTGGAAGTAGACGAGTAGCTCCTGAAGCAGCGCTTAAGCTATCTGGAGAAACAATCCATGGCCAGTAAGTAGCTGTATTGCCACCATCTCCGGCTACAGCTTCGTCAGTAAAAGCTTGTGCTTCGTCTGCGGTAGATCCTGCAGGCATATCGATGACAGCAAACGCATCTTCACGAGCTTCACAATAAGAAGCTAGATCTTGTTGGATACCGACCATAACTGTACGGTCTGTGTTATCTCCACCAGAAGCAAAAGTATAGGCACCATCTGAGTTGTTCATTACTAGCGGGCTAGTAATTGTGTCAAACGAGTCCAACGCAGCAGAGAAATTAGCTTGTGAAGGCGAGGCACCTGTTGCGCCTGAACCTAGAGAAACTGTAGCCACAGCTGGTTGCTTGTCCGCTCCTACGGTTGCGTTTTCTAAATTAACTACAGTAACGTAGTTTGAGGAAGAGTTAACATATGAAACCACATAACGTGAGTTAGTTGGAGTCATGCTTAGATCGGTAAACTGTTCTAAAATTCCGTTAGAATCAGAAATAATCATATTAAATGTTGTTGTTGAGGCTGATGTAATTTGTACTGATAGGTCATTACCCCAAGTTCCAGGGCTAGATGCATCAACAACTAATGTAGACAAAGGTGTTCCAGCGCGGTCAAGTAAGTCAGCAGTAGCTGCTAGAGCACCGGTACCGGTTACCCGCTTTACGTAAGCCTGACGTCCACCGTTAGCAAAGAAAGTGTATAGAGCAAAAGTTGACTTGTAAGAATCTGAAAGGGACCCAAAAGTCTTTCCAAATTCATACCAGCTGTTAATCAATACAGGTGCATCTGTAGGTCCTTTTTCAAAAGAACCAATAAACGCGCCACGAGCCGTTCCATTGTTTGCAGACGCTACCGTCTGCGGTACTGAGACTTCGTTAACGAAGACTCCAGGTCTACTATATGTAGCCATTTGTTGTTACTCCTTAGGGTTGGGTTATTTTCTTGGGGTTCCGAGTATTAGATATCTAGTGGCACGAATGGAATAGACTGATGATTGAACGTGATCGTTGGTGGGTACAGTACTTCGTACTTTTGTGCAAGAACGGTAGGTAAAACTTCCGCGCTAATTCTAACGCTATATGCGTTAGAAAATAAACGTTTTCCGTTGTTATCTGTCGTATCTTTTTTAGTGAATCCGAGAACTTCAAGACGGCGAACCGTCATGTCTTCCGGAATAACAAGTAGGCCAAAGCGTAATGGCAACCGTTGTCCGGTCAGCATTGCGGCCATAATTTGTCGGTCATGTCTAGGTTGACGTGCCCACGTAACTATTTGATAATCTAAATTAACTGGGATTGGGTATTCAGTTGCGTATTGAATTTCACCAGATCCGTCTTCATTTATAGACCCTGTGGCTACGCCTTCTGGGTAATAAGGCAAGTCAATGTTTCCACGGTGAGCTCTGTCAGTAGCTTCTGAATAGCCAATAAAATCAATAGTAATGTATGGAAAAGACTGTTGACGAATTTCAAGGTCTGGTTGACCAAACCACACTCCCACGGGACGAGCTGGATTTCCACTATCTGAAACAGTAATGCCTGTTAAAGAAGTCTTGAGGGCTTTATCCTCATTAATAATAATAGGCATTAGATGAGCCCCGCATTCTTTAAGCTTTTAGATAATCCAGCTTCAAAGTGTTGCTCATTAATTTTTGTTTTTAGGAACGTAGAAATCACAGGGCTTGGGGGAGTGTCCTGAGTTCCGTACTCAAGGTTATTTACATCTTCCTGTATGTCGGAAGGGAAAGAGACGGTATATACACCGTCATTTTGTTTAATGTAAAGGTTGTACACGACACGATCTGGCCAGCCCATTGATAGGGCGTATTGACGCAGTTCAGCTGTTAAAAGAGGAGCTTCGTGCTCTGCTGCTTCTTTACCGGCATTACCTAATAGGATATCAGCTAGGCTCATTTAGACCTCGTGATGAGTTTAGCTGCTAGACCGCCTGCAATCAAACCGCCAGCAAAAGACTTGGCGTTGAATTTGTCTACACCTAAAACACCACGAAGAAATTGCTCACGGTCGGCTTCAGTTTCAAGCCTAGTGAGTCTATCTATGAGGTAAATAGCCATAATGATCCTCCTGAGAGGTAGGGGTTAAGCTGCAGGGTTCCGGATTGCTCCGGCGTCAAAAACAAGAATAAACGAAAAAACCCCCTTTCGGGGGCTAATCGTTACTTCTTTTTCTTTGCTTTACATGCTTTGCAAGTACCGCAGGTACAAGCCTTTTTCTTATCAAACTTCTTATTAGCCTTAGCTAGGGTCTTTTGACCGTGCTTATTCTTAGGCATTCCGCAGCCGCAGGTAGCACACATTATTTCTCCTTAGATAGTTGGTGGGGTGCCCTCACGGAATTCACCAAACGCATATACGCCGCGATTTCCGAAAGAGGTGTAGTTAGCATAGGCACTAAATTGTGGGTCATTAACCAGTTCTTCTGGGTTAACTTGGACACATTGAATGCCAAAAAGTGTGTAATCGTTTGTAATAATTCCTTTAGGCAAGATCTGTTGGGGCCTAAACACTTGATTTTTAAATACAATGCGGTCACGCAAATACGCATCCGGGTTGGAGGGCAAATACTTAAGCTCAGGAATAGGCAGAGCATCCCCACCAGATAAGCTAGAGCCGTCAATAACGTCCATGTTAATAGTTAAATCTAAAACGTCGGTGTTGTAAAGACCCATCTCACTTTGCATAGTTACGCCTTGAGTAAGGGTTGCATTAATAACACTGATATGTTTTGGCCCATCCCATATACGTCCGCCGCTACTATGTCCAACGTCGTAGATATCATCTACTGTAGTTAAGTCAGAGCGATATAGCCACCACTCAATTTGGTAACCAACCATACGTACAACTTCTCGGGTAGTACCGCCGATTATAGATTGGCGTTCATGGTTAATGCTAAATCGCCCCTCAGGGTATTCGCCGCGCATGATTATTCCTCTTCTGAAGGGGTAAACTTGCCTGTTACTGGATCATAAGACGCACCTACATATGCGTTATTAGCAACGTCGTCTACTAGATCAGTTACGTCAAGAATTAAAGGCTCACTTAAAAATATAGCGGCTAAACGATTATCGGTATGCAGGATATCAACAACTTTGCCATCCAACACAAACGCTACCTTGATAGGTGGTAGCTCTTGGTTATTTGTCATTAAATTTCCTCCTTGTAAGAAATGTCTACAGCTTCCCATTTATGCAATGGGCATGCTGCGTTTGGAAGCTTAGACTTCAACTTCATAATACATCCACACTCTTTACATTGAGTAGTAGCTGAAATAAATTTATCACAGCCCCTACAAATAGCCAAACGTTCTTGAGCAATATCTGTTTCTACTCTGCCGATGTTTTTATTGAATAGGTCCCAGGGACGTGCGGGTCTGTTTTCAGTCATATTATTCTCCTAGATAGTGGCCAAGAAGTTGTCTAATGTAGACCCTTGGCTTCCTGTAGACGGTGCCTTAATTATACCCACAGAGGTTCCCTTAGTTGGGCTTGCAGGTGTGAGTACTAGATTACTACCTAGTTGGGTAGTAAGTCCAGCCCCAGAATAAGCTTTGGCGGTAATAGTGTCATTAAAGGTGCTTACGTACACGGAGCCAATAGTTGTGTACCCTGAATAACTGCTTGAAATAGTAGATGATGCTTGAGAAACTACTGTTCCTGAAACTGAGCTTGCAATTACAAACCTAGTTGTATAAGTAGTCAAAGAGGAGTTTCCTGTATAGCAAGAGCGGTTAGTAACCGTACTTGTGCTTGTGTAACAGCTTCCAGTTATAGCTGAAGTAGTGGTAGACGTGTAACAAGAGTAGGTAGTTGGGTAAGTGTAAGAGTTGGTTGCGGTATAGCAAAAGTAGTTATTAACAATAGGCGTAGTTCCTGAAGTAGTGCCACAGCTATACGACGTGGTTGCAGTTCCGCAAGCGCTATCTGCGTAATATAAACCTGTAGCCGTTCCTGTTGCGCAAGTGGTGCGAGTTCCTTCAGAAGATCCATAACAAGAGTATGCGCTTCCGCAACCACTTGCTGATCCAGTTTGTCCAGTATTACAGTAGCTGCAGAGAGATCCAGATGTTTGGTAGGGTGAGGGGCAAGCCCAAGAACACGCAACGCCGGTACCTGTTGAATTACAATCACCCACTGTAGTACAGGTACTCACGTAGTACGGAGCCGCAACGTCCGTTGAGTTACAAAATCTACCGGTAACTTCTCTTGGTGTGTAGTTAGCTGAACCTAAGTACTTACAAGTATAGCCGCCGCTGAGTGGACCATCAAAAGCGTGTAAATTTTCATAGGAAAATGTTGATGTAGGTGTGTTGCAACATCCTTTACCCGCACAACTTGAGTCTGTGCCGCAAGGTACGGAACCTGTACAAGTTGCTACACCACCACTTGGGTTATTTCCAACACCGCTGCAACACCCCATACCCGCACAACTTGAGTCTTGGCCGCAAGATATGGAGCTGGCGTTACAAACATAATAATTTCCACCGCCACCGGTAGTTACTCCAGAACAACATGATCCCGATGGTGGGTTACTGTTGTTAGTAACTTGTCCAGCATTACAAGTAACTACTCCACCGCTATAAGAAACTCCGCTACAACAACCTGACGGGGTACAGCCTGAGCCCGCACAAGTTGCTCCGCCTTGATTACAGGGGTAAGTATAAGAAGTTGAAACTCCGCTACAACAACTAGCGCTTGGAGTACAACCTGAGCCAGTACAAGTTGCCTGACTCTGATCGCACGTATACGAAGTACTAGAGGTATACTGAGGATAGCTAGCCCACCAAGATCCAGAGTCTGTAACCCAAAAAGCTACGCCAGTTCCACCAGTAGTGTCAGCTTGTATTTTTACGTCTGAATTACCAAAGTTAATAGAAGCTATTGGGTAGGTAGATGCCGAGTCATCACTAAGAGCATTGTTAGATCCACCTATACGCCAGTTGCCACGAAGAGCTGTCCATATTTGTCCGGTGTCTGAAGTTCCTAAACCAGATATAGTTGTTCCGCGAGTAAAAGCATCTTGTATCTTTGAAGCAAACCATTGTTTCCAAACACCGCCAACGTTGACAAATGCGGACGTGGCTGTACGCCATGTGCCCGCTACTTTTACTGAAAGCCCAGCTGCAGTCTTCCAGGAACCACCAACCTTGACTTGACCTGGCATTAGATATACTTAACCCAGATATCCCCGTCAGAACCACCGGATGGATCGCTAGTGCTTGTGTAAATATTACGAACAACGCCAGCTGATGTTGAGGCGGTTGTTACAACACCGTTGGTCTTATCTACTGCGCCAATAGCGGTTGTAGTAATACCAAGAGATGCAGGGTTTAGTTGCGGGGTACCAAAGGAATCCCAAGAAGATGTACCAGCGTTATATTTTTTAACTCCCATTAGTTAACTCCATACACTAGGGCCGTACCACCGGAGAAAGTACCGGTAGATAAAGAGATAGTAATTTTAGATAGCGCCGTAGTTTGGGTATAAATACCTATTGAGTTAATAGTTGTTACTACGTTAGATGCATTTGTGTAAACGCCTTGTAGGGATCCCCACTCAAAGCTTGCTGTGTCTTGAGTATCCAATAGATCTAAAACCATGTGGTTAGTTGTTACCCCAGCTTTAAAGCTTGCAAGAGAAAACAAGGATGTTCCAGAAGCATAGTTAGTGACATCGTCGTTAACTGTAATTTTAACTGTGGCGTCTATTGAGGGGCGAACTCCACGGAATACGACGCGCATATTTTTGTAAAGAGATAAAACAGAGATGTCTGTCGACGCACCGCTTAGCGTTGTGGTAACAAGAAGGTTTTGACCTGCGTTGTTAAGCACGTCTGCGTCCATCCAAATGTCGCCGTCAGTAGGCGTAGTTGGTGATGCCGCCCCAATAAAGAAGCGTTTACCTGCCTGTACGTCAGTAAATTGAATAGGGCCAGCTGGCTGGCCATCGTTAGTTATAGCCATCTGAAACCTACGCTACTATCTCTGAGCCGAAAGCCTGAAATGTTAAGTTAGCTGTAGAAACCTGTGAGACAGTAATTACATCTGTGCTAGCCAAAGTAATACCAAAAGTAATGCCTGTAGTTGTATTTGCAGGCACGGTTGCATCGTAGGAAAGGTATTGGCTTGTCGCTAATGGTGCTGCCGCTTTGCGTAGGGCAATACGGTATGTAGCAGAGGCTGAGCCGCGGTTACACACGGAAATAGTAGAAACTACTGCGGAGCTTCCTGCAGTGACCGCATATAAGGTCTCTCCAGCATTAGATGCAGCAGCTGCTAGCTGTCCAAGTACTTTATAAGTTGTTGTGGCCACGTAGGCTCTCCTCTGAATAGAACGTTAAGTTGCTTGCGAGTCGGGGGTCGCTTGGATTCAATTCTACCGCTTTACTTCCGTATTGTAGGGCTTTCTCGAAATTTCCTAACCTGAACGCAGCAATTGCTGCGTAATCCCATGGAGCTGATCCCCAGGCCAACTCTTCGCATAGATACTCCAAGGGTTTATCTACTATACCTATAGCTTGTTCAGCAGCCTCAAGGCAAGCAGTCCACATCTTGTTTTCATAATAAACCTTAGCAATATCAACATACCCTTCCCGTCTATCGGGAGCTTCGGCACACGCCCTAGCAAACCAAGTTATTGCATCTTGATAGTCAGCCTGTAGCTTAGCTATATACCGCATAGATGCAGCTCGTTCTGGCTTCCACACAGCTTTAGGTAAAGATAAGTGTCTTTTAAACTCTGCCTCAGCCTCTTCATATTGGCCGTAAAAAAACAACTCTCGTGCATAGTAAAACGCATTTCTATCATCATTGGGATCTTCTTTGACAGATTGTGCAAGTAAAGGCATGTAACTTGAACGAGATTTAGAGTTGTCTGCGTGGTGGTGTATTTGTAGCTTAGTCCATCCCTGAGTCTCATCAATACGGTCCGTGACCATTACTTCGTGTACTGGATGCTTCCATCGGTACCCGTGACGAGAGTGAATCTTATCTCCGCCGTATTGAAGGCCAGGGGTTCCGTCTTCTTTCCAATTCCAAGTGTATTGATACCTAGGTCTTGTCCACTTTTCAACGTGGGCTTTTTCTAATTCTTCACGCCAACCGGGAAGTAATACTTCATCCATATCTAAAGCAATGCAATAATCAACGTCATCTGGGATAAAGGCAAGAGATGCGTTGCGGGCGTCATCAAAACGCCAAGGTTTAATAGATATCCCAACACAAACAATTCCAAGTTCTTCAGCTATTTTCCGGGTGTTATCGGTAGATCCCGTATCGGCTATAAGAAGATAATCCGCCTCTTTAGCAGAGTCATACCAGGGCTTAACGAATTGTTCTTCATTTAACGCTATTGTGTAAACAGCTACTTTCATGATGCTCCGATTTATTCAGGGTAAGTTGTTTCGTATCCTATCACCGTACCGTTTTTGTCTTTAATTTCAAAAGTTTCTGAACCGTCTTCTGCAACACCCAAACTAGTTTTTAACTCGCTCATGTGGTCTTTAACCTTCCCCAGATTCCTACGGAGCTAGCCGTAGTAACTGTTGTTGATGCTGGCAAGTCTGTTTGAGCAGCTACCACACCCGTAGTTCTTGGGGACAATGATGAAAGAACTGAAGGTGGTGAGTTATAAGCTGTAAATACAGAGCCAGGGTTAGAAGCAAGGACAATGATTCCTATGGCGTATCTAACGCCAGCAACCAACGTGTAGGTAGCTGGGTACCCGCCGGTTGTATCAAATAATAGTGTGTATAGAGAGTTTGCTGACGCAAAAGTAGTTGTACTTGCGGCAGATCTAGCTACAAGAGTGGCTGTTCCTGTGATGTCGTCAAAAGTATACAAACCAAATCTAATTAAAGAAGTACCAGTAGTAACAGTTGTTGCAGAAGCTACGCTTATAGAATTTACGTTTACTCCCCATAGAGGACCAAAAAACGTAAAGTAAACAGATCCGCTAGTTAATGTTGAGGAGGTGTTTCCGTATCTCGGCGCTACATCTACAACGCTTAAACTTTGATTTAAATTAACTGCAAGGCTGCCAAAAGCATCTCCGCTAAGTTTTGCTGCGGTTACTGCATTATTTGCAATTTTAGCTGTAGTAACGTTAAGGTCTGTAATCTTTACAGTAGTAACCGCATCTGTAGCTAGTTTAGCCGTGGTTACATTAGCATCTACAATTTTAACTGTGGTAACAGAATCTGTTGCAAGCTTTGCTCCGGTTACATTAGCGTCTGTGATTTTAGCTGTGGTTACAGTGTTATCTGTAGGTGTACGAGTATTAGTAAGGCGGGTATCTGTTCCGTATACAACCTGTGATGTAGTGGCATCACCAGTAGCCGGAATATCTTTTACCGAGGATGTGCCTAACCCAGTTACTTGAGTATTAGCAATAGATATTGAAGATTGATTAATTCCAATTACCGCGGCAGTAGATGTGCCAGTATTAGTAATGGGTCCAGTTACGGAAACAACTCCTGTGTTACCTTGTGGCCCAGTGACATTACTTGCTGCACCTGTAGGGCCAATATTTCCTTGAGAACCTGTGGGTCCAATAGGACCTTGTGGACCTGGTACGGTACTAGCAGCACCTGTGGGTCCAGCAATTCCTTGTGAGCCTGTAGGTCCAATATTTCCCTGTGGTCCCGTAATTCCTTGGGGACCTGTAGGTCCAATATTTCCTTGCGGACCTGTTGGTCCAACAACAGTTGATGCAGCGCCTGTAGGCCCTGTAATTCCCTGAAGACCTTGCGGACCTGTTACACCAATTAATCCTTGGGCGCCAGTAGGTCCTACTTCACCTCTTGGGATTGTAAAGTTATAAATTGCAGCGGTAGCAGATCCAGAGTTAGTTACTACTGCGCTACCACCAGCGGCACTTGTTGTAACAGAGCCTACGGATGCGGTAGAGCTTGGTCCTGTTGGACCAGTTACTCCTGAAGAATATAGAAGTGTATTCCACGCTGTTAAACCATTACCGACCTTAAAACGCCCGGTATCGTATTCATAGCCAGCTTCACCTTGTGCAAGAACAGGGTTAGCAGAAGTCCATGCGGCAGCTGTATCACGTCTAAACTGGATCTTTGTTGCCATTAGCCTGTTGCTCCTCCCGCAGTAATAGTTAAGTTTCCTCCATAAATGGAGTTAGCTACACCACCGTCAAGATTAGCAGCTTCAGGGCCTGTAGGTCCTGTAACTGAAGGTCCTGTAGCACCTGTTGGGCCAACTGGTCCTTGCGGTCCGGTTGGGCCGGGAACAATAGAGTCTGGCCCTGTTGGGCCGGTAGGGCCTAAATCACCTTGTGGACCAGTAGGACCTAAAGGTCCGGTAGGACCTAAGTCCCCCGGTACACCTTCAGATATTAGTAGGCGCCATACAGCACCAGTCCAGTACCAAGATTGTCCAGCATTAGTAAATACTTGGTCTAAATTTGGATCGTCCGGAAAATTAAGGACAGGCATTTCTATCCTTTACTTTTTAGTTATTAAGCCTCTACTGGAGCTTCTGGTGACTGATCTACAGCCTTTGGCTCTTGTTCAAGCTCAGTACCAACAATTACTCCGCCTTCGCCAACTTCAGCTTCAGCATGTTGTGCTTGAGCTAAAACAGCATTAGCTGCAAGTGCGTCATTAACTTCTTTATTAGTTGGGTGAGGAATTAGTGGCTGATCAGGACCATCACCTGGGCGATCTGCTGTTTCATCAGCATTGTATGCGACCCAGGCTTTTGCCCAATCTTCTGCTTCTTTTTTAGAAGCCCACTCAGTGCCATTAGGCCAATGTGGTTGTTCTAGGTTACCTGGTGTGTCTTCAGAATCTAGCCAAATTACTACTAGATTACCTTTTTTAATTGAATATCCGACAGACATTTATACTCCTTAGTAGTTTCCTGTAGCTATAGTAGAACTATAGATACTAAATGTTACAGGTGTCGATGTAATGAAGTCAATTGGCTGTGATGAATAGAATCCACCAACATAGTTGGCACTCTTACGGAATGAGTACTGAGAACTGTTATCAGCAAGCTGGGTTGTGTACATAGATGAAGCAAAGTAAACAGTAGATGCTGTAGTAGTAGCATCTCCTTGATCACGCCAGATTTCATAAAGGTATGAGTCAGTCTTTACAGCGAACAACTTTCCACCGATATCAAATGCCTTATAAGCAACACCAAACGTAGCGTTAGAGCTACCTAAACGCACTGTCATAGCGTTAGTTCCCATAGCGTTGTTAGAGGTGTACGTGTCAGAAGTTCCGCAGAAGATGTAAACGTCGTCTGTAGCTGCAATATCCCAAATACCTTGTCCACCAGTACCAAAGTATCCCTGAGCCCATCGGCGTGGCTGTCTATGGAAATCTTGATTAAACATCCAGTAGCCGGCGGCGCTTGTAGACGTGTGCCAAGCAAACCAGGTATTACCGGTTTTCTTGATACGTGTAGGCGCTAGTGAAGCTGGAAGAACACCTACAACGAATGTGTGGTAGTTGTACCAAGTAATACCGTCTGCAGAACGTGCAATCGTGTTATTACCTGTGTAGTACTTATAGAAGAACCCATCTTCAAACGAGAGGGAATGCTCTGTACAACGAGAGTCTAAGTTACGACCATACTTACGGATAGAGCACCAACGGTTACCATCTGGTGAGAAGTACATATAGTTTGTACCTTCAGAACGGGCTACAAACATACCGTTTCCACCCATAACATCGCTTAGATAGTTATTCTGAGAAACGCGGTTGTATACATACGGCAAGAATTCAATCCAGTCGTATGTACGCCAGATTCCGTTAGCATTCATAAGGGTGTAAATACCATTTGAGTAAGCAGATTGGTACTGTGTGCTTGGAGTATAGTTAATATTAAACGAAGTCCAAGTATTGTAATCATTAGTAGACGCACCTGGCTGTGTGTGAGCAAATGTAATTTGACCGTTAAAGGCAACTGACTGTACCAAAGTACCGTTAGTAGCTACGTCACGAACAGTCTGGGCAATATGACCTGAGCTGATCTGCCAGAAAATTTCACCGTCTTGTGTCCAAGCTAGGTATCCATTGTTACCTGTAACCCAGTGACGATCAATAGCATAACGTGAACGAGTGTTCTGACCCGATTGATACATCGCAGAAGTTTTTACTCCTGTACGCCAATCTAGACCATCAGTAGAGCGAAGTGTGACTCCAGAATCTCCCACAGCAATCCATAGACCGCTTGGATAAGCTGGAGTAACTCCCCAAGAAACACCGTTAAGGTTGTTTGCTACATACTGGCCTTCAAATGTTCCACCTGCAGAAACAGCTGTTCCTACAAGGCGTGAGCGCTGTGTCCAAGTAATACCGTCTGTAGAAGAGTAGATATAACCACCAGCGCAGACTGCAACAAATAGACTATTAGCAAATGTAATTTCGTAAACGCCACCACCAAGAAGAGTTTGACGCTGTGTCCAAGTGGTCATATCAGGAGATGAATAAACAATTCCTGAATCATTACCTACTACATATAAACCAGCACCAAAAGCAATAGCTCTAGTATTAGCAGCGGAAATTACGTTGTTAGCGTTGTAGTTAGTACGAATCCAGTTATCACCATCAACAGAGTAAGCAACTACACCAGCTCCACCAACTGCTAAGAAGCGGTTGTTGTAGAACTGAATTGCGTTAACTGTGTTAGAAACAAAGTTATTACCGGCGGTAAATGTAGAAGTACGCTCTGTCCAAGTGTATCCATCTGGAGCAGACATGATAGTTCCAGTATTTCCACCAGCAACCCAGCGAGCACCAGAAGAACCAACACCATAAGCCATTGTGTTTATAGCGGTAGTCTGGTTAGGGTGAACTTGACGGCTCCAAGCAATTGGGTTACCGGCAGGTGCGTAGTAAGAAGATGCATCGTTTTCTTGGCGATACCACATTTTACCAAGGGCATCCATACCAATTGTTCCAAATTGGCTAAGACCATCAGCACGGATCCACCATGAAATACCATCTGTAGATGTCTTAATCTGTCCGTTAACTGGATCGTAGTACACAAGTACTGAACCATTTTTAACAAGACGGTGGTTGTAATAAGTAGATCCTGAAAGTGTTGAACCAGCGGTCCAAGAAGTTAAGTTAGAGCTGTAGTAAAGCTGTCCTGCTTGTGAAATAGCCCACCAAGTAGAACCAAGCTTTACAACGCTTCGGCAAATAAATGGGATGCTGTAAGCAGAGTTCCATAGAGAACCATCAGTAGATGTAGCCATACGTGAACCATCATCAAATGCTAAGTAGTTTGTACCATCCCAAGCAACTGCGGTTACGTTACCAATCAAACCTGAAGGGGAAAATAGTGTAAAGCTTTGGCCATCTGGTGAGAAACCTACGTTAGAAGAAGTAGAGTTGCGACCATAGATATAGCCTGTAGGCGATACTGCAGCACAACGAACTGTGGTCCAGTTACCATCTCCAGAGTATTCCCAGTCAAAACCGTTATTTGAAACAAGTCCATAATTCGTGTTTGGTCCACCGGCTACTAAGAAACGACCGTTAAAGTATTCAACGGAATAGGTTTCGTTTGTATAGGCACCCGGAGTAATGTTGTTGTAGTTACCAACGTTGTGCCAAGTATTGCCGTAGTCACGGGATGCTGAAATAATAGCGTTGTAACCACCTACGAATACCTGAATCTTTCCATCAGGAGTAGAAGCCATCATGCTACTTGAACCATACATTGAGTATGTGTTAGAGTTTAAAGTGGCTGTTCCCGTGTATCCAGAGTTATGTGGGTAGAACTGAGGAAGTGGACGGTACTGAGGTGCTGGGTCTTTATCAAAAGGCTCAAAAGCCATAGAGATAGTTGTTGCTGCAGAAGGAAGCTCAATAGTTCCTTGGTTTTCAGATCCACGCCAATCCCAACCACTGATTGCTTGAGATCCTTGTACATTGTTTCCATTTCCGGAAACACGGAAAATACCACGGCTGTTGGAACTGCACTTTACTGCATACTTACCAGCAGCTAGTGTTGTACCGGGGGTGTAGTCATACGCGCCTCGGCCTGAAAGAACACGAGATAATAGGACGGAACCACCATCGGGAGCTCCAGTAGATGAACCACCTGTTAGATCACTTAAATTTGCCATTTTTTAGACAAACCTCCATCCATATGTCGAGCCCGAGTATAGTAACTCTATTGAGGCATTTCTTACATTAAGAGAGTAGTCTTCAGACAACCCCATAATTTTATTTCCGTTTCTCGCTAGTACAGCTGGTGTAGTTCCCCAAGTACCTGCTAAATCGGCAATACGTATTCTATCATTAACTGCAGGGGTTACAGGCAATGTAAGTGTAAATGCTCCACCGGAAGTGTTTGCAAAGATTGCATCACGAACCGCTAGGGTGTAGTTGGCGGTCTTAGTTGACCAAACACCGCTGATCTGAGAATAAGCAAATCCCACTGTAGTGGCATCTGTATCTGCAGCAGGAGTAGTGCTAATAGTGATTCCAGCTGTTGCTGTTACCACACCAGTTACACCTAAAGTTCCAGCTACTGTTGTGTTACCTGTGGCAGCTGTTACTACAAACTTGTTTGTGTTGATGGTCAAGTTGCCTGTGAGAGCCTGTGTACCTGTGTTGATGATTCCGCCGACTTTTAGAGTGTCGTATACAGCGCTTGTGTAATCAACTGTGTTTCCTGGCTTTACAGTAAGTCCTGAAACTAAGTTCCAAATACCATCAGTTGCTTTCTTTGTAAATGCTGCGTACTTCTGCCCACTGGAGATATAACCACCAGCAAAAGTAAAGTCAAGAAGGTTAGCTGCGTTTGTATCAGCTACGAAGACCGCTGGGTTTACAACAGCAATGTTAGCGGTTTGAACAGTAGTTCCACCACCAGAGAAAGAAATAGTACCCGCAATATTTACGTTACCGCCGATATTTACAGCACCCGTTACACCAAGGCCACCGGCTACTACAAGAGCTCCAGTAGATGGGGAAGTAGAAGCTGTTGCAATGTTAATAGAAACGCTGGTATCTGGATCAATAGTCATTTGAGTATTATTATCACCAAGGCCACCAGCAGCAAAAATAATTTTATTCTGTGATCCGGTATCACCTGTAGCTAATACAAGGTTTCCTCGCCCAAGTTTTCCAGCAGATGCCGCACCATTTGGTGAAACAGATGCAGGAGCTAGATCTCCGTTCGTAGATGTGTACGTAAAAGTAGATGGTGATGGGATAGCAATGATAGTTGCAGAAGCAGTATTAAAAGATCCATCTACACCTGTAATAGTAAGTGGCATACCTACACGGAAATTATGTGCAGCAGATGTAGTTAAAGTAGCAACGTTAGAAGTTCTTGCTTTTGTAATAACTACTGCTGTTAAAACTTCTGGGCCGGTTACAAAAATGTATCCGTCACTTGCGCCAGTAATAGTAAATGATGGGTCACTAAAGTTTTGAGAAGTGAAACCCATATCAATGTAGCCAGAAGAATCCACACCATTATCACCATAAGCAATATAGTCTGTAGAGGATGCAATTCCACTTCCCATATTTTGAAAAGCAATTTGTGCATAGTTAGTAGATTCAATACTTGCAATAATTGCTGGGTCGGACAAACCAGCTTCAGATTCAAAAGCTTGTGCTTCTGTACCAACATACATCTTTGTAACATTTAGTGGATTAGTTCCATCTAGAACTGTTGCAAGAAAATCATTTAAATCATTTTGTGCTTGAACTGACGCGGCTGCTAGATCATTAATGCCTAGTAGATTACCTAGCGTCTCAATAGTTTTTGCAACATAGACGAGGTCTTGCGCAGAATAGGTACTTGCCGCAAGGGATGCGGTAATCTCTGACTTAACCGCTTCAATTTGCGTATTAAGCGCTGTATATAGTGGCATTAAATATCTCCTTCGGGGGATTTACCCATTAAGCGATTATAAGCATACTTACTCATTTTTTGTCCTTATAACTAGATTGAGCTGTAGATGTTAAGACCAAGCCAACGATCGTCTCGGACTAGTCGTACTTCATTTGTAAGTTGTGTCATAAGCTCACTACCCTCGTAGGATAGTACTGTAGCTACGGCAGAATCCGTAGCGTTAGATATGGCAGTTTCAGCCGCAGTTGTGGCCGCACTCAAGGTGGTTAGTGAACCAGAGAGGGTTAATCCTAAGGCATCCACAGCATCTTGAACATCCGTTAGTGCGCCATCGACTATAAGCCCAACGGCTACCGCAGCGTTACTCACTGCATCTGTTATATCCCCAGTTCCTGTGGAAACCGCCGTGTTGATATCATCAATGCCTGTGCTTATAGCAAGGGTAGCAGCATCAAGGGCGTCAGTAATATCTGATAGGCCATTGGTTACTAAATCAATAATATCTTGAGTATTTACAGCGCCAAGTTCTAGTAAAAGGGCATCAATTTGATCAAAAACTTCTTGAGAAGCGGTGTCCAGAGCAGTATTGAAAGAAGTAAGTGCGGAGGAGGCTGCTGTAGTAATAGTTCCTGTAGCAGTTGTTACGGCTGTATTTAAAGTAGAAATTGCAGTGGTAGCCGTAGTTGTTACCTGGCCCTGCTGGTAAGTTCCTTCTGTAATAACTCGTGTCAAAGCTAAGTTGGAAACTGCTGCTTCCAAAGCCTTCATTTGGATCAGAAGGTCTTTATTATCAATATTGGTTGCAACAGACTCAACCTTGGCGGTGATTACCGCCTCTAAGGCCGAGAAATCTGGATTAATTGGCACTGTGTCTCCTTATAGTCCCGCTAGGGCTACTGCTTCAATAAATGCAACATCAGAAATAATGACTACGTGATCAGTTATTACATCATAGGTTACTGTAAGGCCTTGATGTTGGTCATGGTTAAAGGCCGCAAAGATAACTGGAAGAATATCTTGAACTGGTCCAGCTGGTCCTGTAGGTCCTGTAGGTCCGACAGGTGCTGCACCTGTTTCAACCCATACATCATCATAGAATACAAACATTCCACCAGAAGTTGGGTCAAACCAAGAATCTCCAACACCAGCACCACTAGGTGGAGTAGTTGAAGTATAAGTCCACGCACCAGTTGGTCCTGTAGGTCCTTGTGTTCCAGTAGGTCCTAAAATTCCTTGAGCACCAGTAGGACCAGTCGGTCCTTGAATACCTGTTGGTCCTGTAGATCCATTTAAACCAGAAGCTCCCGTAGCACCCGTTGCTCCAGTTAATCCTGCAGAACCTGTTGGTCCTGTTGGTCCTGTTGCGCCTACATTTCCTGTGGATCCAGTGGGACCAATAGGTCCAGTGTCTCCCACAATTCCTTGAGACCCAGTAGGTCCAATTTCTCCTTGTGGTCCTGTGCTTCCTTGAGCACCTGTAGGTCCAGTCGCTCCATCTAACCCTGCGCTTCCTGTTGGGCCTTGAATATTTCCAACGTTTACCCATAAAGTAGCTGCTACATCCCAAACATAAAGGGATCCAGAAACTAAATATGCATCGCCTAAAGATCCGGTAGTATGAGCAGTTACTAACTCTAACTCTGTTGCATAAGAACCCAGAATTGTTACGCCAGTTCCTTGCGCACCTGTCGCTCCGGTTGGTCCAGTATCACCAGTTAGACCTGTTGATCCAGTTGGACCTGTGTCACCTTGTGGGCCTGTAGGTCCAGGGATTGTAGAGTCTAACCCATCGATTCCATCTAAACCGTCGGCTCCATTTAAACCTGCAGAACCTGTTGGACCAATGTCTCCGGTTGCGCCAGTTGGACCTGTTGCCCCAGTTTCTCCTGTTGCTCCAGTAGGTCCAGTATCTCCAGTTGGACCTGTTGCTCCAACTTCACCCTGTGGTCCAGTTGGGCCTACTTCGGTGGAAGCTTCTCCTTGCGGTCCTGTAGGGCCTGTTTCACCTTGCAAACCTGTAGCACCTGTTGGGCCAGTAGCTCCCGTATCCCCAGTAATACCTTGCAAACCTGTAGGGCCAGTGTCTCCAATTGGTCCAGTGTCACCAGTTAAACCTGTTGCACCAGTTGCGCCAGTTTCTCCTGTTGCGCCTGTGGGTCCGGTATCCCCAGTAAGTCCTCGAGGCCCTGTTGATCCTGTCGGTCCCGTAACAAAACTATCTGCTCCGCTAGGACCCGTGGCTCCAGTGGCTCCGGTGGCTCCGGTATCACCTACTTCTCCCTTTGCTCCAGTTGGTCCGGTAACAAAGCTGTCCGCACCTGTGGGTCCTAAGGGACCAGTAGGTCCTCGTGGACCAACTATTTGCCCAACGTCATACCAATCAGAACCATTCCAAACATAAAGATCTTCATCGGATGCGACTATATACGCATCATTAACTTTATTTCCTAAAGCGGGTAATTCAAGAACAGTTGGGACACTGCCTCTAAATTTAATTGAGGTGCCTTGTAAACCGTCATCACCTTTTGCACCAGTTGGGCCCGTCGCACCTACTGGTCCTCGTGGACCGGTATCTCCTTGTGAACCTGCAGGTCCTGTGTAACCTCTAGGACCAGTTGCTCCTGGGACGGTAGACGCTTCACCTTGTGGACCAGTTGCGCCTGTTGGACCCGTGTAACCCCGTGGTCCGGCCACTGTACTAGCAGGACCGGTTGGTCCTGTTATGCCTTGCGCACCAGTAGCACCTGTTGCACCAGTTGATCCTTGAGGACCTGTGGGTCCAGTACCACCGACAGCACCAGAAGGCCCTACAGGCCCTGTAGCACCCGGAGGTCCTGCTTGATCAGCGCCAACCGTAATTACTACTGGTGGTTCTGTAATGCCTTGTTCTTCTCCCACAGTAATAATAACTTGTGGTGTTTGAAATACTTCAATGATCTCTGGATCACTCATAGTGTTACTTCAGATTCTGTAAACACTTTACCCTTGATGTAGGTTCTAACCTTTCCATCTCCGTCGGTAAGTTGAATATCATAATATGTTGTGCGTGGAAGTCTTTCTGTAATTTCTCCCGATAATGTTAATTTTAACATGTCGTAAATACCGGAACCAGTTGATTGAACCTTTACGATTGTAAACGTACCAACTATGACTGGACCAACTTGAGCATATTGAGATGTTTGAAATAAGCGAATTTCTGACTTAGGAGTGTAAGTAGACAAGTCCATATTAAACTTAAGATCAACTTCAAAATCATCACCAGAGTACATAGACAGATCTCGTGTAAGAACTGAGCTTGCTGGGGTAATATCCCCATAGTTTGGTATAGAAAGGCGTACGCGTTGAGGTAGGGAAGCGTCATCAATTTCCTGTGGGCGATAAATAGGAACAAGTTTATTAGTAAGACGACTAATACGACGGAGGTTAAATACTTCTATACGATGTAAGCCAATATTTAATAAATTACATAGCTCGCGGTACTGTTCTTTACGGGCAGTAATCATTTCCGATAGTTGACGAAAACGTTCCGAACGCGGTATAGAAACACCATCTGGAGAAATAATATCGATGTCAAAAGAAGCATCTGTAGCCAGGGTATACAAGGCCATAGTTGAGGCTAAAAGTATAAGGGGGTACTCTTCAATTCCCGCTAACGTAAGTAGTGTAGCTTGGCTACCATTGGAATCGGTTTCATTGCGGGCATGTTGAATAAACGCAGTATTGATGTATTGAGAAATTTCAGACGTAGTAAAGTATTTAAATGCAGTTCCGGAAATAACAACGCTGGACCCTGCTATTGGGGCCACTGCCAAGACTACCATACCTGATTGTTCTTCTACGGAAGCAGAATTAGATACGTTTACCCCGCCTACTTTGATTATAAGGCTACTGCCTTGAACGGGAGCAACGCTGAGTTGGTAGCGAGTAGTGAACCCGTCTCCCTCAAAAGTTTCCACAAATGAGCGAGCTATGTCGCCTAATTCGTAGCGAAGGCGTTCAGACAATGTTGCTAATGTTGCCACTGGGATCCTCCGAGGTTACTGGTATCTAATATGGTCTCGTTATTCCTTATAATATTCAGCGCAAACGTTAAAAACCCTCGTAGACAGGAGGGCGTTTGTCTACGAGGGCGTTCTAGATAAGCGGGTTTAGAGCCGGTCGTACAAGTAACCCTTTTCTTGCAAGTGCACCGCTACATGTTTTGCAACTTTGTACTTCTGGCCTGCTTTAAAGGAATAGTTATTCCCTGCGCCAATAGTTACGTTCTCTAAATCTTCTGCCACTCGAATAACCTGAACATCATCTGCCAGGTTTACGCCTACAGTCTCAACCTCATCAATAACGGTTAGTTTTGAGGGAGTTGTAGCGTCAACTACTTCTGTCTCTAGCTTGGCTGCAGCTGTTGCTGTTGCCATAGAGATTTGGCCTGCACGCTCAGCTAATGCTTCTGCGTTAGCTTTGATCTGTGCTTCACGTTCACGTCCTGTAACGTCTGTTACTTTTGATTTTGCCACGATTATTATTCTCCTTGTAAGTTAAGTGTTGTGGGGAATAAGCTACTGCCTACTCCCCACAACGACTTGGGGGGTTTTTTTTAAACTAGTTATTCAAATGCGAAGATAGAGCTGCCTCATTAGCATGGTTACGGCATATACCGTTTCCAGATTTGTCTTGATATTTTGCAATATCTCCACAAGGCAGTCCATGAGCCTCAAGTTGTCCACAACGAGGGACTGAACTTCCTAGTAAAGCTTCTAGAGCTTTAATACTTTGTTCTGAGGCTTTAGGGTCTCTTGGCATTTTGAATTAGTTGGTTTCTGCGATAACTACAGACTGATCTGTGATAAGACCAAGACCGTAAATAGCGTACCAAGCAAGAGCGTGCTCACGACCGAAGTCAAGAATACCGCCGTCACGAAGTTCCACTGGAAGTGAAATAGCGTGACCAAATGCGTTGTCACCGATAAAGATTGCTGAGTAGCGATCCTTGTTACCGTTACCGGTCTTTGTTGCTGGAGATGTGTATCCACCACCAGTTGGGTAAACGATTGAGCCTGGAGCAACTGTTGAGTCAGTTGTGTAACCTGAACCAGCTCCGCCAGCTACCTTTTGGATCTGTGTTGTTTCGATGAATACTGTGTCGTACAAACGACCAATTTCACCTAGCATGAAGTTTCCTGGAGCAGCGTACTTTGTTACTTCAATGAACTCTGCGTTGTCGCGGAGCTTACGAGATTGGTGGGGGTGCACGAATGCAACGTATGTCTCACCAAGGCGAGGGATGTTCTTTGTAGCAAGTGTCTCGACTGCATCCTTCACAGTGTGAGGTGTCAAGTCGAACGCACCAGTCATTGAAGCACGTGATGTGCCCTTTGTACCGTTTGCGTACCAGTTGTTTACAGCTGTTAGATCTGAACGATCTTCACCGTAGATAACTGATGATGCTGCCATAAGTGTGTCACGAGCCTGGCCATCAAGGTAGAGAGCCATGTTACGTCCAAGAAGACGTGAAGCTGATGCCATTACGTCATCAAATGATGCGTTAAGTAGGAGCTCTGATACTGCAATTGCGTATCCGTGCTCAGCAACAGTGATTGAGAACTGTTGTGCTGTCAATGCGTTTGTTGACATACGAACGCCTTCAACGAGTGAATTCGCGAAGCCGAGGTTGTTGTAACGCATGAAGTTGATCTGTAGACCAGGTGCTACGCCTAGTTCTGTCTTCTTAACAGCGAATTGCTCGAAGCGTAGAATTGGCATTGACTGGAATAGAATTTCCTTAGACCAGATGGTCTGGATTGCTTGTGTAAGCTGGCTGTTTGCGCCAGAATACGCTGTAGGTGATGCGGCTAAATTGCCGGTACCTGTTACGGCTGATGCCATGTCGGTGTTACTCCTTAGTTAGTTTTAATTGAATAGGTAATTTTTATTACCCGAAGATTCCTTTACCGCGGTCAGATGCGGCTTTACCCAACAACTTTCCACGATATTTTGCGTACTCGGTAACCGACATAGCGGCAATTTGATCCGCCGTGAACTGTTGTTGATCCGAATTGGTGTCCATAGGTCCGCTAGGAGGAGTTGTTACACTCGTCCCTTTCATTTCCTTACGAGCAGTCTGCATAGCAGATTGCGCCGATTCCAAGATCCGTGAGCTGCGCTCGCGTAGTCCTGTAATACTTTGTTCGATCTCTTCAGGATTATTTCCTGAAATTAGATCTAAGAGCTCAGGCATAATATTGTCCTGCTCTTCTGATAAGCGACGATTGCGGAACTCATTAAGTTCTGCATACTGACGCTCACGCTCTAGAAGGGTAAAAGCACGCTCACGTTCAAGCTTTTCTACTTCTAACTTCTGAGCCCACTCTTGTTCTTTACTCTCAAGAAGTGCTCGTACATCCATTTCAGATTCAGCCTTTTTCTTGGCTTCAGCTTCAGCGGCATCCTTGGCCAGTTGGGCCTCAGTAATACGCTCTTCTCGCTCTTTCTTGAGCAAATTCAATTCATCTTTTAGAGAATCAATTTGTGGGTACAATTTTGATTTCTCTTGCTCACGTACCTTCTGCAAGTCGCCTTCTGTGTAAGACTTCTCAGTAGGTGTTACTAGTGGTGATGGTTCTGCTTTTGTTTGTTGCGGCTTTGCTTCTGAAGCAAAAGCTTCTTGAGCAATAGCATTATCAACAAGGTTTGTTGTTTCTGACATGTTTATTCCTTAGGTGTAAGAGGTCGTTGTCCGATGTAGTGCCACGATGACCTGCGGATATATTGGTATTAGACTTGCAAATTTTTTATGATTTGTCAGCCTAAATTTATTCTGGTTTATCCTCGTCAGGTGTGCGGCGTTGTGGAATTTTTGTTCCGTACGCCTGAGTAACGAGATCAACCTGTGTTTGCTGAAGTTCTTGTAGAACTCCTTCTTCCATTGGAGTAATTACTCCTGGCTGTCCAAATGGTCCTGGACCAGTTCCATCCCCTGGGGTAGATCCTGGAGGCATTGTGCCGTCTGGGAGCATTCCGGTTAGGGAGGTAATAGAAGCTGCAATTTGATTCTTGATCAATTGTAGAGCGCCGTCAGCCTTAGCATCGGCTATAAGCTCTGAACGAATTTCTTCAAGCTTTTCGTCTGGGAATTCTTCACCAAGCTGACGAAGAGCTCCTTCACGACTTTCTAGACCCATGCCCATTTTTGTCTGAATTTCATTCAAAACAATGAGCTTATCTAGAGGTAGTGGAGGTGGGAAATGAACTGTAGATTCGTAAGTTAGCGGGCTGTTGATGTCTAGCTGGTCTAGCTGGACCCCAACCTTAATTGGCCCATTAATTGCTGGATTGTAAGTAAATACTTCTGGTTCTTTAAAAGCAAGAGTAAGTAGGATCAATTCATTAACTCGTCGAAGACCTTCACCGTATTGGATCATCTTTTGCTGGTAACGGTTCATCAAAGGTTGGAACTGAATAGAAAGTGCAACACCTGAAGTATTAGATACTGGCTGTACTTGACCTAGAGCAGTCTCTGGTACACCGACCATTTCGTGCATAGCTGTCTTTATTACCTTGAGGTACTCCATTGCACCAACGAGGCCTTGTCCGCCTCCTTCTAGGTTAAAGACTTGAGCGTCTTTTGGTAGCCCGCCCCAGACCTTCTTCGGACCTTTTTCAAGGGAAGAGGCCTTAGCACCTGTGATAACTGTAACTGGCGCCGCATGGTAGTTGACAATGTCCGCAATATCTGTTGCTACTTCGTTATAGTTACGATTAAGAACAATGATGTCGTGGCAATCAGGAAGCCCCCATGGAGATCCGGAAACACGTACGTTAGGTATGTGAATAATTGGTACTACGCCAATAGGGTTTGGGCGGCTATCGATAATCTCGTCATTGATATATTCTTCAATGCGGTCATCTGTAAGGATTTCTGTGTAAGTATAAACTTGTCGAGTTCCTTCAGCTGAAGTACCCCAGAAACGATACTTAAGCTTAAAACGAATCAAACGTGAGCGATCGTGGGGGTGGAACTCTGGGAATGCAAAAGATGAGTTAAGTGGAAGTACGCGTACGCGACCTGGGTGAATACGGCCTACAGAGTCTTCGTAACCTTCTTCGTAAGCTACCTTGATAAAGCAGTCGCCAGATACTCCGCCTTGCTGGCCCATTTCCCACATAACAGAGTGCTTGTCGTTATCTATTTCCCACACACGCTTAAGAACGTCAGGGATAATAGCTTCTGTTGCTGAGGGGCTACGAAATGAAGCGCCGCGACCAAATGTAAAGTTAATGATGTAATCGGTAAAAGCACGATAATAGTTATAAACCATTTGGGACTCGCCAATTTCACGGCGGTACGACCAGTGGTGTCCAAGATACATTGCCCAGTTTAATGAATAACGGTTTAGGCGGGGACCGTGTACTTCAAACTCTTCGTCAGCTAATTCAACAAGACCGAGTGGAGAGATAGAGATTGTTAAGTCAGATGACGCAGCTCTGTACGACGGAGGACTAAAATCCATACCACCACTCACAGGTTGTTACTCCTTGATTTCATATTCGCCCCTACCCAGTTAATTAATAAATCCGCGATCTCTGTTTTTTTTCTTAGCTTCCGCAAGTTTTCTTTTCTTAGCATCTTCCGCATCTTTTTTTAGATCGCGTAGATTTTCTGGAATATCATGTTTGGAACCAACATATTTCCCCCCTTGCCGATTATATTCGGCACTTACCCATTTAGCTCCAGGGAAACTTAAATTAGTGCTGTGGGACGGATATTTAGCTTTTGCTTGACCTATAAGTAGGTCCCAGAGTTTTTGATTCTCCGGTATCGGTTTTCCCACGGTTCCTCCTGAAGTAAGGTACTCAGCCCTGGAGAAGGGGTACAGGGCTGAGTACGCTCACAGTCTAGTACATTTAGTCAGCTACTGATGCAGGATTCATACGCTGATAGCGTGATCCTGAGCGAATAACTTCTTCAATAACAACTTCAGAGTGATCTCCAAAGTTACCTTGTGAATATTCAGCAAGGTATGTTGGAGCTTCTACCCAAGCCGCTGAACCAACGTGTGCACGCTGCTTCATTGTTTCTTCTGGGTATTTTTCCATAACATTGTTATTGTGATTTGGTCGGCCTGCTGGAGTGTCATACCCCTGGTCAAGACCTAGTTGGAAGTCGTTCGGTACATCTGTATCGGTTGCAATACCCTCTTCAAAACGAAGTGGACCGCGAAGTCCTGGTGTTGCAGGCGACATCTTGCGCTCGTATGTTGCGCCAACCTTTTCAGGAAAAGAAGGGGTTGGAGCGATGTTTTCTTGTGCCATGCTTTATTTCTCCTATGCATAGGGATGAGGGTCCTCAGGTAAAAGTATCGACCTATTTAAGATCTTTAGGTACCTAAACCTTAAAAAAATGGCGAGGCGCTTACCTCAACCGTTGGCATAACCATATCCTGGGTTAGAGAACATGCAATGGCTAAAGAGTCCACAAAGTCATCGTGAGCGTGAGCTTCATCCGGGGCAGCTACTAAGAAATTAGGCCCTTTGTATTGAACCTCTGCGTCAGTCATTTGCTGGAAAAACTTCTTCCAAAGACGAAGTCGTCTGGTTTTAGCGTGAGCTGGCCAGGAAACCATTTGTCGTTGAATTAGGGATTGCAAGTGCTTCCACCGCTTAGATTGTTCTGAAGGGCTGGAGGTAATGGCGATAACTTCTGCTCTAGGCATTAGAACCTTTAGGCGACCAGCTACAGCATCACCAACTCCGTTAGAGTCAACTCCTATAGCAAGTACGTCATAGTTACTCAAGAAGTTAACAATTTGGAAGTATTGCTCTTCCCAGTCATCTCCCTGAATTTCTAACCAGTTTAAAACTCTATGATCGTAATAACCAAACTCATCCGGCCTATCCCAGTCAACCCACACAACAGTTACAACTGTAGAATCGATCTTACGAGCGGGGTCAACACCAACTACAACTGGAGAGCGATGCCAGCTTTTTACAATTTCTTGGGATGTATCACCTAGTTCTTCCATAATAGAAGAAGTAACAAACATACCGCGTTCTAGCAACCACTTGCAGTTATAGGAAAGTTGGAACTCATCTGAGTCCTCTCCAATACGAAGCATTTCTTTTCTAATGAACTTCTCATAGTTAGGGTTGAACTTGGCTACGTCACGCCAATCCCATTGGAAGTGGTTCTGACGTTTTCCACGTTCAGTCTGTCTACGCTTGTTTAGTTGAATAGCCCTATAAAAGTTGTTCTTAAAAGTTGTAGGTGTTCCGGTCTTAACAATAGTAGCGTTGTAGTACGCACCCATAGGAGCAATAGACTTTGAAACTACAAAGTCATCTGCTTCTTGACACTCATCAATGATAATTAGGTGGAAAGACTTAGATTCGATCTTAGCTCTTGGGTTAGCTGTCATCATCATAAGAGTTGACCCAGAGTTCTTAAGTTTGATGTTTCGTACAACTCCCGGAGTTTTTGTAGCCATATCGTCAATCTCAGGGTCACCAAGTACTTCTAGCGCTCGCTCTGAAGTCAATCGTGAAACTGTACGTCCGTACAGTGTTTCTACCTGTGATTGAATAGGTGCAAACATTCCCACCCAAATTCCGTCTCCAAACTTACCTAGAAGATCTGGGTACATCTTTGCAAGGCGGGGAAGAATAACCATAAGGGTTGCAACAGTATTTGCAATGGTTTCAGACTTACCCGACTGGCGAGAAGCTAACGCCGTTACCTCTTCACCGTCGTTAATAATTACAGACTCAATAACTCGTCTTGCTAGAGGTTCTTGGTAGGCGTGAAGTTCGTGACCTACTAGGAGCTTCATAAACTCCATAATTTTATCTATCAATGCCAACACAAACTCTTTAGATAGTTCGTCTAGCTGTATCTCAGGGTTTTCGTCAGGCAGTTCTTCCGGGTCTTCGTATGCGGGATCTACGTCTAGCTCTTCGTATTGATCCTCTTCATAGCTCACTTAGTTGTTCTCCGAGTCAATGTTTCCGTAATCGTATGCAAAACTTCTGCGTGGACGCGTGCTTCTTCTAAAGCGGCCGCGCTATCGTGACGTTGCCACTGAGCAAGGCTTCTACCTATTGTGTACATGGATTGTTCTGCCCAAGCAATAAGATCTCCCGCTGCAAGCATGCTTACGCGCTTTTCAATGCGAGATAGTTCCCGTTCTTTCTTATTCTTAAACTTAATCATGAGTCCTCGTCTAGTACGCCGAATCTAACCGTATCCCAGTCAACTTCTGTTTGAGCCATTGCCCTTCCCCCAATAGCGTGGGTTAAAGCTTGGCTTTCTTCATACTGAGTCTTCCAACGACCTAATACTAGTCCAAGTCTGGTAAAGGGCAAACGTAAGGCAACCCCATCGCCACCGCGGTATGGAATATCAATTTCTTGTGTTTCTGCTTTTTCCCATAGTTCTTTAGGCTTTACCGGATAAACGATAGTGTGCCAATAAAAGGGACCAAAATCTTTTGGTTCCGCCATGGATTACTCTTCGCAGTCGTGCGAAAAAGTTTCGTGCTCCGCAAGTGTCATTTGGCAAATCTTACACGTAAACCAATTCAATGCTTGAAAATTATTTTGAGCGGTTCCACCTAACGGTATGGATTCTCCACCGCTATCTCCTTGTGGTTCATAATCAGAGATGATGGGCCCAGTTGCAAATAACTCTGGTGGGAAAGGTCCCTTGGGCGAGTGCGCTGTCGCTGGTACGGGGTGCCCTTGCCTCGTAGCGATGCGCTCAATTCTCATTCTTCTACTGGTAACTCTTCTGCTGCAGGCTCTGTAACAACAACTTCAGGTGCTACCTCTACTACAACTTCAGGCTCAACTGCTTTCTTGCTAACCTTCTTTACAGGCTCTACAACGGCCGCTGGAGCGATAACAGGTTCAACGAAGGGTACAGAAGGGGTTTTTCTCTTTGGTGCGTTCCACGGGGCTGCGTAGGCCATGTGATGATCCTCTCAAATAAATTGGGGTTGCGGGTTGTCTTACCCCTGTATTTACTGTTAGGGTAGTGGTCTATCCAAGAAATTGGGTAGCAAACCTCGAAGCAAAAAAGGTTGCAGACCAGCGCGGTAGACATAGACCGAGCTGCTCGGGTAAGGTGACAGATTACCAGGAGTTAGGGATGGCCTTCTAGACACAGGGGATGACGTGCAATTTAATGTATATCAGAAATCAGCAATTGTAGTATTAGCGGCATACTTGCCCTTTATAACTAGCGCAGCTTTCGCCCAAGACGAGAGCCCAACCGTTACCACCCAAGTACAACCTGTGAAGGTTGGACTAGACGCCTACGTAGGCGCCACAGAGCTCTCGCCAACAGAGTTGGTAGATCTGCTCCGTTTGGTTGGTTTTGAGGGTAAATCCTTAAAACTAGCCTGGGCCGTAACCATGAGGGAATCTAGAGGACACCCTCTCTCACACAACACCTCAAAGTATTCCGGAGACAACTCCTATGGGTTGTTCCAAATTAACATGCTTGGGAGCCTCGGACCTGAACGTAGGGAGAAGTTTGGCATCAAGTCAAACTCACAACTACTTGATCCAGTAACCAATGCTAAGGCGGCGTTCTATATGAGCGCTAAAGGTACAGACTGGGGATCTTGGGGCCTTGGCCCCAATGCCTATGATGGTACCGCAGCAGAGCCGGCCGTAACCGTATGGCTGGTTGATTTTCCAAAGTAAATAGAAAAGGCCCCGAAAGGGGCCTTTTTTATTTCTTCTTAGCTCTACGTTTGTTTTCTTTGCCTACGTTCTTAGAGTGACTCATAGCTTGTAGGTTGGACATCTTGTCGTGACCTTTACGGCCTCCGTTGTCCTTATGATCTACGTCAGTGTCTTTAGATAGCTTGCCATGCTTGTCTTCATAGTCTGCACGAGCTTTATTCTTGGAAGTGGTGTGCCACTTTCCATCTTTACCCTTTGTCTTGTAAACATAAATAGGGCGGCCGCCATTAGCTGCAGAACCTTTATAAGGTCCAAACTTCTTGGTCTCAGCCATTCTTTTTATGCCAATCTTTAGTTGCTTTTACGCCTTGCTTAATAGTTTTGGCGCCAGCTTTCTTTGTAAGGTTAATCTTATCGTACTTGCCCTTGTTTCCGGCATGGTCAACAATTATCTCGCCCTTTTTGTTCTTCTTAATTGTGTGGCCTTCGCCAGCTACTTTAATAGTCTTAGCCATTAGCAGTCCCACGCTCTACGTGCTTTATTTAAACGGCTGTCTGGATCTTTAGCTGCCTTAGGAAATTGCTTAGCTTGGCCAGCAGAACGTGCGCAATAAGACTTACGACGAGCAGCAGACTTTGGAGACTTAGCTGCTTCTTCCTTTTTAACAGGGGGTTTTAAATTGTGACCTTCTTTTTTAGCAGAAGCGCGACCCTTAGCATTGAGACCACCATTAGGGTTTTGACCTTCTTTACGTTGCCATGCTGCTGTTTTAGCCATGAACATCTCCTAAGCATTTAGGACAAGGACGTACATCGTTTACCAAGCCGTATCGATATTCGGAGGAACCTGCTCCGTGAGGTGCTTTTGCTGAATGCACGGTTCTAGTGTTAGGAAGCTCTTCTGGAGTAGGTATCTGATGAACTGCTCCAATAGAAAACTCAAAGTTGTTATCCATCAATATCCTTTCGTTTAGGAACTTCGTTAAGTCCAGGCTTATCACAATTGTGAGTAAGTGCCATCTTGTCAATAGCTCTTTTTTGCTGGGCTCCACCGATCATTGTTTCGTATTTATTGCAATCTTGACAATGGTAGCCAAAAATATTTGTATTGTTAGGTCCTTCGCCCTCTTTTACAAAACGACGCACATCAGCGTTTGTAGGCTGTTGTGACGGCTTCTTAGGAGCACGTTTACGTGGGCGGCCAGGACTAGAGCGCATTAGTTGCTTGACTCTCCGCTAGCGCCTCTTCCAGGCTTAGGGAGGGGCAAACCACGAGGTTCTGGGCTCTCGTACACTTGTTGAGTCATTGTTTCTCGGTATTCCCTAGCGTTATGCCGCAATGACTTGTAAGGATGCTCTTCGCCCCTATCAACTAGGAAGGAGTCAAAGTTTCTTGTCATTTGTCTAGTGGCTTGCCAGTGTTTTCGCCAAGATCAAGAACACCTTCACGAGGCTCAGCAGTTTCCTTAATAGGCTTTGCTGCAAATTGTCCACGTGTTGGAACTCTAAGGTTCTTGTCTTCTTCACGAGATACTTCGCCGTGTGGAATATCTACAGCTTTGTCGGGGTTTGAATCGAAACGAACAGCAAGACCTGTTTCATCAGAACCAATTACGTGTCCCCCACCATGTTCTGGGTGAGTTATGCGAGTACCAGCTGCGTACATAGGAGTTTTTCCTGAAGTGCGAGAACGAGTTCCTCCTGAAGCTAATGCCGTTATGTCATCATCTTTTACTGTTTTAGCGAGTGAAGATTCTTTTTCAGTTAACTTATCGTTTTTCTTTACAACTTTACGAGGAGTTTGTGTTGGTGCGGGCGCAGAAGCTAAAGCTGCCATAGCCTGTTGGCGAGTAAACTGTTGGCTTACTTGCGAAGTCGGGGTACCCAGTGTGCGAACAACTGCTGTATCCATAGCAGGAACAAAACTTTCACTTTCATCGTTAACTTTACCTGAGAACGGATTCTTACGTCCACCTTTTATGCTAACTCCGGATTCGTCTCCTGCATGTAATATAGGAAGTCCACGAAGATTTCTAACGGTAGTAGACTTTCCAGTTCCGCCTTCTGCAGTTGGCTTATCTACCGTGTCTAAAGACACGCGAGCAGATTCTGAAGTTCCGGGAACAATTGCTCCTTTAAAACTAAGAAATTTCTTTTGTTTCTGTTTTTCAGTAAGTGGTGTTTTCTGCTTACCAGTAAGCGCGGGAGTGGAAGGAAAAGCTGCGCCTGGAGCTTGTGCAGGGGTAGGCTCAACTGGATCTGTGGATAGCCGTGTAATAGTGCCTTTCGTTGGCTTACCGCGGTGAACTTTAGATGCACCTGTAGGGTTAGCAAGTGTCTTAGCAATTTCTGCATGCTTAGCACGAGATAATGCTGAATCACTTTGAGTAGGGGTTGCGGCACCAATTGTTGCAGCATTTTCTACTTCTCCTGTAGCCCAAGCTGCTCTTGCACGGCCAGTTGCTTGGTTTTGTGCAGAAGCTATTACGTTTGCACCTGTAGGCGCCCCACTACGGCTGCGTTTGTTTCGAGTATCAAGACCGTAAGTTTCTGTCTCCCCAGCAATAGCATTTTGTTTATCTGCTTCAGCACGGTTTGCCAAACGATCTTTTGTAGCCATCTTAGGGCTAATACGCTTGTACTTGTTAATGTGCTCTACTACGGTGTCAGCTGCATGCACGATGTCTTTTGGAAGTTTGTTCTCAGTCCATACGTGGCGGGTGGTTCCGTCTTCAGCTCTGCGCTGTGTTCTAGTCCAACCTTCAAATCCACTTAGTGGACGAGTTTCACCAGCTGTGTAGTCTGATCCGGGAGCATTAGAAGTTACAAGTTCTCCAGAACCCTTAGGCAATTCATTTGTGCTGCGCTTAAAAGTATGACCAATAGGTACTGGACGTTCTTCGTTAACGCCGTTAACTTTGTTTCCTGTTTCAAATGTATCGGTTGCACCAATGCCACCATTTTCATGGCTAAATGTATATTCTTTGCCTGAGCCAATACGTCCCTCTTCAAAACGCTTCTTCCCCATAACAAGGTCATGTACACCTAGAAGGCCTTCGCCCTTAAGGTTTTTAGCTGCGTTTTCTTTTACTCCGCCGTGAACAATCACGCGAGCACGGGTACGTGCCTCGGACATATGACCTTCAGACTTAAACTTAGGGTCATTAAGATCAGTACCGGCTAAGTTAGCTTCTTTAGCTAATACGTCTGGATGTTCGTATTCAAAATCACTTGCGTCTGGGGCGTTGTCAAAACGCTTTTGAGCATTTGCAGCAGCACGGTATGCTTTTCCGGCAGGACGGTTAGTTCCTTCAGAAACCATGTTTTGTCCAGTAATGTTGTGAGGTCCTGGGTTAGGTCCTCGTTGCGCACGAGTTGCAGCCGCAGCCTCTACTTCAGAACGATCTGCGGGCTTTCCTTGCCAGTCTGTATTTGATTTTACAAACTTACGGTTTTGTCCACCTTCTTTTGCATCTGCAGCAACAGTTAACCCTGCACGAACTTCGCTATCTTCATCTTCTGATAAATGGGTTACTTTTCCACGCTTACCGCGAGTACCCATCTTATCGGCTTTACTATCCCAAACATATTGTGTAGAAGGTTTAGGCACATTAGGTGCAACCTTTTCAGAACGTGCGCCCTTTTCGGCCTTAGTCTTTATAGCATCAATTCTTCCAGCTGTAGATGTCTCTCTATCTGTAGCCTCAGCAAGTTGCCCACGAACACTGGCAATTTGTTTATCATCTACTGTAAGTCCACCCTTTCCAGCTCTCTTTAACTTCTTGCCACTTTTTATTTTGCTGGCTTTATCGGCCTCAGCTGTAGCTAATGCAAGTGATAGGTCTGAAGATGAGAAGGGTTTACGTTCAGATTCTTCTTTAGTTTTAGGACCCATAAATTGAGGTCCTTTTACGCGCCGGTCTATTTCAGACAAAGGCTCTGTGTTTTGCCCGTACTTTTTTTGATTATCTTTTTTTCTTGCAGCGTAAGCATTTAATACTTTATCTTTATCTGGTTCAGCTGGATATTTTGGAGTAGGGCCAGCTGCTTTGCGAGCTTTTTCTGCAGCAAGCTCTTGATCTGATACGTGAAATTCATCTACTCTAGATCCTGCGGGTGCTGGACGTCCACCGTATGTAGGTGTAGGTGCAGGAGGAGGAGTTGTATCTACACGCGGTGCTGCGTTCATTAATATAGGCTTACCTTTAACCGGCTTTGCTTGTGCAGGTTTTTCTTTTGGCCCAATAAATGGTTCCGGTTGTTTCTTTACACGCAGTAACTTTGGTTTTGTTTTTAAATCATTATGCGCAGTGGCAACAGCGCGGTCAACATCTTCTTGACCAAAATCATTTACGTAATCTTTAATTGTAGCCATTATGAATTTCCTCCATTATTACCGGGTGGCGTTACTTTTAAACGTCGTCCGCTTGCTCCGAATTGTTTTAAATAAGATTCTTGATTTCCACCTGAGGCTACGTGTGAACCGAAGTCTGCTGTCATTTTTGGGCTGATGCCTAGTTCAGGACCGTTCTCTCCGCCAGTTGCGTGATCAAAATTAATATGTCCACCTTTAATAGCCGCTACCGTCGCAGCAATAGTTCCTCCACGGCCGCCCCCACCGCCACGGTTTTTTCCACCGGTTGTGCGTTTTTTATCTGGATTAGACGCATGCGCAGTGTTACCAAGCTTTTGAAAAGTTGCGCTTGATTGTCCTACGCGTACGCCAGAAAGAACTTTAGAAATTGGTAGTCCGTGATTAGGGTTTGCAATAGGCGCACCTGTTTTAGGATCGGTAGCTTTTTCAGTAACGTTTCCTTGATCATCCATTTTGTCGCCAACTTGATAGGTAGCCATAAACTCTGCGTGCTTCTTTGCGTGCTTTACTTCGTTACCTGCTTTTTGATCAGCAGTCCACACTTGTGCTTTAGATTGCATTTCAAGATTATTAAGTCGTTCGACGTTAGCACGACGACCTGCAAATAGGGCGAGAACCGGATTTAAGGCTCGACCGCCACTTAAATTAGAATTGGCTTGTGGAATATTCCAATTTTGTACGCCTGGCATTTATATATCCGTTCTTCTAATCTTGCGATATGTCCAAAAGTTTAGCAACCGCCCCACGTTCTGTAAGGGCTTGAGCGTTTTTATTGTAGTGATGGTGACAAAAGGCCAATTCCCCAGTTTTAAGGAGGACAACCGCATATGCTCTAGCAGAGCACTGGTCACATTGAACCCGTCCCGCCGCCGTCTCCAGAGCCTGCTCCATCTGAACCGTTTCCAGTACCACTGTAGTCTCCTTCGCCGTAATTGTTTTGAGCTGTTTGGTTAGAGTTATTATCGTCATGATCATGGTCACCATCACCATATCCAATACCGGGGTATCCATTGGATCCGCCAAAACCTATGCCGTAATAGTAGGCATACCAGGGAAGACCCGTAACTGGGTGGCGTTTGTGTCGGTCGGCAGTTCTGTAGCCATCAACATTTGTAAAATCAAATTCTTGATGTTCTTTGGCCATACGGCAATCCTCTCACTATTGTGTTCCATATAAATGCCAAAACCCCCTGCCACGTATTCGCCGTAGAAACAGGGGGCCTTGCGCTATTTAGTTGTAAGACTTAGTAGTCGTATACGTTTAGGTAGCGAACGTGGATGTTAGTTCCTTCGTCCTTAATAGAGCCTGGTGCGTTCCAGAAACGTTGTAGAGTGATTACGTTTTCTGAGTCTGGTCCTTGCCATACGTTTCCAGCTGCATAATCATCAAGATTAAGTTCATCTGCTGTTTCAAACTCAATCCAGCTGTCATTTCCGTCAGCGTTTACCTGTGTAATTGTGATTAGGTCTCCAAAGTCATAAAGGTTGTTGTCAACCCAGACCTTGTCTCCAGCCTTAAGTCCTACAAGAGCTGCATCGTTATCCCAATAATCACTATCACTAGCCCAGACACGAACAGTTTTTCCTGTTGACTCAATGTAGTTAATATCAATGTTGTGGCCGATTGCAAACAGGTCAAGGTTTAACTTGTCAAGTTCGTAACTTGCTTCACCAAGAGTCTTACCAATTAAGTTAGGAACTACTTGCTCTAGCTCTGGATCTTCGTCGCCAGCATAGTTAGGAATATAAGCTGGGAAGTTTGAATAACCAAGAGTTGCAATTGTGTGGCTATCTGCTGGTGCTTTAACTTCTAGGTTATTAAGTTCTAGATTGTAATCTGCTGTACGAAGAGTATCGCTTGTATACTTCCATGCGGCGCTCCAACCTACATCTTGAACCTGAGGGATCGAGATGTATTGATCTGTACGGTCGTCATCAGGCTGCATAGGCATGTTACCCCAGACGAAGTCAACTTGGACATTGTCCAGGTCATCTCTATGTGTCATTATGTTTCCTATCTATAGATTGGTTAAGACCCTTACGTCTAAGGGAATATTATGGGGCTGTGTAAGCGTACTTAACAAGTGCTACAGAAGAACCTGTATCAACAGTTGTTCCTGCTGCAACTGATTGAGTCTTAATCTTGCCATCGTTAATGGCTGTTGCGCCAGCAGCGTTATCTGCTGTGGTTACTGCGCCTTTAACAAGGTGAGCGTTAGTCAACGCTACTCCAGCTGCTGTTTCTGTTAGACCAACAACATTAGGTACTTCTGGTGCGTTATATGTAACAATGCTCATAGCTACTGGCGATGCAATTGCTCCCGCAACAGGAGATTGAGTCTTAATAAGACCATCATTAGCTACAGTTGCGCCTACGTAAGTAGATGTAGATCCACTATCTATAAAGCCAGCGGCAGTTATGATTGGGCCAGCAGCTGAATATGTTAATCCAACTATATTAGGAACAACAAATTCTAAACCAGTGTCCCCATCACCAGCATAGTCAGGCAAGAATGCTGGGTAGTTTGAATAACCTGTTGTAGCAATATCATGGTTATCCCATGTAAAAGTCTGTTGACGAGAGCCGCCACCATCACCGGTAGAGAAAGTAAGAACATCCCAACCTGTTGCTAAGTTTTCGCTACCTACTGCTGGAAAGTTAGTCCAGTTACCATCTGTGGTTTGTGAGTACTCATTATAAGTATCACGTTGTTGATCTGGCTGTAATGGGAATTGTCCCCACACAAAGTCAACTCGTGGGTTTCCTAGATCATCTACTGGATAAGTCATTATCGAGTTCCTCCAACACTTGGGGTTCCTACATATTTAAGTTCGTGCTTAGTTCCACAATCCTCGCAAGGATTGAAGAAATCTTTAGTTGGGCCAACGCCTGGCTTTTCCAGAAATGTGCCGCAACCGCATTTAATTTCAACTTGAAGAGTCATAATTAGTACCACCAATCTGCAGTGTTGTTCTTGCTAGGGTCGTTTGTAAAAGCTACAACAGCGTGGTTGTACCAGTCGGGAGACTCTGCTGCGCAAATCTCTACTTCGCTTCCAGGGTTTGCTACATAAGTAATAGTTTCGTGAAGGTCTTTACCTGTGTAAACTGTTCCTGTTTCCCAGTCAATCCAAACAATTACACCTGCAGGGATGTAATCCCAGAAGATAATTCCGCTAGACGGATCTCTGTCGCCGTAATCTCCGATAGTGCCCCAGTCGTACTCATTTTCTCCGCCAAGGAATGTTGCATCCTTAAGAAGGGTTTCGGGAATTCCTACTGTGCGAAGGTACTCAATGTAATCCCAAACGTTTCCATCTTTAGTCTTTAAGTTGCTCCAACAGAATGTGTAGGAAGGCACAATGTATGACATGCCACCATCTAGGGTTTTACCCTCTTCGTTTGCTTCAGATGGAAAACCATCCCATGCCACACCATTAATTGCGTGAATTCCTTTAGATCCTAATACTATATCGCCACGGTCGTCATTAGGTTGCATGGGTACATTGCCCCACTCAAAAGCTATTCTTTGGTTACCGGAGTCATCGACTGCCATTGCACACACCTTTCAGGAAGATGTTACAAATGATGACAGAAATTAAGCCTCTTGTACGTATGTATGGATTTCTCCACCTGAATAGATGTCGTGCTTGACAGCGACCTCGATTGCACGCCTCAAAGCTTTTTCGGCGGCCTCGGGTGTATTTATTTTTGAGAAGTTCAGGGCTTCTAGTGCTCCCAGTGCAATGTCTCCTCCACTACCAGCGTAGTAGACGTTACGTGCTTCTCTATCCCAAGAGTAGTCATTAAAGATTGGGTAGATCACTCCGCGGACAGAGACAAGTAAATTGCTGTCGTGGAAAGCTGCATCGCCATCTTCCTTACCTTCAAAGCCGGAATCCTGAAAAACTTTACGTAGAGAGGGAATAAACTTCTTAGTCATGAATACATCTAACTCTTCAGTTGCACGAGGCTTAGGAGGAGTCCAACCAAACTGTGCAATGTTTCCACCTCTAGAAGCGCCGGAGACAGCTATCAGTACACCATTGTTATTTACGATCTTATGAGTTGCAAGATCCATATAACGTCCGTCTTCATCTGATGCACGAGAGTCGCATCCTATGACGGACCACCCATTTCCTTGGATTGCGGCAAGCGTTGTCATGTACTCCCTCTCGTAGGTGTTAAGCGTAACAGATTAACGTTGATGTAAAGCTTGACGGAACTCTCCGTCTTTGGTTCTAGGTAGTTCATCAGCTGCCTTGCTAGCTAACTCGTAGTAGCCCCAATCATCTAATCCAGATAATTTTAGGTACTTCCCTGTGGAGTCAGTTGCTTTTAGATCTTTCCACATTGCATATGGGACATCTGGATATACACACCAGGTAAAGTCCCAGAAAATGATTACCAATGTCTGAGTCTTAGCGTTGTAGCCTAGCTTTCTAGCTCTAGGACGATTCAAATTAGTAGTTGCTGCATCGATATCCTCGTACTCAGAGCCAAAATCCTCTGAATAAGCAGTTTTCCCGTCCTTTGGACCAAATTCATCATAAGAATTAGCTGATCTACCGGCTTTAAAGGCTGCTAACTCCTCTGAATCGGCATTCTGAGACCAAATTCCGCCGTTATTGCTGTTGATGTCCGCCATTTGGTCAGTTTAGAGCCTGGCTACTGCCCTGTATCGCTCAATACCCCCCGATTTTTGGTGATGAGGTGATGAGGTGACGACCCAAAAGGTACATTTGATCCGGCAACAACAATTTCCCGACCAAATTTTCCCGAACTCTCATCATAGTTTGGCCACTGTAAAGCTATATATAGGTCCAACTATCAGTCTCACCTGCCGAATTCCTGTGTTTCCTGTGTTCTAAGGGTGGGGGGTGTCGTTTTGATTTGTCTAAGGTTGTAATCGCAAAGAGCGAGCAAGAATTAGAAAGAGATTCTTTCCTCTTACGGTCGCTGACGCTGGCGCGCTCGCTGTAGTTCGATTCTACAGGTCAGCACGCCGTAAGGCTAGGGGCAGGATAGTCCTGTCCCTATGTTCAAAGGATACTAAATGTCTACATTGACACTAAGTATGAAGGAACAACTCGCGCCAGTAGTGGCTATCGAGTTGGCAGTTCTCAACGAGGGTGCTACAGCCTTCGGGATAGGCAAGGCGAAGGGTATCTTCAAGACCTACGCTGATGCGACCTTTTATGATGTGTATGACCACATCACAAAGCAATCAGCCTCAACAGCAACCGCTGTTCTGTCTGGTCTCATCTCAGCACGCTACAACGTGCCTATCTCGTTCCTCGTACCTATGCAAGACGACCTTGCCGAGGTATGGAGCACGTTCGACGCCACAACAGGCGACACCGAAGTTATGTTCGGTCGTCTGGTAGCACTCAAGGCTCGTCTCAAGGACGAGCGTGAGACAGCAGAAGCATCTGCTATTGCAGATGGTTCACTAGCGTCATCAAAGACCGTGACGCTAGTCAAGTCCCTTGGTAATCTCAAGACCAAGGGTGTTACATTCACCGAAGAGGAAAAGGCTGCGATTATCGCTGCCTTGTAATCGGTAATGGGTAGTGGCGGGGGCTCTATGTCCCCGCCTCTATCTATGTCCATAGACATCTGTGGGCATAGATAGGGAGCAACTATCCCTATGGTAAGGGGAATCCGAATCAACTCGGTACGCAGGTGTATGGAAGTGAGGAGATGGTCAAACATCTCGCAGTAAAACTCCAACTGTTACACCGCCCCCGTAAGAGAAAGAATCTCGTGTCTTCTGTCGAAGAGACCCTAGTCAGCCCTTCAGCTAGTACTGGCTAGGGTCTCTTTTCACATCCAAGCATAACTCTCATCATAGATAGATAACTCTCATCATAGTTAGTTAGGCTACTACAAATCTCACAAGTTGAGACACCGAGAGTACAAGCAGGTCTGGGCTAGGGTGGGACTGCTGTTAGCAGATAGTCGGTGGAAGATACATAGTGGGGAGAATACTCCTGTAGTTACTAGATACCACCATGGGCTCTATGCCTGTAAATGGGTGGCAAGTATGGAATACCACTATGTATCTCTCACTCTCTATCTGAGAGTAGAAGGAGGACTGATATGGGATCACCTATCAGACTTGAGTTCAACTGTTCTGAGTGCAAAGCAGATAACACCTTGCATTCCGGATGTACTCCTCGCATCAACGAGGACCGTATGGATTGGATTCCATTCGAAGTGGATTACAGATTCACATTCAGATGTACTGAGTGTGAGTTACCTAATCTATTCCAAGGCACAAAGGAGTCAGGCTTTACCCCCGTGCCAACACAAACAAACCCCGCCGTAGTGCACGCTGTTCTTATCTTAGGCTGGCGTTACGGAGAGCCTGTACAACGTCTCTTTGGTATCTATCAAGACATAGAGATAGCCCATGCATCTGCTACCACGTGGATCAAGCGTAACCCCGGCAAGTATGCAGATGATGAAAAGAACGATGATGGTGAAAATGCAACATTCTACATTAGAGAGATGCCCCTACTATGAAAGGAGAAGTAATGTCAGACGAACTTATTACCCTCAAAATCGGTATATTCGATTTTACTGTGATTACGGATGCACTCACTGATTGTGATTGTCTAAGTAAGGAATGTAAACGTCTTATCAGTAATTTCCAAGCGCAGAAAGAAGGAGAAGCAGTAAATACCTGCTTTGGATGTAAGAATGCGGTCACTGTTGCTGAGGCTATCTATTATGAGACTTATCGTCTTTGTCCAAAGTGTTACAAGTATTGGGACCCCACGCCATGACAATACTTGATTACTTAGACCCAATGCAATCAGGTCTGCCTATCACTCTTATGTGGCTATCTATCTCTGCATCTATCTGTTATCTCCTCTTTAGTAAGAAGTAATACACCAAAAGGACCCCGCGAAATTTTACCGTGTGAAGTGGTGGAAGGCACATAGATGGTGGACCTATACCGTGAGGTGGCTAACTTAGTTGATGCTATTCAAGGTGTTGGAAGGAACCAATAACGGATTAATTTCTGGACGGTTGCCGACCCATTACTCTCCACAGTTCCCGCTGTAACAGTAGTGCCTTTGGAATGCCCATTACTAAGACTATCTATGTGTCTCTCACTCTCCACAAGGAGAGTGCTATACAAGGAGGACAAAGTGTCATCCGACACAAACAACACACCCGACTGGGAATACATCAAGAAGCAAGGGATGCGAGTCAATAAGCATCTTCATAACCACTATAACGACCTAATGCACCGAGCAGCCTGCGACATCTGTATGGCCTTCTTCATCGGTGAAAATTATGGCAAGTTGACTGAGGAGGAAAAACAATGAGAGGTTATCTATTCAGATCGTTGATTGCGCTAGTTGCACCTAACTACGCTCTTGACAAGGATAACTATGGGCAGATTATCATCTACACCCATAAGAAAGAAGTTGATGATGATCGGTATGTAGAGATGGTCTCTGCAGACTTTGGAATATATGACAAGGAGGACTAATGCCTGACGACGTAACAGTTATCAGCGTAGGCACACACATCGAGTCCAATGGAGGAGATGTTCTAGCTTGTAAGCCGGGCAGTTACCGAAATACAACTATTGTCCTGTGTTACTTACCACAGAACAAAGTAACCCCTTTCGTTGTACACACATACAACGAGACTCAAGGTATCTGCTTTCGAGGTCAATATGGTTTCACACTTGAAGAAGCAATAACCGACTACAAGAACAGGAGAACATAGTGTCCAACACAAACCCCCGCGCAGCACACATCTATAACCCCGAAGACGGTGGCACTAACATGGAAATTGTCATCAGCCCCGATACTTGGTGGCACGCCGTCTGTAACGATGACATCAGGCTGACCAACAAGGAATACAACGAGCTAGACGATAGTGAAGTGGACTTGTGCCATCCCTGCGTCAAGAAAGCCAAGGAGGATGATCCCGATGGCTTTATCTACAATCTATAAAACCTGTACAACAACAATCACTACAACAACCACAATAACAACAAAAACAACCCGCATTGTGCACGGAATTACCGTGCCTGTGCACATCCTAGAAGGGAATACGAATGGCAACATCTATGAATACGCTCACAGTAAGACGAGTTGATCTATTAGAGCAACTCGAAGAGCGTTACACATACATGACCCAAGAAAAGGTAAAGTATGAGAAAGCTGTGGAAAAGTTCCACGCTTTGACTAAGAAATATGATGCAGACTTAGAGAAGTGGGAAGCACGTGTGCCCACACTACTAGAAGGTATGGTTAGAGGGTCTGACATAGACTACTCACATAACACAGAGAGATACGGCAGATACCAGTGGAATCGTGAAACTTGGAATGCAAGCATTAGTGTATCTCTCAACCGCGATGAAGTAACACGACTAATAGGGCCAGAGCCTACAAGACCAGAGGCTCCTGATACCCCCGAATTTTTACAACAGCGTAGATTAACTAGAGGTTATTCTGCTCCTCCAGCCCCATCATTATACGAAGCTGTATACCAAGCCATTGCAATCCTTAGTATTTCTAATGATGATGATGTTAAAGCTCAGATGTTCAACGACGTAATGTTGGCACTCTAATGAAACTATTCTGTGATTACATCAACGATAAACAAGAAGCACGGTTCCAAGAGCACCTCACAGTGTGTGATGATCCCCAACACAAACAATCCACCATCCACATCCACCGCCTGATAGTAGACATATTCGACACGGACCGCATCAAATACCCACGATGGCAATACTGGATCGATAGCATCCTCGTATTCCTTAGATTGGACGGAACCAATGGAAAATATTAAAACACACATAGTTGAGTGTTCACGATGTCAAGCGCCCCAAGTATTCAGGAACGCACCGGGGTACATGGACTCAGACATACCAGTAGCACTGGAACTATCCCTAGATGGTGGCTACGCAATGTTCGTAGACAATATCTACTACGTTGGTGACAAGAACCCATTGGAGTTCATGCTCTGTCACAAATGTGCCCACGAATTTACACAGTTTATGAACATACCCGAGACAACAGTAACTAGTTGGCATCCTAAAACAGATGATGCTTTCTGTAATGGTTGGACAATGCTAGGAAGCATGGAACGTGAGTTAGAGGTATTCAAACAAAAGCTTTACGATCTTGTATACATCAACGAACACACGATGATAGTGCCGTTTGATGACTACGCACATAAAAAAGCACAGTTAGAAGAACTAATCCAACTACAAGAAGAAAGGATCAAAGAATGTACATCGAACTAGATATGTCTAGCGCAACAACTATGACAATAGTTCTAGCCATCGTTGTTGTAGTTATTGTATTCATACGACGTAAGTAATCGTATTGATAGGGCAGAAGACATACGCATACAGGCTGTTATTACATAGAGGCCTAGGAATTTAGTGGATGAGTTACGAGTCTGCTATTTTTACTAGACGGAATTGGTAGCACCAATGAGCGAACGACTGTAGTGCCAGAGATACCCTGCGGGCTTGCGAAAACCTATTACAGTACCTCGGTTGAATTTGGGGGATACCCCAAGTTAGTTGTACGAGTGCAAGAAGGCGCTTGTGAAAGGAGTCTCGTCGTAATTCGACAGTAGTATGCGTATGTCCTCTGTCTTATCAACAGAGAAAGGAGATAAGACAGCACCAACACAAACAAACACCCCCACAGCCGTGCTGGGTGTCCCGTACCAATAGAGAAAGGGTTACCATGGCAGCAACCAAGGTAATTGCAACAACTTGGGATAAAGCACATTTACTCAAGAAGCTAAATGACACACTCAAGCGTATGGACGCAGAAATAGTTGCATGGGAAAAAGATAATGCAACTCTTGAAAAGCGTCAAGAAGCATGGGAGAAAAAAGCAGTTGCTTGGGCTCTTAAAAACATGCCCAAATCAAAAGATACAGACGCAAGTATGTATCACAACCGATTCCAATTGAACATCTCGTTTGATCTTCAATTGGCTACGGATGCTTTAGGTGAACGTCCTACTCAAGAACGTAAACCACAATACAAAGAAGGTCATTACTCTGAACTTAATGATTATGACCAAATTGAAAATGCTATTGCTTTGATTGAAGGCTCAACTGACACTGAGTTTAAAATCAATACCACATCAGTGTGGGCATCTTTCATTCGATAACGCTTAACGCGGTTGGTTTCTATAGTTCTTCCTGAGGTAAAAGAACTCCTCACCTAAGCATGTGAAGGATAAACTGCTTACCAACACAAACACTCACAAAGGACAACAAACTATGCTACAAACCTTTGGTAAATACATTCGAGACAAGTATGGAAACTTCGTGTGGAAAGAAACACAGGTTAAACCTCCGTCATTAGATAACTCAACAGCAAAATTACTATTCATTGTAGAAGCACAGCTGTTTCACGGCTGTACCCGCAAAGAAGCAATGATGCTGTGGGAAGACGGCATCGATACTCTATACAACACAATAAGTGAGGAGGAACTATGAAACTATGGTTACTGATCGGACTAACAACTAACATCATCTCTATTTGGACTGCGCTGTATTGGCGTGAACGATATTGGGATGCAGAGCGTATGCGAATGTATCTTCGCAAGTTAGATGCACGAAATGTTAAATAGTCTCAACAACCTATCTACATACAATCCAGACAACTTCAAGTGGCAAGATAATGCAGCGTGCAAAGACTTGCCCGTAAGTATGTTCTACTACGATCACAATGAACGTGGTCCCGACAGAGATTACAGGGAGCGTACCGCGCTTGCTGTATGCAATACCTGCCCAGTCAAGGCAGTGTGTCTACAAGACGCAATTGACAGAAACGATACACACTCTATACAGGGTGGAACTACTCCAGTGATGCGTGGGCACAAGCTTCGTAGTGTGCCTGAGTATCCTATTGAAGTAGTTAGAGTAGAAATGGAGGAAACAAATGCGACTACGACATCGCAAACTAGCTAAGCTCATAGAACGCAAGATGGTTGAGGAAGAAATTGAACTCAATGATCTAGAATCACAGCACAGTCGTGCATACCATACTGGTGTAATTGATGGATTAGGTCAAGCCCTATTCCTTATTGCACCGGAACGTGCACGACGCAATCCAATCAGCATCGTATGGTTTGATGAAGACTACGATGTGCCCCAACACAAACAATCACGCCTACAAGAAATCGACAGAGAACAAAGTTTCGACGTCAACCATTCAGCTCTGTTTGACACATCCGAGGCACGTTAATGCGTGTCTATGACTATGTCACAGGTGAGTTATGGCTCAAAGGTGGACAAAAGAAAATAGAACGACCCCTATATACACGCGGTGCTAGGCTATTTCAACGAGCCGATCACATTGCCGTAGCCCTTGGTTGGGCTCAATCATACGATGTGGTGTTGTTTTACCCAGATGGCACCACAACTATTCAATGTCAAGCCAATGGTCATTGGAATCCTTTATGGAGTCAAGGAGTTAGAGCAATTATCCGTGACTTCTCAGGCTTACACGACGTACATCAACGTAAGAATAAATGGTACATAGTGGAAGCCAATCCATCACGCACGCCACCAAAGATTCAAGGTTGCAGAATGTGCAAACGCACAGGTTTGGTAGACGTACAGTGTTGGGGTCCGCGCAGTTGTTACAACAGCATACCGTGCGAAGACCATCCCACAGCAGTACTCGACCCTAAGAACCCTCACGCAAGATGGCATGAAGCAGAACAATGTGAGCACAATAAAACTGCTAGGCACATGATGTACAGAGCAGATAAGTGTTATTCCTGTAGCGGTATGGGAATGCGCGACTACGGTAGTAAATTAGTTTCTCTTCAATGGGATGGTTTCCCAGTCCGATTGAGAGAAGGCAAGGTAATAAAGCAAGAACCAACCGAACTAGAGAAGAGGATAGCAAACTATGTCAAACCCAACAGTTGAGTATGACAGTTCAGCAACAATAAACACAGGAGCCACAGCAGAACAACCAGTAACAGCACGAAGAATACTGAGTAGCGGTGGTATCCCTGAGAACTTAGTAACAACTTCAAGAGCTAGTAAAAACTACAGAGATGCCGTGTTAGCAGACCTATTACTTAATGTTGAACCTGGGCAACCAACTTCAACAATTGTTTTAGATACATTGCGAACTGCAGTCCGAGCATCACAAGATGGAAGCATTGACTTGCAGGTATACACCGAGTATCTTGCAGCTTTAGCCTTTGCTTGGGGTGACAAAGAACTAGCTGCCGTTACGATCATGCGTAGTAAGCCTGAGTATGCTGCAGTATCAACCCATACTATGAGCATTGTATCTGCCATAACTAAACAGATGCCTAGCCCATTTTACTTAAGCTTGCTGGTATCGCAAGGGCCAGCAGCTTCAGACGCATGGTTACAAGAACAGTCTTCCCACTTCCCTAACTAACGCCAACACAAACAAACCAGCCTATTAGACGGTCAGCGGGAGCCATTTATGACGAAAACTGCCTTCCTAAGAACTGGTATGTCGTTGGTAAATGCTGCAGAACACAGAGAAGTAGTCTGCAACATACTTGATCAAACCCAAGCCGGAAACAAGACGGCACCAGCACGCGTGGATGGTTAAACGGGACCAGTTAGTCTCACCAACCGCCACCTGCCAGTCGGACCTGAGTCGCCCGTAGTTGCTAATGCATCCAGTCCCTGTACCACTTCCTACGTAATGTGTTCAACTCAGCCCCTAGAGGGCACGTCATATTGGCGTGCTCTCTAGGTTTACCTACTACAACAAAGGAGATAGACATATGTGTGAAGCATGTGAGAACAACGACGATGAAGACTTCTCATCACAAGATTTTAATTTTAATAGTCTTAATGATGAAGAAAAAGAAGAGTTCTTTGAGTACCTCAGTAAGCAGATGAACCTCGTAATAAATAAAGCCGAATCACACGGCGTGTTGTTTGACCTAATTACGGAGTGGCCTCGAGGCAAGGTAGTAGCATTCGAGATGGCTACCGTATTAGAGAACCGCGTCTTAAATGACGACGATGAGGAGTAACTAAGTTTCCTCTGCGCAAGCAGAGGGATGCTACCGATAGTCGGTAGTAGTTGTCGCAAGACAACAACGATTCCAATACCTAGAAGGGGTAAGTTATATGGATATCGCAATATTCACAGAGTCATACACACCAAGCATGGGGGCTAAGCGCCGTCAGGTGCTAATAACTCCGCATGGTGACGATGTACGCATCTACTCACGTGAGACAGATGGGACCAAGGGTCCCCACAATAAGTGGGAAGAAACAGACTTCGATGGTCTCACTGGACAGATTGACAGCGACGAGCAACTCACTCGTACGCCTGTTGCTGTGTACGTTACAGCGACAGATGAAGAAGCTATGACTGCTAAGGGCTATTCCCCAGTACTCGGCACCAAAGCATGTCAAGCACATACCAAGGCTGCACTCAACGTAGATCCAAGTTCATTCTTGGAACGTGTGTGCGAGTTGTATGAGCAAGTTACATCGCAAGATGTAGCGTTGAGTGAGTACATCATCGACAACCGTCGTGGTTCTGGTTCTACTGTGCCTTTGGTAACTATGCCAACACAAACAACTCCAGCCCCACAACTAAACCAACACGTATTAGATAAGTTTGAAATTAAAATGGAATCTAATACTAACAACGGTTCGGTTATCATGGCGTCACTAGCATCAGTGCCACGCATTGAGCTAGCCAAGCGCTATGTTCATCGTAAAGTCTTCGAAGTAGAAGACTTCAAGGTGTTCGATCATGCTCGTGCCAACAACATCAACGTACTTATTTACGGCCCTACTGGTCCAGGTAAGACAACGTCTGTTGAAGCATGGGCTGCTGAGCGTGGCCTACGTATGGCTACCGTATCTGGTAATGCTTCTATGGAGCCAAGCCAGATGACTGGTAAGTTCGTATCCGATGGCAACGGTTCGTTTGCATGGATTGATGGCCCTGTTACTGACGTAGTCCGTAACGGTGGTGTCTTGCTTCTTGATGAGGTTAATTTCATCAGTCCTAAAATCTATACCGTCTTGTATTCCCTACTTGACGGACGTCGCATGATTACATTGCTTGATCATCATGGCGAGACTATTGAGGCGCACAAAGACCTCACTATCTTCGCAACTATGAATCCGGATTACATCGGCACAACGTCGTTGAACTTCGCATTCCGCAATCGCTTCGACATCCAAATCCCTTGGGATTACGATGACAAGGTTGAAGAGAAATTAGTTTCATCTAAGTCTCTTCGTGTCTTAGCGAAGCAATTACGTACTGAAGCAGCCAAGGGTCAGTACGAGACTCCAATCTCAACCAATATGTTGATGGAGTTCCACCATTTCGTAGACGCATTGGGTTATGAGTTCGCAGTTGAGAACTTCATCGCTCACTTCTCTACGGATGAACAGCCAAGCGTTCGCTTGGTGTTTCAGACACACGAATACAATATCAAAGGTGACTTTGGTATTGAGATTCCTATGCCTGAACAAGCAGCAGAAGGACAGTCAATTGAAGAGAAGTTGACTGAGTGGGCTGGCAATCTTGCCGGTCAAGTATAAGAAAGGTAAACCATGTATAACGAAGAGTTAGACGATGGTTATCGTTACAGGGAAGCCAGAGATGAAGAAGCACAAGAACGTGCTGTCCGACTCAATGCACTGTGCCGTGTTTACGAACAAGGTGACCGTGTATTAACTGGCGACCCAGTCATCGTAAATGTGATGCCGGATGGCCCCGCACCAGCGTGGTCAGACGGTGCCGCTATCTACATCAATCTTGATCAGATTGAGGACATGGACCTTGAGACATTAACTCAAGTTACTGGCCTCAACTATCATGAGTTAAGCCATCACTTGTACTCGCCCCGTAAGGGAACGACGTTCATGCAATGGGTTATAGAAAATGGTCAGATTCAAGCTACAAATATTCTCGAAGATCAACGTATCGAAACATTATTTGTAGCACGCTATCCAGCTGTTGCTTCATACCTTACAGCCATGGTTTCTAGGTGGTTAGGTAAAGATGAAGATGGCATGCATGGTAACTACATCTGTATACGCGGACGTCGTTACCTACCTGTTGAGATTCGTCAAGCGTTCCGTGATGAGTTCGCTTTCCCAGATGTAATCCCAGCAGCTATTGACATCATCGATCAGTATCGTCTCTTAGCATTTCCTCGTGACTATGACAAGGGCAAGGAACTGATTGAGCGATTCACCAATGAGGTACTGATTCCTATGGGCATCAAAGATGACCACACACATCAGGGTGGTCCCAATGGTTGCGGTCAACGCATGCCCGTAAGTAAGGGTCGACCTGAGCCCGGCAAAGCTCAAGAGAAAGACTCTGATCGTGCCAAGGGTATGGGTACAGCAGAAGCTCCGTGGTATCCAAAACCTAAGCAAGCTCCAACACAAACACCCACCAACGACGCCGATAAACCAATTGGCAGCAATGATGATGGTGATGGTGATGGTGATGGTGATGATCCATATAGCAAACCGTTACAACCTATTACTACAGAACAAGCACTAGATATACGCGACAAGGGTGTAGACCATACGCCAGCGTCTACCGCAGGTTCTGGTCACGTTGATAGTCTCGGCGGTATTCCTAAGAATATCAATGACATGCTCAACGATGCTATTGATAATGTCCTTGCACGCAAGGATGTTCAAGCAGACATCAAAGCCAAGCAGAAAGTTATTGTTGGTGGAGATGGTAAGCATGATGACATTACTAAGAAGGGTAAGTTCGACAAGACTTCCGTTCCCAACGAATCCATCATTGCATACCGCAAATTCGCTCAAGAGTTACAACGTTTACGCGATGACATGGAACCTACGTGGGATAAAGAAACACCCACCGGTAGGCTTAATGTTCAACGTGTTATCCGAGGCTGTGAGATTGATGCAGCCTTCGATCGTTGGGATGAGGGCGACGATGGATGTGATATTGAGGCCGTCATCCTAGTGGATCGATCAGGATCAATGTCCAGTCAACAGAACGATAAGAAGGCTTCCATCGCCTGCTGGACTATCAAGCGTGCTCTTGAGTCAATTCAAGCGCCCGTTACTGTCTATGCCTTTGATGACGCAGCTGAGGTTGCTTACTCCCGCAAAGAGTTAGCAGACAAGACTCAGTACAAGTTCATCTACGGCAACGGCGGTACTGAACCATACCCAACACTGTTAGTTGCAGAGCAGTTACTTATGTCTTCTCGCAAGAAGAACAAAATGCTGTTCATGGTAACTGATGGTGTGTTCGACTCCCAGAAAAATGATGTAATTATTGAGCGTATCGGTAAGCGTGGCATTCTCACAGCCATGACGCTGATTATGACTGACAGTGATTACAAATACTATGTGGATGATCGAGGTCAAGATCCAAAGCAATTCCATCATAATGCTGAGGTTTTTGCTCGTATCAACAATGCCAGTGACTTACTGCCGTTTGCTAAGCAAGTAGTTACATCCGCAATCAAAAAGCGTGGAAGACGCTAACCAACACAAACAAAGACAAAGGAGCAACAAAATGTACGTTATATTCGATAGCTTAACAGAAACACTTATAGGCCCGTTCAATGATGAGGAAAGCGCAAGCATGTTCTTGCTATATGCCTCCGACGAATTGGCAGATGGTGGTGTAAACCTATCCGTTGAGTGCGTATCTGAGCCAGCTGAATGGGCCCAAGATAACGCCCCCGCACTAATGGCGTCGTTGTAATGAGTAAGCAAGAGCTAAAGTACAGCGAAGAACTCTTGCGCATAGATATGGAACGTCTTGCTCAAGACAGAGTAAAAGCAAAAGCCTTATTAATCTCAAAAGGTGCCGACGATGTCTTAGAGATGTTAGGGCTGCAAGACGATGAGTTGTAGTCATTGCGGCTCCCCCATCTACGGCAAGTTTATAGAACTTCGCGTAGACAATGGTCTTAGGATTATTGAGTTTCACGATAACCCTAAGGAATGTTACATCAAAGAAGTTAGATACAAACGTAGCTTTGACAAAGCTATACGACAAGAAATTGTGCTCAACGGTGGGTACATGGAAGACTAGAGGAGGAAACAAAATGACAACAATAACTAGGAGAGAAGCGTGCGAATTAGTACGTGAATCTATTGGTAAAGAACAATTGCTTGAGGAAGACGTCAAGCGTATTATCTATGCTGTTAATAATGACCTACAAGTAAGAGATTTCTTAATGGGCATACCTATGCATTATTCAATGGTGGAATGCGCCACACTATTAAAGAACATAGTTGCTGTAGCGGATCCGCAAGAAGCGGTACCCTTTGCAGCAGTCCTTGCTGCGTACGCATATGAAATGGATGATCATCAAACTGTTAAAGACTCTATTTCATTCTCTATAAGTGTTAATCCTACATATTCATTAACTCTCTTGTTAATGAGAGTAATAGCATCTGGTTGGCCTAAAGAAGCCTTTAAAAAGATGCGTGAAGAACTTCACCTTAAGGTTATGGCATCCTGCTATAGCCCAGAAGGTGATGAAGCTATCCCACTACAAAGTAAGGAGGAAAACAAATGAAAGGCGGTATATCACTAGCAGACATGCAAGAACTCAACGATCTTATGAATCAATTCAATACATTTGAAGAGACTAAAGAAGCAGTTGAGTCTCGCTTCCCCGGCATCACAGCTATACGTACGGAAACCGGAATCTCTATAACATCAGAGGAGGAATAATGTCAACAATGTGCGAAGAATGCAGGTGCACAGTGTTTGGTGACGAAGCATGTGGCAATGGGTGTGGGTGTTGCGGAGGAGGTCCAAATACTGTAATCTGGAAATCCGTCGTAACAAAAGAAATGGTCGAGGGTTGGAGTGACGATGAGATTGAAATGCTCGTTACAGACCTAGACGATGCCGTCATGGCAACGTTACAAGACTATGAAGGACACGACCACTAACCCACCAACACAAACAAGATCGGAGCACTATGGCAGACGATCTAATCTATAAGGTTCGCATTGTGTACGAAGTGAGCCTAGCCAAATGGCGTATAGACGAAGATGATAACGACTGGTGTCTATGGGTCTTTGACAGGAATTTAGGAGAGTGGATCCCCACCAATAAACTAAATAGACCTGGCGAAGATGTAGAAATTGTAGACATCAAGTTTATAAAGTAAGGGAGGTGAAGCCTCCGGACGCACTCCGGAGGTCTCATCAATGGCGTTAACTCTTAGTTCTAAAAGAGATTACGGCATAAGTATATCCCCTCAAATCAAAGAAAGGAACAACTATGGCCATATGGGCAGTAGTTAATATAAAACTACGGGATAAACACATACGCAAACTCGTATCAGCACTAGAAGGTGCGGGTCTTGAGGTATCTATTACACCGGGTAAGAAGCACGTAAGGGTAAGAAACCCTGATACAGGCAAAATAGTCTTCTTCGGTAGCCAATCGTTGGGAGACTTTAGAGCTGCAAAAAATATCAAACGAGACCTAAAGATGGTAGGGTTTGACCTATCCGAACATGGAATCAAACTAGGATAAGGAAACAATATGGCAAAAACCAATTACTTCTTCGCAGTTAAGAAGAACCTAGATAAGGGTGGCGCATGGCTAGCAATTGTTAGCGATGAGATTAACGGCCCTATTCTAAAAGCAGCTGCATTTTCCAGTGCTGCACCAGCAAAACGTTGGGCAGCTGAACAAATTGATCGTAGTCGTTTACCGTGGGAAGTATCAGAAGACGGTAAATCTATGACAGCAGTTGCGCAATTCAAAGAGCCAAAGGAATGATTATGGACTTTGAGACAGTGTTGCCAATGAAAACAGTTAACGACATCATTAAAGAAGTTAAAGAAACAAAAGAATGCGATTGCGGTAACTGTACGTGTAAATAAAACATTAAGCCCCTCACCTTGCGGTGGGGGGCTTAATTGTTTGTGTTGGGCGCGGGCTAAGCCTCGCTATCTTCACTTTCATCTTCTAGGAACATCGACTCGATATCCTCTAGGTCTTCTTCATCCATATTCAACTCTTCAAGGTCATCCTCAAAGTCTTCAAATAGGTCAGGACTCAATTCATCTGACATGCGTGTCTCCCAGTACTAGTAGGTGTAGAAATCGTACACTATTATCTATTATCTGTAATCAATCTAACTTCACAAGCATCTGTGGTGCAATAAGCTTCGCCAACCGCATCAGCGGCCATACCGGCATACACGCCCTTAAAGTCAATAGGGAATAAGGTCATAGTTGCCTTTTCATACTCGGCTTCTGTAATTTGGGTATACGGCATCTGTGGATACACGGCATTGCCCGAAGGTAAGAATGAGACAGTCTTCAGTTGGCCGTCATACATATGTAGGACAGTCCCAACGTGTTGGGCTTCAGTCTCTGGATCAAAGCTTATAGTTACCGATACCGAGTTATCAGACCAGTAACGCTGTGCTGTAGCGGCGAGCGCCATCTTTTCATAGATAGTTACATCTTTTTCAGAACGTACCGCATTAGACTTTACCGGAAAGAATACAACCGATGTAGTCTTTGGGGATTCTGATGCTGGTTCAACTCGATATTGAGCCATTTTGAACAATGGGAGCATTGGGTCACTATTAGCAAACCTAATTGCTCTCATAAAGTATTGCCCACCTACAGGCCAATGAACCCCGGGAGATTCTCCCGCTAAAATTGACACGGTGCCTGAAGGCTTCACTGTCGTCATCTTAATAGATTCACGAATACCCAACCATTCAGAGTAACTCTTGTCATAGTTCTTAATGGTTTCATACCCGGCATCCATCCAGCTCCGGAGCATTGGTAAACCTTTATTGTCCGCAAAGTTAGCAACTCCGCTCATAGATGTTCCAATACGGCGGTTACGCTGCATGATCGCGTTAGTTTCTTCCCAGTGAGTTGGGAGCAATGTAACAGTCTTGGCATAGAGATATGCAAACTTGAGAGTTCGCTTGAAATCGTCTAATGAATCGTGACGGCCAAGGTATGTCTCAACCAAAGTGCAACACTCCATAGACTCTAATGATTGTTCTGCGCAAGGGTTGTATCCAGCGGCTCGCCAGTCTTTGTTATTAATTGGATCAGACAGGCGACCGTACTGACGAGTAACGTCCATCCAGATAACGCCAGGTTCACCGTTGCGGGCAATACCATCAATGATGGGAGTTAAGTCTTGACCTACAGAGACCTCAACAGAGTTGTTTGACATCCAACCCCACCCGGGAGCTGCCGGATCGTAACTATTGCGTTCTGGGTAAACATCTTTATTCTTTAAGTTCAGAAAGTCTTGGTCGTCAATACGGCCGATTAGTAACTCAGCAGAACGACGAACGTTGCCAGAAACTACGCACACTCCAATTAAATTTCCAAGATCCGCTATGTCGCGGCGAGTTAGTTTTTGACCTTCTCTACCATCAAAGATCATAGAGATATAATCGTGAAGTTTAATTAAAGGTTCTGCTCCGGCTGCTGTTCCGCCAAACGTTTTGATTGGCGTTCCTGCTGGTCTAATTTCTTCGTAACGAAATACTGGAGCCTTTGTATCTGCTCGTAAGTAAGCATTGATGAGAGCGGATGTAGATTCGACCCATCCTTCTCGGGTGTCGGGGATGACATATTCTTCTCCTTGTGATGGTTTGTAGATTTGGAAATCTTTGTCTGCGCCCTTATCGTCAAAGCCTACTCCAACTCCCAGCATAGATGCTTCCATTAAGAAGGCAAATGGCTTGGCCGGATCTAGCTTGGTCATCGAGTTTGTAGATACGAAGCTGCAGTTCTGAAGGGCAGCCGAGTTGCGCTCTTTATTAACAATGGGAGTTCCCATTACCCAGAGTCCGCGACCTGGTGGGGTCCACTTCAGTTGAAATAGGCGATCGAAAGCTTCCTTTGCTGAAGCTTGGGCCTTGGAGTCTGACCAAGGTAGTCGTTGGGATTTAGCGTGATCCTTTTGTAGGGAATACATTCCGTTGATTACGCGTTCGCAGACTTCGACCCAAGTTTCCTTGGTTCCGTCCTCTTTAAGACGAGAGTAGGTACGAAGGAAAGTAATCTCCCCTACAGAATTGCCGGCGGCATCCGTATATCCCCAAGGGACTTTCTTCCCTCTGTATGAATTGACGAAATCTTCTGTAAGTTTAAATGAAAACACAAAATACCCATTTCTCTATAAAAGTTGACTGTTATCAGGTGATGCTATTCGAGTTGCTCAGAGATTATTCTAGTCGTTTCCTCTTCAGAAATACCTCCGTTTGGAAGTTCTCTTAAAGTATTGGCCCTATCTCCGAACAGCGCTGACATTACACCACCCGAGGTTTGACGTTCTACCGTCATTCTTACGAACTCTTTATTCTCTTCAAGTTCTTTGACATTCTTTACCAATTTAAAGAGTCTATCAATTTCTTGACCTGTATTTGGATCAGGGTAACCACCGTTTAGTTCTTCCGCAAATCGTGCAAAAGCTACTCTAGCGCCTTGCATTTCGATGATTGCGTTCAATAAACCCTTAAGTTGTTCTTTAGTTTTTACCTCAACTGGCAAATTAAACGCACATGTGTTAGAGGGTTTGAAGGCTGGGCAATTCGCTGCAACGAAGCAAGTATCGCATTGACGTAATGACGTTGAGTTACTTTGCATGATTGAGACGTCTTTAACAACGTCTCTACCGGACTCATCTTTGTCCACAACTGTCTTAGTGGATATTGAAAAAACTGGCAAATTGAGCATCTCTGAAGGGTCTCTAACCGTAACTTTTGCTGGTTCCAGGCCAGATTCTTTCCGCACCTCAACCTCTCTGTTATCAGGATCTACACCTAGCGTTTCCGCGTCTCCGGGACTATCTATGTTCACACTCTTATCAGATAACTTCTCGTCATTAACGACAGTTAAATGACCGGGCTTCTTTTTATCCAAGTTTTTCTCCAGCTGCAAGTAGCTCCAAATAGCGAGGCGGGTTACCTCGGTACTATCATCATTCATAATCTTATCGAAGTCCAAGCCCGCTTTTTCTATAACAGATTTATAACGGGGACGAGCTTGGTCTTTTTGTTTCTTCTGGTATCGGACTAATCTAGTCCCATCCCATACAATTGTTTCTCCCCGCATCATTGGACTAAGCCAAGATAAAGTGCTAGCGGTAGCCAGGGGAACTTGACGAAGGTTATCGGGTTTGGCGCAACCTAGTCCGTGAAAGGTAGTACCAAATTGGCTCTGTAGAGCCCGTGTGCGCCCGGCTAGCGTAACGTCAGCCTCTATGGTCTCTCCTAGTATGGCTACGTTCTTCCATTGTTCAGCAAGCGCAAATAGCCCTGTATGGCTTGAGTCCTGATGCCATACCGGCCAGTATTTATCCCCTAATTCAAAGCCAATGGTGCGGCGTTGTTCTGCGATCCAAGAGTTTCCTAGTGTTGCTGAGTCAAACTCCACAGCCGCCTCAATACGGTCATAGTTCATAGCAATAAAGTCATCGTAACCAGCCGCTAGATCCTCAAGCTCCCGAGTACTTAAGATGGTGGAGGTGGCGGCGGTTCCTGCAGTAACGTAGATTTTTACGTCATCTGGGTACTTCTCTGATAATAGATAGTCTTTGGTTTTAGGCAGGCCGCGCTTAGTTAGCCCGGTGTAACTGACGCTAATGTTCTTGACTCCAGCATCAATAAGAAGTAATCTGTGGGACGGAACTTCCCCGCCCATAAATACGATACTCATTCAAAACGCTTTTCACTGCTACCCAGGTGGGCCTCTAGTAACGCTAGGCGTTGACGTTCAACTTCATCCGCCAATACATCCCAAGACCTAATTTCCCTAGAAGCTCTAATGAACTTAGGGTGGGCAAATAACAAAGTTGTAATTCCCATAGCAGCAGCTTCTGCGCAACGGTCAGCATCTACGTCTATAAATAAATCTACTCTGCCGGCGGCCCTAGCTATAGCTAAATGCCTGGATCGCAAGTCTTGGCCTTCATAAAAGTATCTATCATCATAGATCTCTCCGTAACCAACAATAAGGTTGGATCGAAGCCAATGATCAGTTTTTTGCCAGGACATGTCGGAGGTAATTACAACCCGGTAATGTTCGGCAAGGATGCGGTAGAGCTTTATACCTTCTGGTATTGGGTCGCCAGTTTCAGTCTTAAGTACGCCTTCTAATGCAACGAGTGCTGTAGCCATTTTGTCCTCTAGTTATTTAATGCTCTTTTTGCCTTCAATACTTCAAAGTCTTTTTTCTTTGTCCCGCCGTCATAACCCCAAGCATACCCTTTGTCTACCATCTCTTGGTTTAAAGAGATGCCATCAACGGTTAAAGTCCCTAGTATACGGCCATATTTTTCAGAACTATCCGGTTTTTCCGTTTTAATTACAATATCTGTCTTTCCTTCAAGCCGATGCTTCAGGTACTCTTTAACTTCAAGCCCTAACTTCTTTTCTTCAAGGTTGGTAGTACGACTTTCTGGTGTATCTATACCGTTAAGACGGACTCTTTGAGAGTAACTTATGTCAAACCCCAAATCAATCTCTACGTCAATAGTGTCACCATCTACTACCTTAGTAACTTTTTTTACCCTGTATTCATACATTAAATTGACCACCAAACGTGAGGGGCTTGATAAAACAAACCGTATTTTTCTTTATGTAAGCGCCTATCTTCATGCACGACTTTCCAATCAGTTTCATGCGTATCTTTTCCACATAAGGGGCAGATACTGCTACCCATATATTTATAAACGTGCTCGCATAGCATGTTATTTGTACTTTTTCTCTGCTTTTTCTTTTTTAGCAACACGCTTTTCCATTAAGGTTAGCTTTGCTTCTTTCTTTTTATTTGCATTACTTTTTTGTTCTTTATTGGCCACGAAGTGTTCTCCTAATCAAGGTTGAGGCATCTGGAAGTTCTACGCCGTACTTTTCTTTTTGTTCTTCAAGAGTAACTGCTTTTTTATGTTCTTTAATAGTTCTAAGAGCCTGAACTGCACCGGAACGTTTACCAGCTTGCCAGCGGTAATTGTTGTAGTCGGAATACCCGGCGCCAACTTTGCTAAAAGCTATTTTACGTCCTGCGTGAATATCATCATAGAAAGCTGTAACTTGTTCTGTAGCTAGCTGTAGCTTTCGTTCTGCGTTAATCTTATGGGCTGGGTTTGTAGCTGAGCGTAACTCATTAAGCGCAGAGTTATAACGGTTTAAGAGTTCTTGCGAATTAGCGCGATCTCGTTCAGCCCGTTGTTCCCAAGCACGGCTATAAGGAGGCTGAGGATTTTGCTCTGGTTCTACTGTCCAGGAATCGTTGATCAAGTCATACGCTGCGTACGGGTTAATATCTCGAATGTCGGACTGTGGATTTACATAGAATGTAAGCTCATAACCTTCCCAATTACGGGTATTAGGAGTCAAATCAACACTAAATCGTTCATTAAAAGTAGCAGCTATTTCTTGATCAGATAGGGCTACATACTCTGGATTAGCTCTGCGAAACGTTACGTAATCTATTCCTATTAAACAATCAAGATCACCTGGCTCTCTAGCTGCTTCCCATTGATAAGAGATGCCTGAACCAGCAAGCCAAACTTTAGTCCAAGTATTTGGACGAGAGTAGTTTACGGCTAAATGATCAAACAATAAAGATGTAATCCCAGAACGAACCCACGACTGTAAGTGATTGCCCTCAAATAGTCGTGGGTCTAGTTCTGCAGAAGGTGTACTGAAGTATGACGTAGAGCCCGGTGTTATTTCCGGCATCGGGGCATCTACGAAGTTCATACCCCTATTCTTCATCTTCTTCGTCGTTACGTCTCACCAAACAGGGAGAAGTAACTATTCCTGTTCTTTTGTTACAGCTTCTTTAGGCTGGTTTGCTTGTGCTAAACGAATCATTGTGTATTCGGCTGCAGACTGCGCTTGGATATCCATAAGAATTTCTGATGCGTAGCGGCGAACTTCAAGGAGAGTTGCTTCTCGCTCTAATTCAACGTTAAGGGCCTCAACGTTACGTTCGATATACACGTGGCCCTTGTCGTCAATTAACACGGCAAAACCTGTTGTTAATTTAGGTTCGTTTGGGGTTGTTGTTTCTTCTGACATGTTTCTCCTCTTAGTCGTATAAACCGGCAGCCTTGCGCTGCTGGGTTGCGTAGAATGTTTTTACTGGGCAAAAATCGCATAGGAATACTTTGGTTCCCGCAGATTTTTCTGCTGAAACTAAACCAATTTCCTTACGCAATTCTGCAGTGTTTTTAGGTACTAAGCGTTTGTTCTTTGAGCGCCAATCCCCACAAGTTCCCTTAGGACGCAAATGATCTGAGTAGCACTTCATTGCATCATCATAGAAGGTGGCTTTAGTTGTGTAATAGTCTGGGTCTAAATCAGAAAGTCCGCCACCGTATTTAGTGCGCATATTTTTAATAATTTCTTCACGATTTTTTTTATTTTCCCAAGTTTTTACACCTACATCAGACAATTGACCATTGTGAGGGATTCCTGCGGATTCATGACGATCAATGCAAACTTGAAGAGTTACATCGTCATCTGGGTGCCCTTTAAAATCAGGAAGCTCTTCAATTGTTTTACAGTTGTAGCAGTACAGTAAACGAATGCGAGGACCAGTGTCCTTAATTTCTGTATAGCTGCCTTGATCGGCGGGTAGTCCGCCACCTAAAATAGGAATGTCCATAGATCCTCCATGTGTTATGAAGGAATCCTAGCACAAGATTATTCGGAGGTAGATCCTCGGTATTTTTTAGTTTCTCTTGCTGTACTGGAGCCGGTATCTTCCATAAGTCCAGCTGCTTCTCTAAATGCGGCATCACGATCTCCAGCTGCACCGGATCCGCGGGTTTCCTCTACAGCGCTTACTATCTCGGTACGTGGGCGTGGGGCAACTATGCTCGTAATTCCCTGTTGTTTCTCATAACTTCTAGCTCCGTGTATTAATGCAGTTTTTGCTTCAGGAACAGTTAAACCGCCGATGTGTATGGCGTGATGAAGATAAGCCTCAAAATTAGGGCCAGAGTTATTGCCGTTTTCTACTGCAAACGCCATAGCATTATGTGCAGCACGGATGTGGGCTCTAGGTGGAAGTGGAGCTGATTCAGATTCCGTGATAGATTCATCTTTATTTTTGCTTGCTCTACCTGGGCCGCGTGTTTCTTTTTTACGCTGACTCCAAGGGAAATCATTCCCTACGTGCTGGTGTACCCAGTCCTCTGTTCTAAATAAACCTTCATCTTGGTTATTAGCTCGCTCAACTTTATAAGCTTCATGGTCGTCAAGAGGTTCAGAATAAGTATTAGGATCAATCTTAGTTAAATGATGCTTAGTATGCATGTCGCAAGTAGCTATAGGATCTGCACCTGCTGGTCGCAATACGTTAGTAGCTGGGCCGGAGTGGTGTAAGCCACCGTATTCGCAAGAAACTGCGCTTCCTTTAGTTCTATTTTTTGGGCTAGCTATTAAATCGCCTTTGTACTTAAAGGTACGACGATTAGCGCCTTCAGGCGTTAATCTATTAGTATCGGGGTCAATAACAGTAGCTTCAGGTGAAAATACCAAAGCTCTGGAAGTTTGTTCTAGGTGGGTACCTTCACCCGTATCTTCATTAGAACCTTTTGCCATGCGTAAATCCTAACTTAGTAGTTAGCACCCATTTGATTGTTGCTGATGTCCGCAACTGGCATAGGTGAACGTGGCTTTGAGTTGGCTGTGGTTGATCCCGGAGATACCTTTGATGGCGCTTCTTGATCAATAAAGTCATAGTTCCAATATGGGTGTAGTCCACGACGGTTAGCAAGAGTTAAATCTTCGCCAGTGCCTGGTGCAACAGTTGTATTAGGACGAACCTTACGGTATTTGCCGTCAGTTGCTCCTTCGTTCATAGAAGTGTTAAGTGAACGTGATTCGTTAGTTGCCATTGTTATCCTCTTTCTGATTGTAGAAATCATGACTTTTTCCAGGCTTTAAAATACGTTGTACTCCTGGAGTCTTAAGTCCGTGCTTATCAAATTCATCTGAGCCGGCAGGGTCAAAGCCCATTTGACCGCCAATAGCGCCCATGGCACGACTCCAAGTACGAACAGATTTACGATCGTTTTCACGACGACGAATAGGTTTCATTTCTTCACCGGTTTCTTAGGTTTAGCGGCTTCTTTTTCTTTTGCTACTTGGGCAGAAGTTTTGACCTTAACGGGTACGACCTTGTATTGGGCCGGCTTACCTTTATGATCTGTTAACTTTGCCATGAGGCCAGTATCCCCCTATTTTTATGACTTGTCTGCTTGTTTACGAACTCTAGGGCGAATAACCTTCTTCTTTTGTGCCTGGTATTTCTTAGAGTTTTGACGACGACTTATTGCCGCAGTAGATCCTGGGTTAAGACCGCTGGCTTGGCCCGAAGTCCAGTGTCCGCTAGAGCGTTTTTCCCAGCTCTCTACAGAAGCAAAGGTCTTGGTTTCGCCCTTTTGTTTAATAACCTTAGGTTCTGGTGCACCTGATTTTGTTTTTTTAGGGGCGTGGGACTTAGGGCGGGGAGCTTTGCCACCAGAGTTTGCTTTAGTCGCCACTCATTCGTCCCTTCATATGCTTGCCGTACAAATCGTTACGACAAGTAGGGCACATCTTTCCGTCAGTGTACATAGCCTCTAACGGAGTCATAAACATGCCGCACTTAGGGCAGACCACACTACCGTCATAGATAGTTTCTGTGGTGATCTCTTCTTCCATTAGAATAAACTCGCTAGCTGTTCTTCTGAGTGAACGCCGTCAACGCGTTTGGGTTCCCCATTGCCATTAAAAACAATAAAAGTAGGAAAACCATTAATATTGTTTTGTGCAATCGCATCTGCATTTTCAGACTCTAAAATCTTTATTACTGAAAGTTTTGGGTTATTTTCAATAAATTTGTCTAAAATTGGGTTTTGTTGCTGGCAAAAAGAACACCAGTCAGCATAGAAATACCAAAGCTCTTTCATTACCAAATGCCTTCCGTCATGTTTCGTGAGGTTCCTTGCATAGATGTGGGTGAACCGGAGAAGTCTGTGCGCTCAGGCTCAAACTCTTCGTTAACGTTCATAACATCCATTATACCTAACTGACGGGTTCTATATCCAAATCGGGGTGGGAACAACTGGATCTGGGGCAAAGGTGGTCGAACAATGTCTTGGATCATATCTTTGGGCAAAGTTACAGAACGAATAGCTCTAGTTAAAAGGGCTTCGGTTGTGCTAGCAAATGGGCCCATATAGTCGTAACGGATCTTAGGACCGTTATCGACAATATCACGGGGTTTACTATGGTCATAAACACTATCTTGTGATTCAGCCATGGTTTATTCCTCTGTGTAGGGATAACGTGTAGCTAAGTGCGTGCCACCAGCTCTTTTAATAGATTCTGCAATATTTTGATGCGCAAATTGAACTTTCTTGCGTCTCCCACTGGTCATAATAAATTCTGAATGCACGCGGCCTTTTGGCAAATGCCAAGTACTATTAATAAACGTACGGTTATCTTTAAGAGTAGGTACGGTTTCTCCGGCAGCCTTGCGCTCTTCAATTCTTTTTTGATGTCCAGCAAGCCGTGTTGAGTACTCTTGATGAAGAGCTGCGTCTTTGTCAGACATGTGTTTACGAGAAGCAAGGTGTGCTACAACATCAGCTAGCTTGTAATACGTGCGGCTGTTTCCTACGTCTTCTCGTGTACCGCCATACTTATTCTCTACGGTCTTAGTTGCTAATGCTTTTTTACGTTTACCTGGCGTAGGCGCTCCAGCAGCGTTACTTGTTATGGTTATGTATTGTGGAATTGGGCTATAGCTCGCTTTACGAGCATCTGTTTTACCTGTAATACCTAAAGCATGTTTTAAAGAAGTACCTTCTGGTCCTTCATTGGTTAAGAAAGGAATTCCGTCTTCATCAACAGGTGTTGGAGATTTTTCAGAGGCTCTACGCTCTGGCTTCATTGACATATTTGCACGAGTAATTTGCATTTCATCGTCAGCAGTAGATAGGTTACTTGCAGCCCGGGGTGCTACAGCAGCTGTATTTAGTATCTCGCCTTTAGGTGCGCTAGCGGGAGCGAAGTTTTCAGAACGGCTACCGCTAAAAGGAATATCAATTACCCCAGACTTAGGTACATTTGGTTTTTCAGTAGCCATTAATTCCACCGTGGTTTTAAATGCGTAAACTGCTGTGCAATTCGGGGATTAAATTCTGCAGGTACGTTTGCGGAAATATTTGCTTTACCATCATTAACTAGGTGAGGAGCTGGGGCCAAATCAAACTTAGGACTATTACGAATTACGTTCATAGTTAGTCCTCCGTCAATGTCGTCTTCTTTTACTCGCACCTTAAGTCTACGATCTGGTTTAAAATTTTCTGGCCACATGTAATCGCCTGGATCAATACGCTCGCCTTTGTGTACGCCGCGTTGGTAGCCACGTTGAGTTTGACGTGCTTTTAAAGAATCAAGAACTGTGTCTGATGCGGCATAAGGTTTTCCTTTATCATCACGACGTGAACGAATTGTTCCTAGGTAACCATCTGGATACTCAGCGGAAGGGGTTCGCCCTACACCAAGGCGCAAAAAATCCATAGAGCTGCGAGGTACGATAGGAGTTCCGCCGCCACCGGTAGTGGTGTAGGCGCCTATGTACCCGCTAGCTCCTAGGTATTGCCAATTTTGGTGTGATTGAGGCATGCCTAAATTTTACTTCTTTTTCTTGGCTGTGGCTTTCTTAGCTGCCTTATTATTTGAGTCATTTAGGATGGCATCTAGCTGCTTAGTGATCTCTGGAAGGGCTAGATTTACAAGGCCAAATGCTGGGTCCTTTGGATTTAAAGCACGAAGTACTACAGGAAGGACTGCGGCAGCTCCTGCTGCGGCTAGACCTTTAAGGTCATGATTTCCTGTGCTCCATACTGCAAGAGCTGCTGCTAGGAATGAGCGGCCGTATGATGAAAGTGCTGCTGTTAATTTTGGATCGATTTTCATTTACTACTCCTTATTATTTTTATCTGCGAGTAACGCATATAAGTCGTCAATTCTAGATTCAAGACGATTGACTGCGTCTTTCATTGAACTGCCCCCGTTTGGTTTTAATTCTGCTAGGTAGTGTTTAACCATCCAACGAATCATTATGGCAATTGAACCAATTAAGGAACAAATGGTTACTGCAAATGCTGCCCAGTCTTGAGGTGTCATTGATTCTCCAGGGGAAGTTTAAGTGGTAAGGGTAACTATGATACACAAAATACACCGTGTCATGTTAAAGTATGATCATAGTCTTAAGGAGATAATACTATAAGAACTCTGCGCCTACTTGCAGCCTCATTTGTAGCACTATCCGCAGCTTTTTTTCCCATATTATTCGCAGAACCAGCCCACGCCACGTGTGTAACAACCGCACAGTCTATAGCTGCAGCGGCGACAGCCCCTGTTGTTTTAAATACTGAAGTAATTACACCGGGGGATACGCCTACAGCTACGTCTACACCCGTGCTTGTACAGGATACCTGTGGTGGAGATGATGTTTCTTATCAAGTTGCCTTACCCACCGCTATAAATTTTCAAGGCGATACTTATACAGCTGTCTACGCAACAACTAATTCAACTATTGTTTTTGGCCAACAAGATAATAATTACGCCACTTTTCCAAATAGACCTTCAATCTCAGTTAATGCTTATGATTGGGTGGTACTAGACCCTAATAACCCAAACCCATCTAACTCATACCCAGCAGGGTGGAGGGCGCCTGACGAGCATTTAATTATTACTTCAAGTCAAGCAGGTTTTCAAGTTGATTTGGCGGTCCGCCCTTATGGACAAAACGCCTCAGCCAACCCACTTTCAACAATTGTGGTGACTGCGGCAATTAACCCTGATAATACTTTGACTATTACTTATCTTTCAGATGTTCAGCAAGGCCTGAATACTAGAACAGGGGTTCGTTTACCTAATGGTCAGGTAGTTACTTTAGAACAAGCAGGTCTTACTCGTGTGTATATAGCACCAGTTGTAACAGCAGAAGTAATTGTAGAACCTACTCCGAGTCCAACTCCCAGTCCAACTCCAACTCCAACGCCTTCACCATCTCCTTCAGAAACAGCAACGCCCCAGCCGAGCCCAACACCAGAACCAACAGTGACACCAGAACCTTCTTCATCGCCTAGTCCTTCCCCATCGCCTTCGATTTCGCCTGATCCAGAGCCATCTCCAACTCCGACTGTTTCACCTTCACCGTCTCCCACTCCGACTTCTGAACCCACACCCACTCCGAGTCCAACGTCGACTTCAGGCACGGAAGTTTCGCCCACGCCTCAGCCACAGCAGTCTCCTGAGCCAACTCCTTCTCCAAGCGCCACACCCGAAGCAACACCGACCAGTACCCCAGCACCGAGCCCAGAGCCAACGCCAACACCAATTCCACAACCATCACCATCTCCTACTCCTGATCCTGTTGCGCCAATAGTGCCTCCGAGTGTACCCGCAGTTGAGCCAACCCCTGCGCCGCAACCTCAACCGCCGAGCGAACCGACTCCCGGACCTGCTCCCGACCCCGTTCCTCTTCCTCCATCAACGACTCCACCAGAGACTCCTCAGATCCCGACTCCATCCACCGATTTACCATCTGACGTGCCTCCTCCAGATACTGCTCCCATAGAGCCTCTTCCAGATTCCCCATTACCTATTTCTCCTGATCCTGTTGAAAATGTTCCAACGCCCGCTCCAGAGCCTTCTCCAGAGGAAACACCCATTCCGGAACCTGCCCCTGTTGATACCCCTGTTGACGAATCTCCTGCACCTGTGCCAGTAGATCCTGCACCTGTAGAGGAACCTGCTCCAGTTGATGTACCATCCGTAGATCCTACCACTCCTGAAGAGCCACCTGTTGCAATTCCTGACCCTATAGATGCAATTGGTGATCCAGTGGACCCCCCAATAGATCCCCCACTACCTGTTGAAGAGCCTCCAGCAACTGTTGAAGAAGCAGTAACAGCTACTGTGGATGATGCGTTATCTGATGGAAAGCTTTCTGCTTCAGATGCTGATGCAATTATGGAATCTTTAAACGCAGATGGAGAAGTTACTGCAGAAGAAGTGTCCGCCCTATCTGATGCTTTATCAGCAGATGGCAAACTTACTACTGCTGAAAAAGATCTTGTAGCGGAAGCACTTATTGAGTCAGTAGCGCCAGGAGAAACTCTTACTAAAGAGCAAATTCAAGACGCGGGCATTGAGTATAAAGACCTTCCACCAGAGACTCCTGTTGAGGTTAGGCAGGATGAAAATGGAAATGAAGTTATCATTACAGCAGACGTTGCCGCAGCTCTTGTATTACTAGAGAACCCAGCGGAATTAATTGGTGAATTATTTAGTGACCCAGGTCAAGCCCTCCAAGCACTCGGAAGTATCGGTGCGGATATGAGCCCACAAGAACGAGAAGAAGCACAAAAGATGGTTGTTGCTGCCGTTATTGCAGGTAATGCTGCTATTAACGCAGTAGGGGCCGCAGCTTCTGCTGCAGGTGGAGCTACCCAAAGTGGTGGTAGTACCGGTGGCGGTGGCAGTTCTGGTGGCGGTGGAGCTTCCGGAGAAACTAAAGGCGTTAGGAGACGTAAACCTTGAAAAAAGTATTCACAGACATGATTAACCAATTATGGACATTGTTAGGCATGTTTATTGCCTGGGTTGTTCTTGATGGATCTGCTAAGACAATTGTTGGTTATGGAATTATTGGAACACTATTTGCTTGGGCGATCACCTACTCACTTCGTAACCCAAAGGATGAAGAATAATGTTTAAAACATTTGGAAATATCATTCTCCGTATCGTTGCAGTTTTTGCTGCTAGCGGTCTCGGAGTTATTGGTGCTGGCTCTATTGCCGGCATCTCTGTATTAAAAGCTGTAACAGTAGCTGGCCTAACAGCGGTTGCAGCAGTGGTAGAAAAACTTGCTCGTGGTTTTATGAACGATGGCAAGCTTTCATTAGATGAAATTAATTCAGCGTTTGCTGCAGTTGACGTAAATTCTAAGACAGCAGCTGATCTTCAAGTTGAAGCTAACCAGTCAGGCGTAGCCGTAACAATTGCGCCAACAACTACTTTAGGTAAAGCTGAAGGAGAAGTTCCTGCAGAACATCCAGTAGATGAGGATTGGGACAAGTAATGGCAGATAAAGGAACAGCAGCTAAGCTCATTGAAGTTGCTACAGCTGAACTTGGAACAATTGAAGGTCCTAAGGACAACGAAACTAAGTACGGTGCTTACACAAAAGCTAACTTTCAGCCATGGTGCGGGTCATTTGTAAACTGGTGCGCTAACGAAGCCGGTGTAAAGGTACCCAATACTGTTTACACTCCTGGTGGAGCAGCAGCATTTAAGAAAGCTAACTCTTGGATTGATGGGGATTTAGCTGATCCAGATGCAGGCGATATTGCTTATTTTGATTTCCCATCAGATGGCGTAGACCGTATCTCTCACGTTGGAATTGTTATCAAGGACAACGGCGATGGAACTGTTTGGTGCATTGAAGGAAACACAAGCCCAGATGATAAAGGTTCACAGCGTAACGGTGGTCAAGTTTCTAAAAAGCTTCGTGCTTACAAGAAAAACCCTAAAAAGGTTATGATTTCAATTGTAGGCTTCGGTCGCCCTAAGTTTGGTGCAGCACCAGCTAAAGCAGCTTCAACTAAGTGCCCAACTTGCGGTAAATAATGTATTACCTCACACACATCACATTCCAAGGAACGTTTTTAGTAACGTTAGTCGTTACTACTGTCCTTGGAATGTGGTGGTCTGAGCGCTAGCGGTCGTTTCTACCGCCTAAAACAACTAACTCACGTCGAGGATCCATATCCTCACCAAGTACTAACGAAATAATTCCTGGTGCGCTTTCAAGCCCAGACTTATCACGGAACCATGCTGAACCGTTGTCCATTGCTGGGTTCTGAATAAACAATCTTGGCCCTACGTTTTGTGAACGATAATGATGGTAATGGCCAACGTTAAGAATATCTGCTTGTGCTACAGAGCAACGGCCCATAGCTTGTCCAGCCCACCACTTAACCATGTCACGAGCTTGGTGACCGTGAGCCATGCCGTACATAACCCCACTTAGATTAATTGTAAGTGTGCTGTCATCTGATGCTGGGTAACGGAATTCAACGCGATCTCGCAAGAAATCATTTTCTTTACAAATGTCTTCTACTGAAGCTACTACGTCGATCTGCCAAGAATCTTCTGGCCGTCCAACTAAGAAACGCTGAACTTCGTCGTGGTTACCGGGCACTACAGGGACAATAATCTTCTCTGCTAATGGTGCAAATGCTTTAATCTGCGCAAGAAGCATACGACGTCCTACACGTACTTGTTCTGATACGCCAATGTCATGGCGCCCCATTACTTTACCTTTTTGGCTTGTCATACCTTCAATGCAATCGCCCAGTTGTGGCAACGCAATTTGACCAATGTTGTACTTCTTTGTTAAATATTTATGGTGTTCTACCGCTTCGTCTAAAGAACGTAGCACTCTGTTTATGATTGCGGGAGTGTCGTCTTTTCCGTACTGCGTGTCACCAATGCTGTATACAGCAGTCAATTCACCTTTGTTTTCTGAAACTTTTCCTGGCTTCCATTTATTAATAGTGCCAAGTAATTCTGCTAAGTCGTAATCTTTTTCTAATGTACCGTGTACCGGTACAACGTTAACTCTAAATGACTCTAACCAGTCTCCGTCATACTTTTGCCAACGTGAGCGACGATGTGAAATTACTGCCCACTCTGCGGGATCTAAATTTGCTTCACGTAAAATTTCTTCAGCGTTAGGTGTATTACCATCTGGTCGTGGTGTTGATACTACAAAGCCCCCATCAGTACCGATTTCAGAACGTGGACGCCAAGCTTCTGGAATACTTTTATTTGCTTTGTCAGATCCTTCTTGACCTGCTTTTATAATTGATTCGTTGTAATCATCCGCTAGGGACATCCGCATTCTCCGTTTCGGTGTATGAGCAAAGACGATAGCCCAAAGGTTGCGCCAGCTTTTTTATACAATTTAAAAAGACCTCTTGTTGAGAAGTCTACATCATTAATTGATGTATCAAAGGCTGCTTTATCAGATTCTGATAAAGATATTGCCCATTGCCCTATTAAACAATAGTTACTAAATTTAATTTGTTCTTTAGCGTCTAAGTATAAATCGTCTAACATGTATACCCTCCGTAATGCAGAAATAGGCCCCGGGATTAATCCCGAGGCCTACAACTGTACACGAAATTAGTACGAAGCGCCGTTTCCTGCGTCAAAGTTTGAGCGAGAACGGTCTGTTGCTGTATTAATAATGATGCCATTTGCCTGAGTTTCACCAGCTGCTGGGTCAGTCATTTTTGTGTAGCGTACTGCTGAAATTCCATATGAAGCGCCTTTGCGCTCGCCAGTGTAAGGAACGTTGGCACGAGTGCCTTTTCCTCCAGCTGTTGGGTCTCCAGCTTGTGCTCCCTTTTTGGGAACCAATGTTGTATTTGTATTTCCTGATGCTCCTGGAGCTGTAAAGGCTACGCCTTCACGACCCATAACTGAACGTCCTTGCTGTGCTGCGCCTGCTAAGGCTTCTTCAGGACTAGGAATTGTTGAGCGTGCCATGTGGGTACCTATCTATGATTAGAGATCTCTTGGAATAAGGATATATCAACTTACGTTAATGGTAAAGACTATCGCAGAAATTTGTCCATCTCTTGAGTCAACTGTTGTAAAACCTGGGCGACAGGTTAAATCTAAGCCACGGGGAGCGACGTACCCTCTGGCAATAGCAATTGCTTTGACAGCCTGATTTACTGCGGAGGCTCCTACTGCTCTTAGTTTGACCTGAGGGGTCTCGTAAAGGGCATGTGCAATAGCCGATCCAACAGATTGTGCATTAGATCCTGCGCCTACGCGAAGGAACTTTTCTTCATTTTCTTTATCAATCACGATTTTGTAGTCCTTTAGGTTCGAATTAAATTCGCCCACCTAAGAACAAGGTACGTGATTTATGTGGTTCCGTCAGCGTATCCAGCTTCTTTTAATAATTGTACAAAGTCTTCTAATCGCAAGATTACTGGCCACTCCCCGATACTGACCTCTCCTTGGCCATTGAGGCGTAGAACTGCTACCGGCAGGTCTTTGCCATTGTGTCGGTCCTTGAGCTGTTTTATAGCTGCACTGGGGTTGAACCCTGTGCGAGCTTTTACTTCCCAATCAATGCCTATAGTTCCTGTGACATCTGTGCCTGAACGCCCTGCCCCAGTGGACTCGGCGTATGGCCAACCATTTTCAACCAGGTAATTAGCTACAATTTTTTGAGATTTATAGCCCCTGTGTTTACGACTCTGGGAAGGCATTATTTGTGCTCCTTCATATGTCTACTTAAACTGTCATGAGCAAAAATGCCCCAGCGTAATTCCCATTCTTTTTTACAAGTTGGGCAAACTACTACCCTAGACAATATTTGCCATCCTTGTTTGAAGAAGGGTTTTAAGCTCCTCAATAGAACCATTATTAGTAAAAATTTGATCTACTGGATAACCCTCTAGCTCATGTTCTGAAACATGACTGTTTACAGCTGTAATCCCAGTGCGTTTAATTCGCCAAACTTGACCGCCATAATTTTCAACGGCCTCCGCTTCATTTGTAAACCTAACGTCAGGTATAACAATTTTATTAGTAGGAACTACGGTTTTTAAAGCCTCATAAATCCAAAAATCTTCACCAAATAATTTACGAGCGCCAACACCCATATCTTGCAATAATCGTCGTACTTGAGGCTCTTGTTTAGCCGCATCCCAGCCAACAAGATTTATTAAATCTTGTAAATATCCAGTTGGGCTACAACCAACCATGGGGTTAACTTCATATAAAAAGTTACGAATTTTGTCAGCAAAAGCTATGCGTGTGTATCCATACTCTTCTACAAGAATGTTTGCAAGAGTGTCTTTACCTGACTGGGCGTACCCCGTAAGTCCAATAATCATGTTGTAAATTTCCTTTGTCTAGATCGAAGTCCGCCACCGTCGGAGGTGCGCCGGGTAAGTTCACGGCTTACTACTTGAGAGTCACGCTCTACGTTATTAGCTCTAGTCTCTAATAGTTTACGAAAAGCATACTTAGTATTTAGATCGTCATACAACTCCTCTACTTCAGGACTAGCGGTAACCTGTGCTTTAATAACGGTAACTTTGTCTCCGCCTTTTGCTCCAGTCCAATTAGCCATCATTGCTCTAGCCTCTGCAACGTCTACGTTGCGTTGAGCCTCACGTTCATTAATCACTGCAAGTGCATGTGCACCTGAAAGGTGATCGTTCCATTGAGTAAACTGTACAAATAGATCCATAAGACCTTCGTCGTCTAGTTCAGTAATATCACGAGGAAGATCTGGAATGCTGTAGCCAGGTTTAGCTGACAAACTAATGCCAAGCTCCCCCAAAGAATCTAATACTTTACGGCTGATACTCACTGTCCGCCCCACCCTCCGCCTTTAAAGTGAACGGCCGGTGGCGTAAAAACTTTAGTCATAAAGTTGCCGCACCTATCGCAAGCTGGACGCTCTACTGAATCAACAGTAATGTGCATTTCAACAGTAGAGTCGCAAGGTACACATGTAAAATCATACTTTGGCATTTTTTACCTCCTGGTAAGGCTCGCAACGGGTACAGCCCTTTACAGGATCAATACTACACACCGGTGGGCGGTTGTTGTCAACGGCCCAAGAAACGTCCATAGCTTTCTCAAAGATCTCAGCTGTAAACTCTGGGTTGTACTTTACTGTGAACTCTTTGTAATCTTGATTAGATTTAAGTTCATAAATAAATACAATCTCTTTTGGAGCAGACTTTAGTAGACCTTCTTCAACCATTAGATGGCAAAGATGTAGGTAAACCTGACCTTGAAGTTGGTGGGTGCGGAATGGCGCACGAATATTGCGCCACGCTTTGTCTAAATCTCCGTCAGCTTGTGCAAGTAATGCTGGGGCTTCAAAGCGAAGAGTTCCTGCACCAATAGATTTAATTTCAATTAAGAAGTCAGCACCTAAAGTTTTAACCCAACCATCAGTATGCCCAGCCATCTTATGCTTTGCACTAGTTAAGGGGAACTCAGCATAGGTGTGTGCACTAGTTACTTTAGAAGAAAGCTTTGGCCCACTTCTTTTATTGCCTTTTTGCCAATAGCCATAAAGCACGCCCATCTCTTGTAGCCAAGTTTGCCACTTAGCGTGAATGGTGTGTCCTTCTGCAAAGATAGATGCCAGACGAAGTGCTGGCTTCTCTCTAGTCTCTACATAGTCTCCGCGTAGTGCATGGTATTGAGCCAATGAACACCACTCTGGTTTAATAATGTCAGAAGGATGAATAACATCCATACGACGATTATCAAAAGGTTTTGCTAATAGGTGGCGCTCAACTGAGCCCATCAAACGTGTATCTCGCTTAGCAGCATTAAGAAAAGTCTTAAGCTCTTTACTCTGAAGTATGCGAGGTTTCTCTGTACTTGCCATCCTTGTTTATCCATTCATCTAACGTTAGGCCTTGCTTTTTGTACTTACGTTGAGCCGCGTTTCTCTCTCGGTGCGACATGCCGCCGAATATCCCATGAAGCTCATCGTTAACTATAGCCTCTTTTAGACATTCTTTGCGAACTGGGCAAGGGGCGTTTCCGTCTTTACCCCAACATATCGCCTTAGCCTGGTCCGCTATTGGTTTGTACAAAGCCTTGTCTCTTGGGGGAAAGAATATCTCTGTATCTACTCCGCGACACTTTGCTTCATATCTCCACGTCCATGCTGGATCGTCTGGATTCATTTACTCACCTTTTATTAGGTTTCGAAGTTCGAAAAAGTCCTCCTCTAGTAGAACTACGTAGTTTTCGCCATCAAGATGCAAACCTAATACCGGCTTTCGGCTATCAAGAATTGCTTCTGTTGTAATTTTCTTCAAGACTTCTGATTTAATAGTGACAGATTTTTTACCTGTCCACTTGTGCTCAATCAAAAGCTCGTCGTTTCTTACATCACCTTTACGAGACCAAAAGGCTCCAGAAGCGGCTGTGCGCGAGCCGTTAATCTTCTTTGCCAATCGCTTTTCATGACTTAGCGATTGCTTTTGTCCCTCACTCTTCATTGTCTGTATTCAGCAAAATTGCTGGATGAGACTTAAGAGTGTCCATAACAGCAACACTGATCTGTTCACGCAGATCAATTTCTTCTCGAAGGGAATCAATAAGAGCCTGGGCTCCGTTCCACTTACGATCACCATAATACAGCCATCCGCCACGGCGTTCAACAATTCCGTTTAAAATAGATAAAGCAACAATTTCTTTACCCGTGTCATAGTTACCGGCATCTACAGCGCCACCTGGGGCAAAGTAAAAGTCTAGATATGCCGTTTGTTGCGGTGGGAAGGTTTTGTTTTTGATTGTCCGAACACGAATAGTCTGTCCAACACGGCGCTTATCTTGTCCAGTTCCGACCTCAAGCCACTCATCGCGCTTGACTTCTGCTCGGATACTATAGGCGTAGTCTTTTCCAAGGCCGCCTGGTGTGGTACGTGGGTCTCCATGCATAACTCCAATTTTCATACGATATTGATTAATCATAATTCCAAGGACTGGGCGCTCTACGTCAATAAGATCTCGTTTAGTAGCAGCGGCTACCTTTCTAAAGAACTTATTAGTTAACTGTGCGCCACGGCCTACAGTAAATTCTTCCATTGTTTTATCATCTTCAGCGCCAGGTACAAGGGCTGGAAGTGAATCGATAACTACTAAATCAACAGATTGGCTTTCCATAAATTGGATGACCGCATCAAACGCGTGCTCCATGCTATTGGTCTCTACTAGTAGAACACGGCTTGTATCTACTCCGCAAAGCTCTGCGTACTTAGCATCAAAGTCTTCTGCTGCAATCCATACTGCAGTAAAGTTTGGATCTCTAACCTGATTAGCAGCAATGGTACGTAAAGCAATAGCTGTTTTACCGTGTGAAGCTTCTCCTACAAGTTCTACCCAACGGTTCATAGGCCAACCCCCACCTAAAACTACGTCAAGGGTTAAAGATCCGGTAGGGATACGGGTAGGAAGTTGAGCTGCTCCTGCAAGTACAACTGTATTTGCACCAAGTTTTTTGTTAATGCTTGCTGCAATCTTTAATGCTTCTGCGTTCAATGTCATTATCCGATCCTGTCTACGATTACGTTTGGATTAAATCCGCCACCTTGGTTGACTTGTTTTGCTGCAATTGTTGCTCCGCCACCAGCACCGCTAGGCATTCCTGCTCCGCTACCGGCTTGAACAATTGGATAACCGCAATCATAGCAACGTTTACGTTGACCTGTTTGCGCCATGTAATTGCCTGACATACAGTTTGGACAACGCTCCGCATCTCTGGCACTTACTGCTTTAGAAACAAGTTGATCTGTATCCGGGTTGTATGAAACTCGTGTGTTTGGATCTCCCGGTCGAGGAATATACACCTCGCTAGGTGCTTGTCTAGTTGGGGGAGTACTGCTTGTAGACGCAGGTTGTCCCAATTTATTAGCCCACCAGTTATTACTCATGTGATACCACCTTTGATTCGATTAACCCTAAACTAATTAACGTTGATACGCAAGATACTGAGGAAGCTAAAGACACTAACCTAAATAAACGAGTCATGCCCTCAAGTTCTTCGGCCTCTACTTCGTCCATATTATCATCCTCTAATACATACGCTGCTGTTGCAATCTTGGCAGCTATATCTGCGTGGGAGTCGATAAAGGGTAGTAACGCTGAAAATTTATACAACCGCTCTTCACTTGCACGCTCTTCCATCTCAGATACTTCATTTGAAATAGGGGGCAAGCCCATAGCCATTGCAATGCCCTCCGTAGGAGTTAGCATTGAATCGTAAATTACTTGGCGAATAAGAATTGGCAAAGAAACTTGCGTAACAGTTTTAAGTTTCCTCTTTCGTTTCCATTTACTAAACATTACTTTGCCTCTCCCCAACGTTTAACAATCGTTATATCTGCAAGCAGCGGAATACTGAGCGCATTGATACCTTCCATAGCAAGTCTAATCTGTGCTGCAGTCTCTTCTGCCAACTCTGTGGGAGTTACAGTTACAAGTTCGTCGTGAATTGTAAGGATAAGAGAAGCCTTGTCAGGGATCATCTTGTGGGCCCTAATCATAGCAACTTTGATAAGGTCTGCAGCAGACCCTTGAATAACGGTGTTAAACGCTTGCCGTTCAGCTCGGGAACGTTTCCAAACTTCGTTAGATCTAAGATCTGGGAGGTACCGGCGACGCTTAAGCAGGGTGCTAGCAAAAGGTGTCGGGCTTTGGCGTCGGCAGTCACTGACAACCTGTCGCTTATATCGAGCTACCGCGGGAAATTTACGAACAAACTCGTCTAAAAGAGTACGAGCTTCGGCGAGGGTACAGCCAATAGAGTCCGCAATCTTATCAGGTCCTACACCGTACGCTAGGGAAAGTACAAGAACTTTTCCAGCTTTACGATCTACGCCCATAGTATTACCAATAGTTGTATAAATGTCTTCACCATTCATGTATGCACCGCACATAATTCTGTCTTGGCTAAACGATGCAATTACACGAGGTTCAATCTGAGAATAGTCTGCTACTACTAAAGAATATCCTTCTGGAGCAACAAAAAGATTACGAATTGCTTTACCATTAGCAGTATGCGGAGCCGGCACATTCTGCAAATTCGGATTACGACTCGAGAATCGGCCGGTCTCCGCACCATACTGTACAAAGTCTGTATGGATGCGGCCCTTAAACAGTAAGCTCTTCTTAGCTACTGTTTTAGATTTTCCAGATAACGTGCGAGTAATATCTCCACCTAGATATGGAACTACGTAAGTAGTTAAAAGTTTATTTAAATCCGAGTAATTAGACAAGGCATCAACCAAAGCATCTTTACCCCTAAACATAACCAATGCAGGCTCTGCTACAGAGAAGTCAGACACGGTAGGTTCTACGCCGCTATCAACACGTTTTTGACCTGCAGGAGTAAGAACCTTGGGGCGCAGACCACGACCGCCTTCACTCTTCTTAGAGAACAAAAGCTTTTGTTTTTCTGGCACGCTGTTGATATTAAAAGCCTTACCGGCTACCTTGTAGATATCGGCTTTGGTAGTTTCTAACTGGATCTCAAGACTAGCTTTGAGCTTAGTTAGTTCAACAACGTCAATGTCTGCTCCACGTAGTTCCATATTGCAGATAACATCAAGGACATCCATCTCTAGATTGAAGATCCCACGCAACCCGTCAGAATCTAACTGTGCGGATAGTTTGAGCCATAGTTTCCAAGTCCACTCGGCATCTAACGCTGCATAAGTTGCAACCTCAGTAAAGCTGTACTTCTCTACTTCCTTACCAACACCTTTAACCATCTCATACCCAAACTCACGCTTAAGGCAGTCATCAAGACCAAGGTTGTTTCTATTTTGACTATCAATAATAAAAGATGCATTAAGCGTGCAAGCATAAGGCTGTGCAGGAAGCCCGCCAATGTACTTAGCAACGCTCTGTAGATCAAACTTAAGGTTATGCCCTACCTTAACTTTGTCACCCATTAGAAGAGGCTTCAAAGCTTTAAAAACCTCACCAGGAGTTAACTGATCTGGAGCCTCGGTAAATACGCGAGTTGCCTTGCGTTCGTCCTTACTGTAATCAGATGCACGCAAATCAAGACCCTTCTCTACACGAAGGTGGGCTGAAGGAAGGATTGGATAATCAGTGTGGGTATATTCACCATTTGGATGTCCCATAGGAATCACATCGACTCGACCATAGGTAGCTAATGAAATCCATACAACAATATTTTGACGTGGATCTCCGCGATGATCTCCAACGGTTTCTACGTCGTAAGCAAAAGAATCTACTGCGTCATACGCAGCAATAAGTTCATCTAGTTGTTTTTTGGTTGTTACTACGTTCATACATGCTCCTGATGTTAGAGGTCGGAGGGCCAGGAAGAGAAAGGAGGTAAAAGACCTGGCCCTCCAACATTAATGGGAATTAATTTGCTGCTGCAATTTCACGAGCAATTTCGGCGAGTTCCGCATTGGTAGAGGTGTGAAGTGCCTCTGGTCCAAGTGGTTTCATTTCCTTAGTTGCTGCAGATACTGCAACAGGATCAATTTCCCAATCCTCTAGCAAATCACGCTCTTTTACGGGCATGATTGAGTATGAAGTTTTTGTACCGGTGCCAGACTTGCTAACAGCCCAGTAAAGATCAGAACGGTTAAGTGGGCCGGTCTTCTTGTCAGAAGCCAACTTCTCTAACTGTCCGCATAGACGTACGCCAACAACCATCAACTGTAGTTGTGGATCTTCGTCTGAAAGGTTAAGTACTGTGAATGCAAACTTTTGATCAGGCTTGCTTCCAACTGCGATAAGCGGATCGTTTTCGCCAGTACTGATGAAGGATTTCTTTCCTGGGCGATTAACCCAGTGCTGCATAAATGAGAGTGGGTCAGATGAGATGAACTTAATAAGCTGAACGTCTTCATCGAAACGGAAGTCAGTTGCAAATGTTTTGCTTGACTTTGCTACAGCCTTCTTTGCTGCTGCCCAACCTGATTGAATTGATGAGGAACGCTCAGCGGCCTCATTCTCGTTTTCTTGTTCGAACTCTTCTACTAGAAGCTCTTCAGCTTCTACTACAGGAGTTGTATCGACGTATGAATCAAGGTTTGGTGCTTCTTTAGCAACCTTGAATGGATTTGTTACTGCGGTTTGTTGAACGCTCATGCGAGTGTTCCTCTCTTAGCCATAGCCATAGGTAGTAGTTAGTTTGTTTCTTCATTGTGGATCCTAGTCCATTTCTCCACTAATTCAAAGGAGAGATCTGGATGTCGATTCCAATCAATCCGCGGAGCTTCTAAAAGCCCTCTAGATTGAAATGACTCAATAGTTGCTTCGACAATAGCTTTGCTGTACATCCGCCATCCGGGCTTCTTTACACCATTAACCATCATTGACTTTAAGCGATAGGGTGCACGTGGTATATAACCTTTTCGTTCCCAAAGCCTCAAAGTAACTAGCGGTCTGTTTAGAGCAAGAGCCATAGCTCCTGCACTGAACAATTCTAGCACCTTTCCGTTAGGTAAAGTTTTTACCTGGGGAGTTGAATCCCACGAGCCGGGTGTAGAAACTTCTCTTTTCTTTGCATTTGGATCTGGAGCGCGACGTTTCCGTTTTGATCCCGGGTAGTACTCTTCCAGGTCTCCGAAGAGTTTGTCAAATGCATCGTCTTTCATAGTTAGCTCTTACTTGGTACAAACGCCCAGGTAATGCTCTTTGGATACATAAGGTCAATCTCTTCTTCTGTGAGTAGACCTTCGTATAGACAAGCCATTACTTCATCTTCTTGAAGTACAGGCATCTGTGTGTAGCAACGAGTATCTAAACCCTTTGCCTTAAGTAAGTTTTCTGCAGCCTCTGCATCTAGGCGCTGTGAGATTCTTTTCTGTCGTTGTAGTGACCGGTAACCATCAATTTCTTCTGGTAAAGGTAACCATAAATGGCCTTTGTCATCTGGCTCACCGGTTTCATCAACTAAATCAGAAAGTTCTGTTTTGATTACACTTTGTTCTTTTGATAAATCGTCAATTTGACGCTTAAGAGTTATAAATTTACGAACCTGTGCAACAAGTCCTGTTTCTGGCGTACGTGCTGGTGGAATAATTTTTGGCATATTTTGCCCTCCTTAAAACCAAACTCTATACCACGCCACTGACATGATGCAACTTGCTGACCCTCCTGGATTCGAACCAGGGACCTAGAAGTTAACAGCTTCCCGCTCTGCCGCTGAGCTAAGGGCCAAATCCCAATTACGAGATTTTGATTACTTTTGGCTTCTTCTCTTCAGGAAGTTCCTGACGTAGAAGGATCCTAAGCATACCGTCTTTCATCTCAGCACCGTCAACTACAACGTACTCAGCTAAGCAAAAATCTTGCTTGAAGTCTCTAGATGCAATACCTTTATGAACATAGTTATCCACAGACGGAAGGGCAGAGCCTTCTACGGTCAGTGTTAGTTCTTTAATAGAGATTTTGATGTCTTCTTTAGCAAACCCAGCTGCAGCGATCTCCAAGACATAGTTATCCTTAGTCTTAAAAATGTTATACGGTGGGTAAGAAGTTAGCTTTGATTCTGATGAAATTGCTTTTAGTGTTTCAAGCAAGGGGTCAAATCCAATAGCCCAACGGTCAAAATTTGGGAATAAAGTTTGGATTGTCATTGGCCGTGAAACTGTGGCCATTCTTTCTTTGCTAGTCCAGTCGTGATCTGGGTAGCCTTTTCCAGCAGGCATAATAGCCATAATTATCTCCTTAGACGATAACTAGTAGAGACCCCCCGTTGTTGGGCAGGTCTTAGGGTAGAACAAGTGTATCCCGGAATTTATTCCGAGATGTATGCCTTTAACGCCTCAATGATGACGTCTGTTACGGTACGGCCCTCAATGGCGGCCTTTTCTTTAACGGCAGCCCAAAGGTCTGCGGAGACACGGATCGTACGTGTCGGAGTCTTAGGTGCATTAGGCATCCTATAAGTTTAAACTGTAATGTTACTTAGAAAAGCCCTAAGTGTACCTACGTTTAATTCAACCCCACCTTGAGCATTAATGCCCTCACCGTCGATTACAGCGTTTGCTACAGCCATTTTCTGGACCAACATAGAGTGTTGACGTTCCTCAATTGAGCCATCCATAAGAAAATCTTGGATCACAATTGAAGGCCATGTGCTGGATGCTCTTCGGATTCGTCCATTACGTTGAAGTGCAAGTCCTGCATTCCACGGAAGGTCATAATTGATAAGAAGATTAGCCTGAGGCAAATCCACACCATACCCACCGGCATCAGAACTAACAAGAATACGACAACTTGGATCAGTTTGGAAAGTAACCTTTGCAGTCTCTTTATCTTTAGCATTCATTACTCCCGTATACGGACGGCTTTCATAACTTAATGAGTCTCTAATCATATCAACCATGTGCACGTAACTTGTAAAGATAACAACTTTGTTTCGATCATCCGACTCTAGGAAGTTGTTGACATATTCCTTAAGTGCGGAAAGCTTTGGTGCTTTGTTTACCTTATCAAGGCGTCCTGCAGTAGATAGTTCTTCAACGTACCCCGACGTAGAGATTGAGAACTGTAGTAGCTCAGGATTATCGCAGAGCATACGTAAAGCAGTTAGCTTTGACATTATCCGGCCACGTAGCGCGTCGGCCCCATCCCATTGGTCTGCTTGACCGTAGTGCGAAAAAATATCAAAAGATGCTCCATAAGAGTCAACCGCTTCATCAAGATCAGTCAAGATCTCATTGGCAATTGATTTATACAACTTAGCCCCTGCTGAATCAAATTCTACCAAAATGGGCTCCGCGAAAATGGTTTCGGGAAGGAAGGGTGCGACGTCTGCATCTGTTTGACGTTTGCGAACGCATGCTTTACTAAGTGTTTTATTTAGTACTGGTAGGTTGCGATAACGCTCTACACCACCAAAGCGGTTGCGCACAATAAAAGTTGAATCAAATAAATCAAAGCGCCCCAAGACCTTAGGGTCTACAAACTGCATAATTGAGAAAAGCTCTTCCGGCTTACCATTTTCAACGGGTGTGCCGGTTAGAGCAAATTTATATGGGCTACTTAATTTTTTAACGTATTTAGATCTTTTAGATCTAAAGCTTTTGATTGCGGTTGCTTCGTCGCAGACAATGAATCCCGTAGAGAGTTGTCGTACATACTCCCAGTCGTTAACAACTTGCTCGTAGTTAATAATGACGTAATCAACAAGCGAATGCCCCCAGTCGATTGCCTCGGCGTATTGCGCTGCGCGTTGCTTCGGCGTACCGTCAATGACCAAAGGTGTTGAAGACTCATCTGTAAACTTTCTGATTTGTTCCGCCCACTGATATTTAAGGCTGGAAAGACAGATAATGATACCAGGCTCCCGGATTGAACCACTGTCCATCAGCGATTCGAGCGCAGCAATCGTTAATACAGTCTTTCCTAGCCCTAAATCATAGGCAACCAACATTTTTCCGCGTTCGACCATGGCGTCGACGGCTTCCGGTTGGTAGGGAAGTAACGTTCCTGTAAAAGTCATTTCCAACCACGCTGTTGTCGGTATTTTTGGCTTTTATACACGTTTGAGTGTAAATTTCTTGCTTTACGACTAATTCTAATAGCGTCTCTAGTAGCGTAATGCAATCCCTTTTTTTGGTATTTTGGAGTTTTGTGTAAAGTATGAACTGCTTGATGGCAGTCTGGACAAAGTAAAATTAAATCTGTTAGTTTTTCTACACCTAAATTTTTATAAGTCTTGTGGTGCATATGAAACCCCGATTTTTTTGGCACGTCGCATCCCCAACAAAATTGGGGCAAATTACTTGCAAAATACAATTCTCTTTTTGCACGCCAAGCATTGGACTGGATATATAACCGATACTTTGTACTGGGTAGTGCACCCAATCTAGGCTTAGAAGCCATAAATAGCCCCCTCTCCAAACACACAGTGCTTAGCATTCTCTAGGCCATATCGTATACGGTCCTCTGTCATATCGCCAACATCTTTGACGCCAGAGTCTCCGTAATTAAAGAACCAGCATTCCATACCCAAAGACTTAACCTTTGCCAAGATCGCTAGTGCAGCTTTTTTGCCAGCGGCATCGATATTAGGGTTATCAAAAGCCATAATTAACCTATCCGCTTTACGAAATAGTTCTACCTGAGCATCGCTGACAACAGCTCCAAAAGTTGATACGCCCTGACTCAAGTTTACAGCTGCTAATTTTACAACGTCCAAAGGGGACTCGACAATGATCATAGTTCCAGGATTCCAAGCTTCTAACCCGAATAGAGCTGTTGATTTAGCTACTCCGGTAGGGCGGTTACGAAAAGTTCTATTGGTCTGACCTTTTTCTTGCCAACCAAGTAACTTACCGGTATCTGGATTACGGATAGGAGTAATCCAAGTCTCTGCACGTTGGTCCCATTTAACTGAATATGTTTTGCACGCTTCGGTGGTTAAGCCCCTTGCATCTAACGCCCATTGGGGAGGTTCAGAATAAACAGCTAACCGCGCCTCGCTCATCTCAAGGGGGCGAGAGGGAGGGACGTAAGAATCTTTTAATGCCTCAAGTTCCTTTGATAGAAGCTCAAAGTCAATCTCAACATTACTACGTAGCCACGTTTTAGCAGCTTCGTAATCTAAACGTCCCCAGCTAGTCTGAAAATCCTGAACCTCCGCAACGAGCGTCAGGAGCGTGCCTTTGTATCCACAGGAGAAGCAATGGTGGACACCGGTTTCTAGGTTGATAGACCACGAAGGGTTATGGTCTTCTTGCCCAGTACGTTCTAGGTGCATAGGGCAAATACCCATCAACTCACTATTGCGTTGATCGGTTGGAATGCCTAAGCGCAGAAGTGCTTTCTGCACGTCCCCTTCTCTATACATTTAATTCCTTTTTGGTCCAACTATAAAATCACCGGCAACATGCCGAGCAATTTCTAAATAAATCTCTGCGTTAGAAAACAAATCTTCTGGGTGATAAAGCTCATCAGGTTTACATCCCCAATTATGCTTTAAATACTCCTTAAGACCCGGAACCAATGCATCCACAAATTCACCCGGCGTCATGTAGCCGTGTGCACGCAGATCTTCTTCTCTAGTCTTCTTCTTCGCCATCGTATTCCTCCTTAGGACGATCATCCATCATTACGTAGTCTTCCGGCATATCCGGCAAAGTTGGCGCTGTAGCCATAGACCCACACTCAGCACACTCCATGTCTAAAAAATACATAGAAATTTCGTAGTCTTGAAACATAGCCTTTATATCCCACAAAGTAGATCCACAAACACATACGTGTGTAGGTTCTCCTCTAAGGTCCATAGCGTTCTCATAACTTGGTTTTAAATCTTTAATTTCTTTCATATTGATACCTTCTTCCGGCGACGCATGTTGCGACGCTCTCTGGGAGTTGTAGCTCCCCAAATTCCGTCAAGATCTGGGTGAGCTAATGCGTATGTTAAACATGCACTTGTTAAAGGGCATTCATTGCAAACAGACTTTGCAGTAAGAACTGCGTTCCTGTTTTCATACTCTTCGGGAAAGAACAACTCCGGATCAACTTCGGCGCATAGCTGGCTTCCGTTAAATGGACTTAAATTGAGGAGATCCATACTCTTCAAACTTCCCTTCTTCCCAGTCCCAAAGTAGATCGCTGGTTGCTGGTCCGCAGTTACGGCTAGCAACAATACGTAGTTCACGAGAACTATCGTCGTCTTCATCTTGCTTTTGTAATCCAAGGATTACGTCTGAGTCTTGATAGAAAGAAGAGGAGTAACCAATGGCATCCGCGGATACTTGGCGCTTCTTCATCTTCCATAACAAAACTTGGGTAGAAACAACAATAGGAAGTTGCTTAGCCATAGCTAAGTGCTTCAGATTGCGAGTGATGCTTGTTAGTGCTTGTGGAGTATTTTGCTCTCCACTAACGTCGTCAGTCATAAGATAGACGCCGTCAATAAACACAATGTCTGGACGAATCTTTTCAATCTTTGCCGCTAGTCCAGTAACGGTCATTGCAGATATAGAATCAGTTAAATAAAACTTGTGCATCTGCTCCATCTCTTCCAAAGCTTTTATATAGCGGGCTTCTTCGTCCTTATTAAGGTTTCCACGAATAAGGCGTGAGTGAGCAATCTGAGCTCTCATAGAGTCATGGCGATGTTGTTGCTCCATGTTTGTCATTTCAAACGACTGAAACATAGGAACAAACCCATCCCGGTGAACATTTACTGCCATCTGCATTGCAAGGACTGACTTACCTGTTTTAGGTGGGGCAATGATTGTTACTAACTGTCCTGGTTGCAGTCCGGCAGTAGCTTCGTCAATAGTTTTAAATCCGGTTGCAAAACCAATCAAACCGTTGGGGCGAGTTTTTATATTTAAATACTCTTCAAAACGCTGTGTTGCATTCTCAGTCAAATCAATGTCTGTTGATTTAGATGGGCCATCATCTGCAATACGTGCAATGCCTTGGTTCATTGCTGCTAAAGCAGCGTTGTGATCTCCACTAGCAATTGCTTCTGCTGAAGTCTGTACAACATCAATAATGCTTTGGCGTTTACGATATTCAATTAATTGATCAAGAAGATACTCTGCTGAATCATCTACTGCTAATAATCTGTAAGTTGGAAAATTATCTTTAACTGTTACTGCTGTTGGAACTTCTGCGTACTTAGTCCAATGCTGACGAAGAAATCTCCACACCTGTCGGTTTTCATCTACAAAAAACCAATTGTCTTCTACACCGGCTTCAAGTAATGGGGCTATGTCACGAGTACGAATTGCTCTAGATAAAAGACGGAGTTCGTTATCTGCTGCCATTTGCAATCGCCTCCATGTCTAAGTACCAAGATCCATAGCGTCCAGCTCTTGCTGGAATGTCTACAACATACTTTAATTCCGGTCGATATGGAAGTTCTGCAACTAGATCTGCCGGTACGTTATAAGAGTGTGCATAGTTAAACGGATTAGTCCCCAGGTTGTCAAGATCTGACAACACATCGTCCATATCCTTTTGTGAATAGTCGAACCCAACCAACTCTAGGGCGTAACCCTGCTTGTCTGCAAATCGCCAAAACAAAGATAAAGCTTGACGGTTATAGGTAACTTCTTCGCCAGTTACTGGAACACCTAATACTTTTTTGATTGTCGGTCTACGGGAAAGTACACAATCTAGTGTTACAGCAACTCGGAGAGGAACCTCATTTGAGATGTCCCCTCCACGCATTTATACAACCTCGATTTTGCCGTAATGAACTAAAAGCTCTCTAAATGCTTTTGGATCCTTGCTAGCAATGAGGCTGTCTACTTTTGAAGCACGATTAGAAATTTCTGTGGGATAAACGCCATTGTTAGCATTCATGCGTTGTTTTACAAAACGAGTGTGTTTGCAACTAAGGCGTGTGGCATAGCCACTGCACTTACAGCGAAGTCGATAGCTAGAAGCGCTAACTTCTACTTCAAAAACACCATTGTCAGAAAGAAAAATCTGAGTGGTTTGCCAATCGTTTGTCATTGAGGTCCTCATCGTCGTCGGTCTCCTTGCTTAGCTATTATGGCAAGTGGAATGAAAGCTTCACGGGCAAAACTACCCATAGGTTCTCCATACACTGTGCCCCAGTTTTTGAGTGGAACGTTAGTTGTAACAATAGTGGGAAGACCCGCATTAAAGCGAGCTCGTAGCAAAGCGTCAAAAGTATTCTCAGCCCAACCGTTGGCAGTTCGGTACTCTTTGCCAAGATCGTCTAGAACAAATGTTCGAACGACGTTTTCCTTGGAAGCCTCTCCGTAAATCCCATTGATCATAGTTTCGGTTACGTCGTCAAATTCAGACCATTGGGCCTTCTGAAGGCGTAGTAGCTTTGGATAGTCCATGAACATGCCTGGTCGCTTAGGAGTCAGATCTGGAACTCCCCAACCAACCTTTGGCATAGTCATTAGAAGCTCCTGGAGGGCCACAGACGCAAGAGTAGTCTTGCCGTGACCTGGTTCCCCTACCAGCATTAATCCTAGGCCACAGGTACGTTCTCCGGCAGCTTGGATGACTTTTCCAGACCGAACTAATTCGACCCAGTCCCTAACTTTGTCTAAAGATTCACTTGGCTCTAAATCATCAAATTGCCACCCAACGGTTTTCATTGGGAGACCTGCTGCATTGATCTGCGCCCGGATACTTCCGGGGAGTTCTGCAATGTTGTACATCAGCCCTCCAGTAACTTAAGCATCTTTTCTTGGTGTGCCTTCATATCTTCGTCTTCGTAAACAGTTTCTGCAACTCGAGAAACAATTCCGTGGACAGATTGGTAGTAGGCAATAAAGCGACTATACAGAGGACTTCCAACTCCTGCATCTCTGGTAAGTCGTGGATCCGCAAAAAACATCCGGATTGCTTTTAGTAAAGCTAGGCGAGTAACGCCCTCACCAACCATCTTGTTCATCCAAGTAGTCAAATGCTTACCGTTAACTTGGCTAGGTGCGCCATGGTCTGCGTCGCGGTTTAAATCGTAGAACTCTGCAACAAGGTCTGATGTAGTCCATTGATCTTCAGGGCGTTCGCTACGGCGCATTGATTCGGGAACAGCCATGAACTTGTTTTTCTTGTACTTCTTGTTTCGAAGGGCTGTTTTATCTTCAACCTTACCGACAGCGCCTGGAGTGGCGTCGGATTCTTCTTGAACTCGAAAACTGTATTTTTTGCGTTCAGGTTGCTCTTCATCAAAAGTGGGCCAAGTCATTACGGTACCTTTCTTCTCAAGGGGCTCCGCCCCTATAGATACAGTTACGTTAGTAACTGTATCTATATTAGAGCTATTAGCTGTACTAGTACTATTGTCTATAGCTATAGTACTAACAGTGGACAGAACACTCGTATTTGGAGTGTCGGCTTCAGTTACATATAAGTTTAGTTTTGGGTCAGAAAATTTAAGAAAGGTATTCCATTGCCCGGCGTTTTGCTGGAATCGGACGGCCTTAATATAGTGACTGTCTTTCAATTCTTTCATTGCTTTTGTCATAGCGTATTTACTTTCGGGGTGCGCAGCAGACATCTCGTCTACAGATGCAACACGACCGATTTCCAAAAAAAATGCGTATAGCCCTTTTGCAGCTAACGACAAACTTGGATCTGAGATTGGTGACCTCATAGTTCCTCCTTCTAAGGGAGGCTTACTCTATAGCGGAGGAATTCGTTTTGGCAAACCGAGTTCTTCGCGTCGGGTTCTGCCGGTAAACAAGGTCTCAACAACTACAGAGACCGTAAGGGCTAAAAAGGTTGATGCAAAGATATAAAAGACCTGGTCCCAGTCAAACGGGCGCATAACTAAGCAGCCAACTGTGGACATAATTAAAGCAATTAAGCCTTTAAGCTTATCTAAAGGCATTAATAGTTCTTCAACTGCCGTTATTACAAACGCAGCTGACATAGCCACCACAAATAGGGTTGTCATAGCTCCAGAACCTACTCCCTAAATAAAACCTTGTCAATATGGAAAGTACGACCAATTCCAGGAAAGTCTGGGGTTGAAAAAACTTCAATAACTGCCGTATACATGCCCGTAGATAAAAACACTGCCGTAGTAGTAATTTCAGTTTCTGGCTCGTCTCCCCCAGCAAAATCAAACGAAAAGGTAGAGTCAGTTATGCTTGAGATAGTATATGAGCCTCCACCTAAAGTGTACGGAAACGTAGATACTGTTCCCGCAACGGTACCTAAAGTTATTACTTCACCTGTAGACAACCCATGTGGGGCAGAAGTTGTTATGGTAGCTGTACCTGAAGATACTGACGCAGAAATAACACTTACAGTTTTAGACCCTGCGGCAACAATTTGAAGGTGAGCCCAACGATCGTGTCGTTGAAGGTCTACTGACGTCTCTTTGTAATACAAAAAGTCATTATTTTCGTCATACCAGTTTATACGCATAGTATAAAGACCATAAGCATCTTCATTTTCAGGCCTAATAGCAGAAGTTACGTAATAACCAATACCTGCGGATACGTCAATTGAATTAGTTTTTATACCAAAAGATCCAGAAACAGTAGCGGACACCTTGCAGTATGCACTGCCATGTGTTTGGTTATCATCAAATAAAGTTCCACGAGTTATTGTTTTAGTTAACGTAGATGAAGACGAAACCCAACCTTCTAAACCTTCTTCAAAAGAAGGTGAAATTAATAAATTTTTAAGGGTGGTTTCTTTAAATCCAGCATAATTTGGTGGAGTTCCTATTTGCCACGAAGTACCAATAGGTAAAATAGAAGGAAGTGTTACAGAGAGGCGCGTAAGTTTAGCCGCGTATCTATTTGAATAGTAACTTGTACTAGAATGGGTTAATTCAGTATGCGAGTAGTAAATATTTTTAGTTGCGTCCGCAGGATTTAAATCTGTTGTAGTAGTAATAGAAGTTACGTCAATGTAAGGGGTAGGAATTCTTCCGTATTCAGCTTGAACTCCGTCTACATAGAATACTGCTGCAGAAATAGTTCCGGTGTTTAAAGAAATAGTTAATGTAAACTGGGTTTCACCAACCGTATCGATTCTAGTTACATCTAGTCGTGTCCATTGATCTTTATTTGCTTCTGATACAACAAATGTATTTACTGTTTGTCCTGTAGTACCTATTGAATACGTGCCCGCTTTGTTTTTTACATAGGCCGAAATAACTATATTTCTACCGCCTACGGACGTTCCACTAGGTAAAACGACTACGGTAGAAATTTCTCCACCACCGGTTTTAGATACTTTTGCTGATTTTGAGCCGTAAAGCGCAAAATCTGTAGATGCAGTTAAAGTAGTCCCTGAACCAGCAGTCCAGTTGGTTGTATCAGTAAATTGAGGGTTAGAAACAAAGTTTAATTGATGTCGTTTTTCCCAACGACAGTCGGAAGGGTAATAAACTTGCGCTGTATTTGGGTCTACAGGTTCAGGTCCTCCATTTCCTTGAAAGTAATCTTGAATACTAGGAAATGGGGCCAACATTGCAGAATCAACGTAAAAAACATCACCAGCTACTGCATCTGGAAAATAAATAGAAACTTTAACTAGTGGGGAGCCGTAATCCGGGGTAAACGCGGAAGAAACTAAAGACACATTTAAACGTTGCGCATTAGCGGTTAGTATAAACTCTTCAGAATCTATATAGTAAGGAGTTGGATCATAATAAAAAGAACCGTCAACTTCATCGGTGTTTATTTTAGACTGTTCGTAATCTGTTGCTGGGGATGAAAATTCAATTCTGGCTATAGCTGTTCTTCCCACAGCTCCGCTAACATATGCGGTAAAAGTATGCGGCGTACTTTCGTAAGTTGTTAGCCAATCAGATACTAAAGCAATAGTCCCCGTAGTTGTTGCTTTAAGTTTTGCTACAGAGGTGCCATAAACTAAAGAGCCAGTTGGAGGGTTGAACTCTTGAACTAATTCCGCGTTTAATGGTCTCCACCAACCTGTTCCGTTTTCAAATCCTGGATTAGGTATAATATTTTCTAAATCTGCTTCAATGTTGACATTAACTAAACGGGCGTCTTGGTATTCTAGCGCGGGTAGCACACCGTAGGGAGCTATGTCATCCGAGCTACTAATTTTAAATTCAAGAAAATCAAGCAAATATTTATTAGCTGAACTTGTTGGATCAATAATTATGTTTATTTTTGCGTAAGTTGCGTTATCCGGGGCTACTTGACCATTTTGAATAAAATCTGATTTTGATCTAAATTCTTGCCAAGAAATAGTTGTTGTTACCGCTGTGTCTGGCAAAGTTGTAGAAATTAAAGTTCCTGTAAGGTCATACCAGGAAATTGTCGCTACTACAGTACCAGCAGTTGCTACGTGTCTTATTTGTCCTTTTACAATATATCTACGACCTGCTTTTACAGGTATTCCTTTTGTTATAACTTTTGTGTTTGGCAAAGTAAGGGTAACAATAGATCCGCTTGTAGAAGTAACTAATCCACAGGCAGTATCTCTTGGGGGAAAATCTAAATCATATAATTTTGGCGTTGGAGCAAATACTGATACGCCAAGCGTAGAAGTTGCGGTTAAATAAGGTTGCCTAATTAATGTACCACCACTAATAGACCAATTTCCAATAGACTCTTCAAAAGAAGAGTCATTATAATTAAGCATGAGATTAGATCCAATTGCAACTTCGCTTGGCCAGTGCGTTAAAGCGGTTGTATACGCAGTAATTCCAAGTGTTGTGCCTTTTAAAGCATTTACAATATGCCCCACTTTATATAAAGATCGGTGGTAAATGTCTCCAAGAGAAGGTTCGTATAAAAATCCAAGTTCAGTTACTTTCTTTTCAAGTAATACTGTTGGAGTTCTAGCTGGATCTACGGAATCCTCTAATAAAGACGCTTGTACTTTAAGTTTGTCGTATTCAAAAGAATAAGCGTCAATTGTTGTAGTTAAGTCTGAACTTTCAGACTCACCAATAGCATCACCAATACCATAGTTTTCGTTTAACCATACTGCTGGCAACCAACGTTTAAAAGTTGTTTGAGTAGAAGTTTGTGAAACAACGTTTACGGTTACTCCGCCAGTGTTTATCCACTCTGCTCCGTTGTAGACCCAAATAGTATAGGTAGCCTCCGCATTGTCCAACAACGCAGTGTCTGTATCAATATAAGTTAATCTATAGTTAGAAATAGTGTCTGAGTCTAAAACCGTTCCGCTATACGGAGAGTCTGGAAGACCTACAAAACTT